GACTAATCTCAATGTTAGATTATTACACTGAAAGGTGTGTTACATGTTAAGTTGATTGAACCGCCGTGTACCGAACGGTACGCACGGTGGTGTGAGAGGTCGAAAATTCCTCATCAAGAGGAATTTTCTCCTACTCGATTTAGAAAGAGAAAGAAGGTGATATAAATGGCGTACTCATTAGGCTGTGTAGCAGGTTGTATTATTATCGGATTTATTATATGGCTTATTTTATCATGATTTAAGTGTTGATAGGCATACAGAACAATGTTTCCGTGTGCCGATTGAGCATTTAAATAAAACATAATAAGGAGGGAAATAAGATGAATAGATTTGAGATCGTGAAGAGAACAGCGGAAGTCAAATGAAATGATCGTTTTAATATCATTCCAGGATGTACAGAGCATGATGAAGAACCAGAAGTGATCGAAACATTTGATAATTTAGGAGCTGCAATTAAAGAACTGTATCAGTACAAAACAAAAATCAATGAGTTTTCTGCAAGTACAGGAACGATGTATCAAGTTACAGAATACGCTGTACAGGAAATTTGTGGAGATGATGTTGAAATCTGGGAAGTATCGGAAATGGATATAGTTGTACAGAACAGCGAAACATATGAAGATGTAGTGATAGTACATAGCTATGAAGATGCGGAAAATTATATCATGAATCATGATGAAGAATTAAGAATAGAGTTTTAAATACATATTAATAATTAGCAAAAATGAAAGAGATATTTCAAATTGAGAATTGGAGGAAGAAAATATGAAACTTACACCAAAACAGAATGAATTAATAGAAGAATATAAACGTTTAGAATCAAAATACGGCAAAGGAAATGTGTTTTTACGATATGTTAATGACTTTTGGAGAATACGGTTTATCATTCATAAAATAGGTGAAAAAAATTATTTACCTATTTATGATTATAAGATTAATGGAAGAGTTATTAATTCATTGGATAGAAATAATTTATTGATCGGATATGACAATAAACATAAAGAAGCTGATCCTAATTCATGGAGAAGTCAGCCTAAGAATTGGTTTTTTGTTGGCTCAAGAATTAGAACAGAATGTGAGTAGCAATGAAACAAGTATTATAAATCGGAGAAAATATTATGAACAAAGAATTTGTATTAAATACAATTAGAGAATGTGATTCATGGAAAGAAGGTCAATGTGTTATGTTTAGACACACTACATTTTACGGAAGTGAATGGGAATTGATATTTAGAAGAGAGGAAAATATTTATTCACCATATAAATATTCTGTATCAGGTAAAAAGATCGGGACGCATGAAAGGTTTAGCAGAAGATATATAGATGCAGAAAGTGCATTTTTGCACATAATGAATAATTTCAATGAAAATGTAAATATAAAGGACAAATTTAATACATTAGAATCTGCACTTGGTAAATTAGATTGAAACAAGAGTTTCAGAAAGGTGGAAGATATTATGAATAAAGAGAAATTTATTGAAGAACTGGAAAGCAAAATTTCAGAAGTTATAGAAATGGCATTGGAATATGCAAAGAAAGTCAAAGATGGAAATGATAAAACAAATATTCTCAATATAGAATATTTAATGGGAGAATATTATGCTTATGAGTCATTAATGCAGAATTTAGACTGGGATAAATTTGTTGAATTGCATGAGAAATATGTTAAATCATGGAATGAATGCCAGAATACTATTGATAAATTGTATCATTAAGAGGTAGGAAATATGAATATCATTAAAGCAAACAAATTGCATAAGGATATTAAAGTAAAACATTGTCCGTTTTGTGGAGAATCAGAGGATATTGTTTTAGAAGAATATGAACATACATCTGGTAAAAGATGGAAAATCTATTGTTGTAACTGTATGGCTGGGATTGATAGAGGGTACGATCAGTCACCACATGGATTAATTGATGCGTGGAATAAGAGAGTATAAGGAGAAATTAGAATGGATGGAAATATATTTGCGGTATATACAAAAGAAGATAAGAATATTGGAATGTGTGCAATAGCGGAAAAGATTCCTAAAAGTAATAATCTTGTAAGTTATTTTAAGCGTTGTGTTACATTCAATGTATGCGATACATGGAAAGAAGCAAAAGAAATAGAGAAAAACTGGAATATTGGATTCTTAAAGAATGGAAAACAGAAACATTATTCGGAATGGTAAATGAAATGATGATTTCAGCGAGGGAAATATTATGACAAGAGAAAAAGCAGAAAATATTGTGAATGATTTCTTTAAAGAAATGAACCCTACATTTTGGAACGGTAAAGGAAATAAGCCACAGACATTTAAAGAACAGATATGGGAATTTGACTTAACAGATAATATTTCTTTAGAAATTACCTTCGCACAAGATGGCAATGAGTGGAATCATTATTGTGATCTGGTATATACGTTTAGCGGAGAATCATTCGATATGTTAAGCGGATATGGAATTGATTCACCATTGAATTTAGTAGATACGATTATGGATTTGTGTAAAGAATATTAAAGAGGTGCGAATTATGGCTATTAAATTAGAAGAACATACACATGGAACGCATATTTATATGAAAATGAGATTAGACAATAAAAGAATTGAAGAAATAGATGTGTATATTCGTAATGATGGAGAACATTATGTTACAAGTGCAGATCACGGAATGGAGTTATACAAAGGAAAAGAACTTGAAGATAGAAAACGATTGCACCAGGAAATTATTGATACTTTTCATAAATTATATTAAGAAAGAAGAAAACGATGAATAGAATTGAAAAACAGAAAGAAGAAGCAAGAAATATCAATGGATTAGTAAATTATTTAATTGATTTGATCGAAAGTAATGATGAAAGATACTCTTTTGAGTTTGCAGTAGGTGGCACAATGGAAATTTATGACAAGAAATCAGGCATTGGATATGTAGCGCATATAGAACCAATTAAATATGATACAGATGGAAATCCAATTAATTTGTAGAAAGGAACATGGAATACATATGAAAAATACAAATATCGTAACAGAAAACGAAGAACCGAAAATGCCAGAACCAACATTACAGGATACGATTGACAAAAATGTAGAAGTATTATGGAAGGAATTTCAGAGTATTCCTGTTGACCGCAACGGAAATCTTAAAGCTGCGTGGTATGCATTTCCAAAAGGAACTAACAAGAATACTGTATATGATTGGTTCAATCGTCACTATAGTAAAGGATTGGCATATCTCATGGAAGAGGTGAAGAAAGAATGAAAGGCACAAATAAATATGTAGAACATTGGGATAAGGATAAACGTGATTCTGGAAATTGTTTCCGTAATTATAACGGGAACTATACGGAAAGAGAAGAAAATATGGAGAACTTCAATTTTAATGTATGGTTGAAGGAAATATTACATAGGTGAATAAAATTATATGGAGATAATACAATGGAATATATTATTGAAAATTTAACAAAAAGAGAAATAGACATTATGGAATCAAGTGATATTGAATGGTGTCCAGATGATATATCAAGTGATAGCACAGATATTGTTGTATTCAATAAGAAAGATTTAGATAAAACGTTATATTTAATTGGAAGAAAAATTAAATAAATCGGAGAGTTTATTGGAGATAACAAAATGAATGAAAAAGAATGGAATGTAAAGAGAACGTGTTATATATGCGCTTGTATCACATCAGATTTTGTTGGTACAGCAATTCTATGGAATACATCAGAAGAAGCTTGGAAAGACGCAGAAGAACGTGTAGAAGCGTTTATTGAAGGTGAGGAAAATCGTATCTATTATAAGAAAGTTTCCGATGGATATGAAATTAGAGATAAGTTTTCACATAAAGTTATACAGTGTTATAAGGTGTTTGAAACGCAGGAGTTGGAGTAATGAGAAGAGAATGGACAGATAAGGAAGTAAAATATCTCAACAACAGATACTTAAAACAATCAGTGGAAACAACAGCAAAAAGATTAAATAGAAGTATTCCTTCCGTAAAAGGTAAGGCAAGAAAACTTGGATTAAACAACTATTATGGAGAAAAGATTAGTGCAAAAACACTTGCAAAATGCTTTCATTCGGATATAAGAGTTATTCTGAGATGGATTGATAAATTTGATCTTCCGTGTAAAAAAGTTGAGCTGGATAATCAAACGAGATATTCTATTGATCCTGTAGAGTTTTGGAAATGGGCTGAAAATCACAAGGATATAATCAACTGGAAGAAATATGAAAGAGAAACATTATTTCCAGAGCCATCCTGGATTAACTATGAATGGAAGAAAGACAATGGTAAACCAGAACGACATAGGAATAGGATAACTGATTTTGAGAAAGCAGCAATCAAAGGAATGATGCGTAAAGGCATGGGAAATAAAGAAATTGCAAAGGAAATAAACAGAACATACTATGCCACAGTACATATAACAAGTGAAATTTATTATTAGGAGGCGTAGAATAATGGCTTATATTTTAGGTTGTGTGGCTGTCTATGTGCTAATTTGATTCGTAGTGTGGGTTATTTTTCTTAGGAGAATTTCTATGCAATTAATCAATGAAAAATATGTGAAAAAGACAGTTGTTAGTATAATATAATAGAACGAGAATTTCATGGAGGGAAACGATATGGGATGTGATACATATGGAAGAATTAAAGGTCACATTAGACCTGAAAATATAGTTAATTTTATTCGACAAAAATGGGATATAAATGCAAAGAATGGAGTTAGTAAGCATATCTACAAACCTATTTCAATGTGTAATTGGAATTTTAAAATCAATGATAACTGTGATGATCGCTATAATTGGTATACAGATTATGGGTTTATTATTTTTAAATACAACGGAGAAGAAAGAGCTTTATTCTACAATTATGAAAATATTAATAGCTACGAAAACTCTGAGTATTATGCAGAGTATGGATTAGATGATATGGTAAGATCAGAAACTACATTTATATCTCTTAGTTATTATGGATCAAGTGTAGAAATTATCAAAGAAATTGTTGCTCATTTTGGTGGTGGATGGGTTGATGATAATGACTGTGATGATTATCCATATTATCCAGTAGCCATAAATGTAGATGGAAATATAGAACCTGTACGATATGTAACGATGGAAGAAATAAGAAAAGTATTTGGAAATAATGTTGTAATTAAGGAGTAGAAACAATATGAAAATTGGAGATGTATATGTAAATAAAAAAGATAATTCAATTATTCAAATTGATAGTTATGCTACACATATGGGAAAACTGGTAGATAAAAGCACTGTTATTTTTAGACAAATGGAAAGACATAATGCCTATGAAATTGGCAGCGTTCCTAGTTCTAATGGATATGGATCACGAGAAGAAATTGAATCAGAATATGAATTATTAGTTCCGCAGGAAAAATTGAAAAATTATTCTGATTGGAATGAAATTTTTGATATGGTTGAAAATAGTAGATGAAAACCAGTTTTCAAGCTTGATGAAAATGTGGAGGTGGTCAGAGAAAAATATAAGTAGTCAAGTGAAATAATTTATACATGGAGGAAATACATATGAACGGATTAACAGTAAGAGATATAGAATTTAATGGTGCGACTATAAAAGCTGCACAAGATATTAATAATATAATTTGGGTTGGTGTAAAGTGGATTTGTGATGGAATTGGTCTTAGTGAAGGTCAGATTAAGAATGAACGTAAGCGGTTAAGGGAAGATTTAGTGCTTTCTAAAGGTGGACGAAATTTCGTCCTCCCTACAAATGGTGGGAATCAAGAAGTTTTATGTATAGAATTAGACTATTTGCCATTATGGTTAGCAAAGATTTCCATTACTCCGAAGATGAAAGAAAATAATCCTGAACTTGTGGAAAAACTTATAACATATCAGTTAAAAGCAAAAGATGTTCTTGCTTCCGCATTTTTGAAGAAACAAGAATCTGCAATGGTTCCGCAATCAAATATTTTACAGTTGGAACTTCCTGGAATGAAAGATTACACAGAAAGCTTTCAAGTGATCAATGATAAGATTGATAAACAATATTCTGATATGGGAAAGCTTGCTAATATTATTCTTGATCTTAAATCAGAAATAAATGCACTAAAGAATACTAAAAGTATTCCACAAAAGAATAACTTAAAAGAAGTTGTAGAAGATGATCTGATTAAATGGAAACAGAATCTATACTCTATGATGGATCAGCTAATATCAGTTGGAAGATTTACAAAAAGAAACGATTGTCTGAAATATCTCTACAAATACATGACAAAGAATTATGGAATAGTTTGGGAACAAGAGCATAAAGATTATGTTACTCAGAATGGGAACAGTGCGCCAACATTAGATATTATATATGGAAAAGACATTTACAGATCAATTTTTGAAGCTGTATTATATGATCTTATTTCTGAATCAGAAGCGAAAGAAAATGAATGTTTGACAGATAAAATCATTATACCCCTGATTAAGAAATATAATGATAAGAGTAACGCAGGTTGTGTTACATACAAACTTGTGTACGCAAGAATGGATACAATTAAGAAAATTTCTTGGAAGAATCGAGAAACAAGATACATAAATAAGTATGGAAGTAAATCTGCATCGAAGAAAAATATCATCAATGATAGTAAATCTTTACTGTCTATTTTTCGTATAGCGGTAAAGCAGATGATGGAGGAAGAATAAGATGATGAAAGTTGTTGGAACATTTAAGGTAAACGGAATTGATTATGTTACTATAATGAGCGGAAACAATGCTTGTGCAATGAAGAAAAAAGAATATGAATCTATTTTATGGATGGAAAATAATCATAAAATAAATGTAGCTGTATAGTTGAAAGGATTCTTTCATATGGTGACAGATTGATAAGTTTGTGGTAGAATTATATAATAAAAATTTATAATTAATAGTCCCATTGTGGAATGTGTAATAAAATATATTAAAAGATTGGAGAGAATGATTATGAAGAAAACTATTGATTTATTGAATGAAGTTGTTGCAATGGGATTTAGTAGAGAAAGAGCATTATCTGATATTGATACGAGTTTAGATTTAGCAATTGGATTTGAAAATAGAGAACCATTAATACATGAAACTATTTCTGATAAATTATACGAAGATATTTTAGAAGGTTTTGTTCAAGAAAAGGAAATGGATCAAAATGTCTAAGAAAATATGTGTTGTTTGTGGGAAAGTGTTTGATGGAAAATGTAATGCAAGATTTTGTTCAGAAGAATGCAGGAATACTCCTATCTATACCGATGAATTTAATAATCAAAAATTTGGGGAATTAATCATTGAAAAATCTTATAGAAAAGCAGGAAAAATATATTCTATATGTAAATGTTCATGTGGAAATATACGTACAATAAGATTTGATGATTTACAATCAGGGGCTACGGTTTCCTGTGGACATAAAGCTCAAGAACAAATGAATAAGTCAAAATCTCTTGATTTGGCGGGGAAAGTAAATAAATATGGATGCATAGCAATAAAACGATTAGAGAAAAAGAATAAAAGTCTTAGTTATTTATGGTTATGTAAATGTCCTGCTTGTGGAAAAGAATTTAGTGTGTCTGCTTCAGCATTTCCTTCTAAACAATCTTGTGGATGTTTAAGGCATGAATTTAATAAGATAATTATGAAAAAAGCAAATAATGTTCAAAAACAATTTTATTTGAACGATACGTCTGTAATATCAATATCAAATAATAAGTTACCTAAAAATAATAAATCTGGAATTAAAGGCGTATATCAAAATAGTCGAAATCAAAAATGGGTAGCTCTTATTGAATTTCAAAAAAAGAAGTATTTTTTAGGAGAATATAAAAATATTGAAGATGCTGCAAAAGCACGTAAAGATGCAGAGGACGCAATGTTTGGAGATTTTTTAAAATGGTTTAAAGAAACATATCCTGAAAGATGGGAGAAATTAAACAAGAATAGAAAGATGAAAGAATAGTTTTATGAGGGTGATTTTATGGGAATATACTGGAATAACAATGGAAAATATCAGAAGTTTGTTGATAAAACATTAAAAACAATGCCAGATATGTATTTTACAAATAACGAATACATGAATTTATTCATTGAAATGAATAACCTTTATTATGATATTTACAATAATGGTGGATGTAATTTTCGATTAGATAAAGTAACAAGAATAAAATCTGTTATTAAGAATTTCAAAATTTCAAAAGCAAGATCAGATTATGATTATTTGGAAGAAATAACAGATAGAATTTTTGAGTATTTGATGGATAAAGATTTGACATTTGAAAATTATGGATTCTGGAATGAATGGGAAAACAGATTAATTTCACTGAATAAACATGAAGGTGAAAATTGGTCTTATATCACTTGTGGAACAAAAGAAAATATGGAAAAGGAATTTAAAACTAGGCAGGATTATGGATTCGCTGTTGTATAAAAATTTAACGAGGTAAAGAATATGAGACAATTTGAATGTGTTGCGGATAAGAAAATATATACAGAAAGTCAGTTACGACAATTGTTCCAGTTTAAAGTTGTTCATGGATATGATAATAAATTTGAGAATTGGATCAATGAAGAAATCCAGAATGGTTATTTAAGAGTTATTACTGATGTGGAAATTGCAAATAACCATATTAAGAAATATAATAGTGGTAAAAGAAAGGAGTGATTTATATGGATAAAAATATCAATGCAATAGAAAAAATTATAACTGAATTGTATTTCAGAGATTATAAGGCTAGTATAAAAAAACTAACTAAGACACAGAAAAATAATATTCGTTTAGGAAAGAAAACATTTTTCGATTACGGTGGTGTACATTTTCAAAAAGAAACAATGGAAGCAATGCGGATTAGAAATGATTATATTGCAGATAAGATTACAGAAGAAGAATATAAAAGGTGGTGCATGGAATATAAGTATAGGTAATGAAACCTAAGTTTCAGGAGGTGATTTTATGAGGTTTGCAAAATATTATAATGTAACAAGACTTGTTGATGATATGCAGAAAAAAGAAGAAATCGACACATATCCAACAGAAGCGAAGGATAAATTTGTTGGTGTATATGTTTGTATGGACACAAATGATTTCTGGATTTCAAGAATTAGTAAAGACTTGAATGAAGATTATGAGCATGAAGAGGGAATATATCTTGTAGAAAGAAATAAATTTGATATTTATGCTGTCGCTGATAAATTGTTTGAATTGTATAAGAAAAGATTACCAACGGATTTAAACAAAAATACCTGTCATGGATATTTTGATCAATTTAAAGCGAAAGATATTTGTAGAGCGGTTATTATTCTGGACGATTGGGATGGATTAAGCAACTGGGATAATTGTGAAGCGGAATCATTGGAAGATGCTATTGATATTATTGATGGTGGTTTTGGGATTTTACCGTTAGTAGGATAAAATTTGATATTCTATATAAATAGTATTATTTATTCCAATATAAAAATCAAATGGAGAATATATCAATATAAATAATTGCTATATTTGAAAGGAGATTTTTTATATTGGATAAGAATTGTTATATCGGAGAAATTAACAAAAATACTAAGGGAACTCAAATGGAAATTATCAAAATAATAAATAAAAATAATTTAAGTGTAAAGTTCCTTGATAACCATGGATATATAAAAGATCACGTACAATATATTAATTTTTTGCGTGGACAAGTTAAAAATCCATATGATATTACTGTATATACGGCTGGATATATTGGAGTTGGTATACATAAAGTTGCCATTAAACAGAAGATTACAGATGTTTATAAAGCATGGTCTTCAATGTTGAGGAGATGTTATTCTGAGTCAAATGCCCAAAATAATAAAAGTTATTATAATAAAGTAACAGTTTGCGATAAATGGCATAACTTTCAAAATTTTGGAGATTGGTATGAAAGCAATAAATATGAATGTGATGGAAGATTACATGTAGATAAAGATATTTTATATCCTGGAAATAAAGTATATAGTCCAGAAACATGTATATTAGTTCCTCAAAGCATAAATGCTTTATTTATAAATATCCCAAATAAAACTGGTTTACCAAACGGCGTAAGATTACAGAAAAATGGAAAATATTTAGCTGTATATAATAATAAGACATATGGTTGTTATGATACGATTGAAGAAGCATATGCTGTTCATGCTAAATTTAAAAAAGAAGATATTTTAAATAGGATATATGATATTAAATATAGAGTTCCACAAAAATTAATAAAAGCAATAGAAAATTTTGAGTTTAAAATAGAAAATGATGTAAATTATCAACTATAAAATGACGGTTTCAAAGAGGATATATAATGGGAAGAAGTATTTATTTTACGGATAAAGAATTAAAACAACTTAGAAATTATGCTTTAGAAGCTATTGAAATTTTAGGCGAAGCTTCTGAAACAGCGGAACAAACAGACAATGATTTAGATGATGGTCTTGGATCAGCAATGAGAAAATTGTATAAAGGGTATAACGGAGAAGCGAGATTCGCTAAATATAAAACAAAACGAGGTTGAAAGATTGTTTTCAAGGTAGGTGAGAATATGAATTATAGTAATTTATTGAAAGAAAAAGGATTTATTTTAAATACTTATCCAGAAGGAAAATTCTGGGAATTAGTTATAACAAAAGATGAAAATAAAAAAGAACATATTTGTAAAGTATTTGAAACAGATATTGAATTGTTTGATTCTAATACAACAGATATTGATACGCTTATATTACAGTGTGCAGAAGATTTTACAAAATGTCTTTTCTATTATGATTGTAACCCATTTGATATGGAAACTAAAACATTTATGAAATGTGTTGAGAATATGTAGGCAACTGAAAAATTGTTTTCATGTAGAAACTACTAATACAGAAAGAGAATATTCATATGGTTCACGTATCATTTGATGTAGTGGATAACTTTTATCAACGAATTCCGATGTATCAAATTACAAACGAAAACAACTCCATCAAAAGAGTATGTGTTACAAATTCTATACGAAATTCTTTGGAAGATGTTCCAGGATCATATAAAATTTTGCACAATATGTATAAATTAAAGTTGCCTTTAATCATACATGCATATTATATGACTTCAAAAAACTTTTTAATTTCTGAAAAAATACATGAATATGTTCCCGATATAGATACAACAAAAGAAATTTGGATTCTTGACACACCTAATACTGTTAGGCGGATAGATTATGAAATAGTTGATCCAGATTTTGTTTCATATGACGGAATGATCTTATTAATGAATTATAAATTAAAAAGAGTGAAATTCCAGGATAATGTAATGAATTTGTTTAACAGTATTGATTGTGGTAATTTATCGGAATTATGTGACATTATAAAAGAAATTGGATATGGGAAGTTTATTTATGAATTTGGTGATACACTGATACAAAGGATCAAATAAACGTTCACGATAGAACAGACATTTCATTGGAAAAGTTATAGGTACTTATATGACTTTTTCAGCGGTAACGGACGTAAATCGCCGTATAAATTCGGTGATATGCGGTTAAAACGGATAAATAATTACTTGCTACGTGAGCAGATTTCCTTTATAATAAGAAGAGATATGATGGGAGGCGGTTAAAATATTTGCGAAAATAATAAAACAGATATTAGAAGATCGTAAAGACTCTGGAAATAAGATTACGCAGCAAGAATTGGCTAATGCAATTGGTATTAGTAAACAAGGATTCACGAATAAAATGACTCGTGATAGCTTTACAGATAAAGATATGTACCTGATTGCAAATTATTTAGGTATGGAAATAATAATAAAAGGCGAAAAAGAATATGTACTAAAAGAAGATTGAAATATATCTTCTTTTTTTGTAAGTTACCGCAAGTACACAAAACGTGTACAAAATGTACAATTGAAAAGTAAATATTTTGTGTACTATGTCAATTTACAAAAGTACACATATAGTGTACAATATAATCAAGTTAAGAGAAAGGAGATATAACAAATGACAAGTAAACATTATAAATATTTTCAGCCAAACGATAAGGACAAGAAAGATGATTATAGTGATTGTGTTATTCGTGCATTGTGTAAAGTAATGAATAAGACATGGCTGGAAGTCTTTGATGAATTACTTCCGATTGCAAGGGACATCCAATGTAATCCTAACAGTAAGCCTTGTTATAAGAGATGTTTAGAGGAACATGGATTTGAATATGTGGGGATTAGTAATAAGAAAGGATCTAAACGTCCTACGGTAGAAAGCTTTACAAAAGAACATAAAGAAGGTACATACTTTTTGAGTGTGGCAAATCATGTTGTTGCATCTGTTGAAGGATATTTCTACGATACATGGGATTCTGGTGATTGCTGCTTATATGGATATTGGAAGAAAATAAAATAAAAAGAGTGAGTCCTCAGCGACCAAACCGAAACTCACTCTTTTATATAGAATAGGAAATATGCGATTAGCATAAGTCCAGAAAGTATTATAACTTATATTCTGGACTATTTCAAGTCATATTTTCCATATATAAATTGTACTTTGATAATTGAATATTGGAATGATCGCTGATATTAATAAGACTTACTCAGAAATGAGATAGGTCTATTAAGTATACAAAAAATTATATAAAGGAGAAAAAGAACTATGAGCGCAGTTATTAAAATGAATGAAGAAGAAAGAAGAATCGAGCAGTTTAATGATGTAATGGCAAATGCGAAGCCGATGATTACAGAAGGTAAAGGACGATCATTGAGAACTATTACGGCAAGTGCATGTGTACCGCTCAGTGTTTGTTTTGTAGACCCACGTTACCAGGGTATGAGAAGTCACAAAAGACTTAATCGACTGGATCTGCATTTTGACAAACGTAAACTTGCTCCAATTACTCTTGTACCCCATTACGAAGAATATAGATTTGCTGTAGTAGATGGACAGGGAAGAACAATAGTTGCACCAAGAAAAGGAATGGACAGATTATTTGCTACGATTCTCATGGATGCACCGGAAGATCCTGTAGAAAGACTTAAATTTGAAGCCGAATATTTTATTGGACAGGACTCAGAGATTGAGCCAGTAAGCTCCCTGGAAAAGCATCTAGCAAGAGTTATTATTGGCGATCCAACAGCAACAACACTCGATAAGCTGCTTAAAAGATATGATATAAAATTTACTCAGAGTCCAGGCAACAGAAAAGAATCTGTATTAGGAAGTTATCCAACTACATATGAAATTGCTAAACGTGGAGAAAAATGTTTGGATTTTATTTTTTCTATTATTAAAAATGCAGGATGGAATCATGAGAAAAATGGATATGGAACATTTGTAATGATCCCATTAGAAAGAATGTGGGTTGAACATTCAGAGGATAGAGAGAGAATTGATAACTTCTTATCTGATTATTTACGTCAGATTAATCCATCCATTTTTAATACAGAAGCAAAGGTTACATATCCAAAGAGAGACAATCGAGCAGCTTGTACATTACACTTAGAAGATATTCTTTGTAAATCATTAGGTATTGAACGAAAGGTTTATCCCGTAAGTAAATAGGGGTTATATAAGGAGGAATTGAGATGTTACAGATTTTAGGCAAAACAGATAAGTTAAGAGATGAATGGACGGTTAGAAAGATTGTAAATAATTATAAAAGTGGTGTTAGCGTATTTGATAATGCGGTTCAGAGAGGACTTGTCTGGAAGAACGATAAGAAATCAAGGCTTATTCGTTCTACTATACTTAACAGACCAATTCCTCCTATTTACGCTTCAAAACGTGATGAGATTTATAATAATTTGGATGGAAAACAAAGAAGTCATACATACGTGGAGTTTCTTAATGATGAATTTTCATTAGAAGGACTTGATCCGATTTCAGTAAAGAATACTGAAACAGGTGAGATTGAGGATGTGGAATTGAATGGTAAGTGTTTTTCAGAGCTGCCGGAGGAATTGCAGAACGCTATCATGGATGCAACTTTAACTGTTATTGTGATTAACAATGTGACAGAAGATGAAGAATGTGAGATTTTTTATGATATTAATAACGGACAGCCATTAAATGCTATTACTATTGCAAGAGCAACAGCAAAATCACGTAAAGATATTACTCAGTTGGGATCACATGAATTATTCCAGAATGCTTTAACTAAGAAAGCATTAGAGAAATATACAAATGAGGATATTGTTGTTAAGAGTTGGGCTATTTTAAATAAGGAAAACCCATCTCTGGAATCAAAGGATATTAAAAAATTAATGTCAGAAGTAGAATTGACTGGTGACGATATGATTCAGCTTGAAAAATGCTTCGATAGAGTTTTGGCTACATATAAAGTAATTGATGATAGAAAGATAGCAAAAAGGATTTTAACCAGAACACACATGATTAGTATTATGAGAATGGTATGGAAGTCTATTGAAGATGGAAAGTCAGTAAAAGATTTTGCTGATTGGTTCGTAAAATTCTATTGTGGAAAAAAATCTTCTACAAATGATGATGTGTACAATAGCTTGTGTAGAACAGGAACTAACAAATCATCCGCTGTATGTAAACGATTAGAGATTCTTGAGAATAATTATAATGAATTTTTCACTATGAAATCTGAGAATATAGAAAGTGAGGACGATTAAATATGGCGAAAGACAGAGAAACACCTTGCCTGTACTATATTTGTATGGATGAATATAAGAAAGGTCGAGATGCTAACCATTGGCACTATTGTCAGAAATGTGATAAGTATAAACCAAGAGCAAGAGTGCGACATTTGAATAAGAAGAAAGAAAAGTTAGAAAAAATAAGGAAGAGCGAGGTGTATTAGCTATGGCAAAGATGATTGATGATATTCGAGAAAGACTTCTGGATCATGTATTATCATTGGAAGAAATTGATTCTGTGTTAGAAGAGAACAAGTATCTTCCAATTGAAACAGAAGAAGATGACGTTGACACATTGAAATATTCTAATAATAAGTCACAGATATGGATTAAATATATGTCTGATGATGGCGAATATCTTGTATCTGAGATTACGATGAAAACTAAGAAACGTGGGAAAACAGAAGTCGATCCATTCTATAGAGAAGAAGATATTAAGAATATGATTGACTACTTTAGAAACAATCATTATAACCAGGAATTTTTAATTACGATGTTTGGATTCCTGCTGGCAAGACGTATCGGTGACATTTTATCATTAAAATGGAGTGACTTCTACTATGAGAATGGGAGAAGAAAAGAAGTATTAAATACTTTGATTGAGCAGAAAACAGAAAAGACGATTGATATTTCTGTCTCCAATGTAACATGGAAATACATTGATGAGTATTGTTCTATGGAGAATATTAACCCATTAGAACATCTAAATGAAGATATTTTCCCTAGAGAATCAAAGACATATGCAAAAAACAAAGAAGAATACGATAAAGAAGTAAAGAAACAAGCAGCTTCATACAGACATCAGTTTAAAAAAGCAGCGGATTCTCTCGGCATTGAGAATGTAAGCACTCATTCTTTAAGAAAGAGTTTTGGCTATATTGCACATGAGATTAATAAGTATGATCCTGATTGTTTGGGTATTTTACAAACTGTATATGGGCATACGGACACTGAGACAACGAAACGATATATCGGTGTTATGCGAGAGAAGGCAAAAAAATGTTTTAATAGTGTTGCACAGAGAATTGAAGATATAGATAATGGTGTAAAATCTGCTATTGACAATGCTCCTGTAATTGCTATGAAGACTAATGATTTGAGAGATATTTTGTTAGATGCAATTAAATCTGGTAGAGAAAGTAGTGCAGAAGTAGATGCTGATACATTAAAAGACTTGTTATCTAAGGTGGAATCTATACGTGTATCATGATAAAATAGGAGTAATGAATGAGATCAACAGAGAAATATATTATAGAAAGATTTTGGAGGAATATAGATTATGGATAGCTTTATGAATGTGCCAGTTGAAAAAGAATTTACATACGAAGATGTTGTGAATGTTTATAATAGAAGTGGTGATAAGAAAGATGTTGCTAAAAGATTCTGTATAAGTGTTGGCGAAGTGACGAAAATTTTAAAGAAGAAAGAATAGAGGTATATTTATTATGGATTTACATATTAAAACAAAATATGATATAGGACAAGATGTATGCCTTGTATATAGAAATAAACAGGAAGTAAATGATATTATACCATGTACATTTTGTGATGGAAATGGATTCTTTATTTATAAAGGTGAAAAATGTAAGTGTCCAAAATGTAGTGGACGTAGAATTAGAACGGAAAAAAGAACAGCTATTAAATATAACGTTCATCGTATTGAGTGGAAAGTTTCTTCGATTAAATTGACAATTAATAAAGATAATGATCCGATAGTTGTTTATAAACTAATTGGATTTGATAACTGGTGCAATGTAGCAATAAAAGAAACAGCAGATGAAAAACATTTATTTGCTACGCATGAAGATGCAAAAAAGTATTGTGATGAAAAGAATAACCAGTTGAAAGACTGATTTTATGAATATAAAAAGGAGGATAAGAGAATATGATTAATTTAGACACAACTGGTTTTGAAAATCCAGAGATAGCATTAATGGAATGTTCATGTTTTATTTATAATTGTTTTTCAGAAAAAACTAGAGAAGTTATTAAAGCAGATTGGGAAAGAGCTGGTGGTATGAAAAATATGCCTTGGTGGAAATGGTGTATAGAGCATTGTCATGTTTCGTATGATAAGTGAAATAGACATTTTAGGAAAGGAATTACATATGTATACAAGCTACATTAATTATGCTCCTAAAGGTAGTATTTATTTGGGGCAATATAAAAAATTAAGTGATGCTTGGAGAGCGTGTGATGAAGCATTAGAACTTTTAAAAAATGAGGATGTTATTTATAGACCAATTATTATTGGAGAACAATAAAATTCGACTTTCATGGAGGTATAAAAATGGTTGAGAAAATAAAAGTTTGGGTAGAATTGAGCGGTGGAGATATTGCAAAAGTTCCAGAATGGGTAAAAACAAAAGAAGATTTGGAAAAATTTGCAAATGAATACGCCAATCAAAATATTAGTGTAGGATATGATTTGCTTGATGAACCTATGGATCAGGACGAGTTTTTAGAGCAAGTTACATCTGCGTATATAGATGCAGAGAAACGTGGATTCGATAGTATTGTTGTGGCAATTGATACGAATTTAGACACGACATATTATATTAATGACACACCAAATGGATTTCAATGTGATTTATGGGATTATTATTTTGATGATTTAGAAACTATTGCTTCTCAGTTATATGACGAAATGCATGGTAGTGTAACAGACATTAGAATTGAATAATACAACGCTGAAATCAAACTTTCATGGAGGTATTATGTTTGGTTCAAAAGTAGCAAGTACAAGAGAAATAATTGAAAAATTGCAAAAATATGAAAAGCAAAATGGAATTGGAGCAGTTAAAGGCATTGCTATAATTTGTGATGGTGATAGGGAGACAGAATATATTTTCCGTGTTGCAAACGATTCCGATAGCAATAGAATATTTACAAAAGATGGAAAATATAAGGAAACTGAAATAAGAATGTCTTCAATACTTGATGATAGATTATTTCCAGATAGATTTGAGCTTTCGATAGAGAAACAATTCTGAAATCCAGTTTTTAAAGAAAGGAAATTGTTATGAAGTATACAAAATTTAGTGATATACCGAAATTTACCAGAGATGGAAATTATCAATGTGATGTAAATATTAGTAGAATACCACGCTGGATTAAGGAAATGGAAGAAGATATGAACTTGCAACTTAATCCAGATTTCCAGAGAGGACATGTATGGACAGAGGAACAGCAGATCGCATGGTTGGAATTTTTTCTCAAAGGTGGTAAAAGCGGAAATATTATATACTTTAATTGTCCATCATGGCATTGGTCAGTTCCAGACGGAGCATACAATGAGTTTGTATGTGTAGATGGATTGCAAAGATTGACTGCCATTTGCAGATTTATTAATAATGAAATTAAAGTGTTTGAATCATATTTCAGTGAATATACGGATTTAGCAATGTTAAATAGCCATACTATTAAATTGAATGTGAATGATTTAAAAACAGAAAGAGAAGTATTACAGTGGTACATTGATATGAACGCTGGTGGAACACCGCATACAACAGAAGAAATTGAACGTGTTAAGAAATTGATTGATGATTTGAAATGATTGGATGAAAGGTTGCTTTTATGAAAAATATGTAAATTGTTATTATTGTGGAAAAGAATTTGTGAAAATTAAATTATTATATAATCAATATATCATACTTTAAGGACAATAAATTTTGTACAATAATCATATTAAATAATGAAATATCGAATGAATAATATTTTAGAGGATAAGTGATATGGTAGATAATGGTTTTGTTTTTTCAGATGATTTAGACTTTTGGAAAATATACGATAGAATATCAAAAGATGAAGATGTAAGTACATGGGATTTAGCTAGCTTGATTTATTATTTGATTGAATCTAATTATAATAATCTTAATGAAGAAGACAGAATGAACGTTGATTTTAAAAGGTTAAAATCAAAGCTGTTAAATTGCATAAGTGATTTTTTTAATGAATTGTATAATATGTTTGAAGAAAAAAGTAAAATCAAGGAAGAATGTTTTTACAAATGGTTTAAAGAAACAGGTAGTGTCATTGTTCAAAAATATGATTTTGAATATTCTGTGTTAATATTCTTAAAAGATATATTATACTATAATTTATTGGATTATTGTAGAGTTAGTAAGGAATGTGATTTTACATATGTGGAAGGAAATGGTTATTTGTTAAATGCAGATGTTCCACTGGAAACAGTATTTATATTGAAAGAAAGTGTGCATAATTATAATATTGCAGTTAACAACAAGATAAAAGATAATGATTTTGAGCAAATAAAATATTTAATGAAATGTACAAAAGAATTTAATACTAATATTTCACATTCACCAGATGGATTGAATAAAATAAAACAAGATCTTTTACAAATTAATTTAATATAATGATATATGTATGGGCGATGATTATTTATCATCGTCCTTTGCTGTTGAAAGAATGTCAGTAATATCACATTTTAAAGCATTACATATTTTTTGGAGAACAACAAAATCTACTTTAGTTGTTTTATTTGAACACATATTGCTTAAAGTAGATGCAGCTATTCCTGTTTCTTTTGCAAGCCAATATTGTGATTTACCTTTCTTTTCAAGGGTTTCTTTGAGAATTACTTTCATGGATTTCCCTCCAATTTTTGATGAATAGATTATATCAAAAATATTTATTTTTTGCAATAATTAGTCTTGACAATAATTAGCGCACACGCTATAATAAGAACTATCAAAGGTAAGGAATACATACCACAACAGAGAGGAGGTTACATATATGGAAGGTATGAGAAATGAATATCACAGATATGATATTATTGAAGCTGAGATTAAGATGACAACACCATCTGGCTCTGTGCAGAAAAAGAAACGTCCATATGTGATTGTGGGAAATGAAAAAGGGACTACTACAGCTCCAACAGTTATTGCCATGCCTTTGACTCATATTATAAAAAGAACTGGACTTCCTACTCATGGATGTATCAGTGCAAATAGTGATACTGGTTTGTCTTTATACTCAATGGTTCTTGGTGAGCAACCTTATACACTAGATAAAAAATGTGAGATCAAAAGAAAGCTTGGAGCCGTTGTAGATAAAGAACAGAGAAACATTGTAAATAAAGTATGTTGGAATACAATGTTCTTTGGAGAAAATATTAATTGGGAGGAAGTATTAGCATGATTGAAGGATATTTAACAGTTTCTAAAGAAGAAGCAAAAAAAATGATTGATGCAGCGCCAGGAGATAGCGTTACTATTGCAATTTACAATAAATCTACAATGATCCATAAACCTACTTTAAGAAATAAGAAAAAGATAGGTAAAGAATTAATTGAATTAGCTAAAGAAATTGGATATCAAGACAATGATTTCTTTGGTGTAATTGGATGTTTGTCAAACGAAAAAGAAGGAGAATTAATGAGAAATATAATGTTTCCATATCCTATGTTAGAATAAAACTTAAAGTTGTTAAAAGTTAGAAAGAAGATGATAGGTAATGTTAAAAGCTTATAAGTATAGAATTTATCCAAATAAACAACAAGAAGAACAAATTAATAAGACGTTTGGATGTTGTAGATTTGTTTTATAATCAAACATTAGCTTATAGAAAAGAAGCATATGAATCTAAAAAAAGAATATTTAAAACTTCTAGAGCAGAAATCCACTAGGTCTTTAGCCTAGTGAATGAATGTGAATAGAGAATATACCAACATAAAGAAGAATAAATCAAAGAAAAATATGTAGGAACTAAAATATCCATAGAAAGGTGGTGAGACGATGGAAACTATCATTAATCGAGGTTATAAGTTTAAAATTGCTCCAACTAAAGATCAGAAAGAGTTTTTCTTACAATCATTTGGTTGTGCAAGAAAAATATACAATATGTATGTTGATGAGTTATATAGAAAACTCGAAGAGTCTAGTTATCAGAATGGAATAATTAAAAAATCGGAATTGCATTTGAGTAAATATACTGATTTTTCAAGACAGTTTGATTATATGAAAAATGTTGATGCTCAGTGTTTATCAAGTGCAAAAATGGATTTTAATAATGCCATTAAAAAATTTAATACAGAATATGATAAAAAGACATATACCAAAAGCAGTCGAAAAAGAGAAAAGACATTAGGAATTAAACTTACTTTCAGAGACTTAAAAGGAATGCCAAGATTTAAGAGTATTAAGAACAATGATTTTTCATATAGAACATATAATCAGTCACAAGGTGAAAAATGGAATTTAATTACATTGGAAAATTCTATGTTAAAAATTCCAAAACTTAAAACATTGATTAAAGTAAAACAACATCGTCCATTGCCAAATAATTCAATTATTAAGAATTGTACTGTTTCAATGGATAATAAGGGTGTATTTTATGTCAGTTTATGTGTTAAATATGTAATTGATATTGAATCAAAGAAATCAGAAAAAGTTCTTGGATTAGATTATTCTCAACATGATTTCTATGTTGATAGCAATGGTAAGAAAGCCAATTATCCTCACTATTATAGGAAATCAGAAGAAAAATTAAAAAAAATCCAAAGAGGATTGTCAAGAAAAAAACTTAAATCTAAAAACTGGTATAAACAAAAACAAAAAATTACAACATTACAAAGACATATTGCAAATCAAAGACTTAATTGGTTACACCAAGAATCGAGAAGAATAGCTGGCGAATATGACGCTGTTATAGTAGAAGATATTGATTTAAGAAATATGGCTCAATGTCTAAAACTTGGAAAGAATGTTCATGATAATGGATTTGGAATGTTTAGGACTTTTTTGAAATATAAGTTGGAAGAACAAGGAAAACAATTTATTAAGATTGATAAATGGTTTCCGTCTTCTAAAATGTGTCATTGTTGTGGCACTATTAAAGAAGATTTGCAATTATCAGACAGATGGTATACTTGTGATTGTGGATATGAAAACGATAGAGATTATAATGCAGCGATGAATATAAGAGACTGTGGAACACGGTTATTAGCTTGGTAATGAAATGCTCATAAGAGTATAGTCCCAAGAAGCTACGAAGTCTTTAGCTTCGTGGTAGTTCACGAGAGCAGATTTTTACCATTGACAAGCGTGACGTAGTAGAAAAATGGGGAAATGTTGACAATAAAGAGGAAAGAGAATTGGTAGAGAAATGTTTCCTTGCAAACTTATTTGGCAAAAAGAAGATTAGGGTGGAGGAATTGGCATGAATGGAAAGATTGTGTCTGTAGACGAAGCTATAAAATTATTAACTGAGTATAAGAAAAACGGTGGAGAGAATGTGTTATTTTCCTCATTTGATTTAGATAGCAGATCTCCTGATTGTGAAGCTATTCCAATTAGCATCACACATGGGATCAAAGCTATATCTACAGGATTTCCGATAATGTATGATAGAAACATCATTGTTTCATCGTTGAAAACGCATGACAAAAACAAAGAAAAAACTATTCTATTTGCGGAGAAGGGAATCAAAAAATTGGAATAAAAACTTCCAAAAATTACCACTTGATTTCTCATGTTAAAGGAATAACATATAAACATAAACAATGGTAAATAAAGGATTTATACCTAATTTTTGGTATAATTAAAAAATACAAACAAATGTTCTGGTAAGTATTGACACAAACAAATGTTTGGTATATTATAAGAAAGTCGAAAGACAAAATAAAAAAGGCTCTTATCTCGGTGCGGGAACACCATAATGAGATAAGAACCCTTACATAATGATTTAGCATGAGGGACGGGAATCCCAGAAATGCTATTAATTAGTTTAGTTGGTTTGGCATTAAAAGTCAAGTAGTTTCTATATTAATTCATAGCATTTCAGCGATTATTCCAATAATAATACAACTGAATATGGAGAATGTATAAATAAGAGATACATGAAAGTCATGTTTCATCGTAGTTTTTGTACTCATTTTAGGGAAATTTAGCTCAAATTGGACTGAGAAATCACTATTTTGTGATTAGTGATGGGTTCAAATCCCATAATTTCCATTTATGAAAGAGAAATAAAACTTATAAGAATGAAAGGAGATGCTAAAATTGTACATTTTGACAGATGGTAAGAACTATGTCATGGATGATCCTATTCATCCAGGAAGGGTCATGTACAGCACTTCACCGGTAAACGCAAAAAAATTTACTTTTAAACAAGCAAGAGCCTTATTGAATAATAAAAGTAAGAAGTTATCTTGGATTAGAAGTTTCAATATGGTGGATGATTCTTCGGGAGAGAAAATTGCGGAACAGGAAGTAAGAAGTAGAAGTAATAAAGGCATATTTGTAGGTAAGAATGATATTGATTTTGATGTGTCGATTCTTGATCAGATTATGCAAGAAACAAATAATTTTTTAGGTATAGCTGGATGGAATATGGCGCAACTCACTACATATCAGAATATGCTTTCTACGGCATTATCTAAATATGATTCGGCAGAAGCAGATATTGAACATGCATTACAGACTTACAAGGAAGAATCTGGCGGTAAGAAACCACAAGCACATAAGATGGCAAAAGTTGGTTATCTGCTTGATGATGTGAGAGATAAGCATAAGAGGATTAAACAATGTCAATGCTACATAAAAGTAATGCAAGATGCTATTACATATCATTACACATTAGAGAAATTAAAGTTGGAATTAAGTAAAGCTACATATGAGAAGTATCAGGGAAGAACTGAATACTACGACTTGGCATTGGATATGCTTCGATAGTAACTATTAACAGAGAGGATCGGTGATACGGATGCACTACAAAGAAATTCTGGAATCGTACTATAAAGTAAATGAGGATAAACCAGAAGAATCAGCAAAAAAATTACATAATGTTGTAGATAAAATTCTAAAACGGTTTGGTGGTATCACCGATATTGATAGGGATGAATGTTATTCTATAGCAAATTTAGAAATTACAAAATATGTCAAAAGTCAATTAGATAAAGGAATTGAAGATTTTGACGAAGATCAATTCAATGGATTTATATATTTTGCAATTTCCAGAAAAGTTAAGATGCATATTACAAGAAAAAACAGACAAAAACGCTGCAAAATTGTAACAAAAGTGGAAGATGGAAAGGAAATTAAGGAATATATTTATCCAACATCATTGGATAATCTTATGTCTGACGATGGAAAAACAAAAATGATTGATATAATTCCTTCCGATTTTGATATAGAAAGCAGTATTAATGTAGGAGAACTATTAAATCTTGGAGAAAATGTAGTCAAATATATTGCTTCTCTTGGGTGTATAGAGCGTAAAATTGCAGATTTAATAATGCAAGGATGTAATCCTACGGAAATCAAAAACATATTAAAGCTTTCGGACAAAGAATATAATACATATCTTTCTGATATGAAAGAATATGAAAAAAGACAGCTTCTAAAGACAGAAGAATGTGAGATTGCAAATATTGAGGAGGAATTACCAATGGAAACAAAAACAACAACATCAGAAAGAACGAAATCTACCAGTTATTCAATAGAATCTCTTAGTAAACAGTTAAGACAGCACAGATTAAGAGATAATCATCCATTGCAAAGAACTTCTGGACAATGGAATTTACTTACAAAAAGTGAATTAATTTCTGATATTTTACAAGGTAATTCACTTTTACAGATTGTAATTTCAGAAGAAATCAAAGCTGGAATCATAATGCACTGGTTAATTGATGGTAAACAGCGTTCTACAAATTTAAAAGATTATCTGGAAGATGGATTTGCTATTTCAAAGAATGTACAGAGATACATGATTGAATATCAGACTGATAAAACAGATGAAGATGGTAATGTGATTTTGAATGAAGATGGATTTCCAATACCCGAAAGTAAAACATTTGACATTCGTGGAAAGAAATTTTCTCAGTTACCAGAAGAATTACAGGATAAATTTAAGGATTATCAAGTTCCTGTAATGCTCAATCTGAATTGTACAAAGAAAGATATTGCTTATGATATTGCACGATTTAACAGATGTAGACCAATGAACGTTTCTCAGTCAGGATGGCTAGGATTGGAAGAATCCTATGCCGAATATGTAGATAAAATTTTAAAGATGGACTTCTTTAAGGTTGATTGTGATAAGTCAAGTTATTCAAATACGAATATCAAGAATGGATCACTTAGAAGAGTTATTATTGAAGCAATAATGACATCTAAATATCTTAGCCATTTTGATAAAGACTTTGGGAAAATGTGTATCTACTTAACAGAAAATGCAAATGAATCAGTATTTATTGATTTCTATTTGACATTGGAGAAATTATCTAATGTGTTAAAAGGCGATACATCGGATATTTTTAATAACAAAAATTCATTTTTATGGTTTGCGTTATTTGATAAATTCATAGAATATGGCGTTGAAGATGATAAATTCAATGACTTTATTCAGGAATTTAAAGAAACATTACATAGTAAGGAAATTGATGGTGTTACATATGATTGTTTAAATGGACAAAAAGGTACAAAGGATCGTTCTTCTGTAACAAAGAGATTCAATCATTTACTCACTCTAATGAAAGAATACTTACATATCGAAGATTCCATTGAAGGATCAGAATCAGATGTAATCGAAGATGATTTATTTGATACAGAAGTAGTAGAAGAATCTGATGATAAGAAGCCAATTATCGCAGAAGTAACAGAATATTCAGCGATTGGAAACAAAGAAATCGAGCGTGTTAGTGGAGAAGTAGTAGATAAAGATACTTTAGAATTTGTAAAAATGTGTGTTGATGATGGTGTAACAGATGCCGATATCCTGGATTATGAGGAAGATTTGGATGTTGTAACACTTGATGTTGATAATAATTCAAAACTCTTAGATGGAGTAAATCATAAATCTCTTATTGCTCTTATTGCTTATGCTTATAAGATTGATGAGGATATTGACGATTGGTTTAAGGACTACTTTAAAAGAACAAATACATATGAGATTGATCAGAAGAGAAATTATTTACACATGAGGAACGACTTCATTAGATTCAATAAGAAAGGGGCTACTGCATAATGAAGATGAATCTTTCAGAAATCATGATTCCAGAGAGTTTTAAAAGTAGTACACCAAACACATTAAAGTATGCAAAATGTGAGAATTACTATAATGAAACAGGAAATCAGGATAGGTACATAGTAGTAGATGAGAAGAATGTTTTAGTAGATGGTTATATTATGTATCTTGTGTTAAAAAGTCATGATGTGGAATATTGTGATGCAAAACGTCTTACCCTGAGAAAACATAAATATACCAATAGGCAGCGTGAGAAATATGGACGGATTATTCCACCAGAAAAAGTTCTTACATATAAAGAGAAATCAACTGTATATATTTACGGTAAACACCCGAATGGAATTATTGATAAAGAATATGTTTGGAGATTGTCAAAATCAAAAGAGAATATGTATAGAGTATTGCTGCCAGGAGATTTGATTTATTGCGGCACAAAGAATGGAATCGCTTCTGTAATTGTAACAAGAATTGAGAAACGTGATTCATGGGATACAGATTTGAAAGTAAAAGTTGTTTGCTCAAGAATAATCATTAGAAATGGAGAATTATTAAAGTATGAAATGGATAAAGGTGAATCAGCTAATGTGTAAACATGAGTGGGTATTGATCGAAAGACCTCGACATATTAAATATGATTATGATGGTTGCGAAGTTGTGATTGGTAAATGTCGGTGTACGAAATGTAAGAAGATTAATGATAGGAAGATGATTGGACATCGGATTGGAAATATTTTTGAAGAAGTAAATACATAGAATGTGAGTTTAATGGAAAGGATGATAATTGGATGAAAATTAAGAAACTATTAATTGGATTGCTTGTATCTGGACTGACGCTTTCATTTGCAGGATGTGGTAATGAAGTTATAAATGACAGTGGGGAAAAAGTTAGCTCTTATGGACAATTTATAGAAATTAAAAGAAATCATTATACAGATAGTGGAGGAAATGCTACGGATCAAATATTTATGTATGACAAAGATACAAAAATTGTGTATGTATATACTGAGCGTTTATATTCAACTTCTACAATGCCATATTACATATTGGATAAAAATGGTAAACCAGAAATAGCAGTCTACGGAGATAATTATAATGGATAAGGAGAAAGAAAAATTTTCTAAAGAGATATTTCTTATTTGCAAGGGAAGATACAATTACGAAAAGTACGGGTCAGTATTTAATGCAATGAACAGATATTATCACAAATATTATTGTGATGACATTGACATTACTTATCAACTTGCTAATCAAATATTTTTATTTCCTATGGTTGAATGGGTATTGGAGAATCATAGAGACAATAAGTTACATTCATTTCTGTATTACATATTTAGCAATAATTTATTTTGGAATAGAGAATGTAATTATGATGAGAACTTATTTAAAAAGATTCTGAATTGGGTTGCTATGATATCCGTAAAACATTATAACGAAGAAACTGATAAATATGAATGGATTATTGACTTATCTGATTTTGATGGAAAGGATATTGACCTGGAATGATGAAACATATTAAGCAAGGAGAAAACATAGGTGTGGCAAAACAAGTTCAAGGTGCTGTCGTAGACGTATATCCACATCCTAGATTTAGAGGAATGTATGAATTTGTGTATAAATGTGAGAAGTGGACTTGTAGTGATTATGCTTTTAATGAAAGCTGTAGAGGAAAAACAAACAATGAGCGATATTAGAGTTAAATATATGTACCCTTTATCTCCTTTTCAAGGAAAGACAGGGATTATAAAAGAAAGAGATGAGAATAGTTATAAGTATGTAACAGTATATTTTGATGATGGAATAATTGATGAAGTTCATAAAGGTCATCTTATAGAAATAGAAAGTGAGGATAATAACATGGCAAAATTAGAAGGATATTATGCAGTTGCAGTAACGGAAGAAGGAACAGGATACTATGGAATGACAAAGGATTATTATTATGCAATATTTAATGATGGGAACACATATGCGATTGGTGATAATATATTAGTTAGTGGAGTAAACAAAAATGTTCTAACAATTAAGAATATTATTACACCAGAAGAAGCGAAAGAAAAAGGAAGAAAAGATATTACCGTTGAGGTCATATGCAAAGTTGATACATCAGCATATGATAAACGTGTTAAAGAACGTAAGAAAGCTGAACGTAAGAAAGAAGCCGGTAAAATTAAAAAACAGATGGATGAAATGATTACAGGAATGAATCAGACGAAGTATTATGATATGTATGCAAGTGACAATCCTGAGTTAGCTGAGAAGTTAAAAATGTATAAAGAGCTGCTTAGAGAGAAATAATAATTATTCATCAAAATCTATTAAATCTATTAGACTTGTTCAAGTCGAAATTTCCAAAGCGAATAAAAATGAACAGAGGTGAAAGTATGGAGATTGTAGCACAAACAGATTATCAGGATGTTTATAGAATTACAGATGGAGTTTTACTTGTTGTGAATAAGTTTATTTCTATTGATTATTCTGATAAGACAAAAGAATATATTCGTGTGTATATGAGTAAAGCAAAATATAAATCATACAATAAAAATTGTCAAACATGGTTAAAAGTATTAAAAGAAGATTATGTGTATGAATATTGCCCAGTTATCATACCGAAAGGAACAGTTACATATATGAGTATCCCAGTTATTTGTACAAAAGATAAAGATAAATGGGAATATGAATTAAAGACAACTGGAACTGCATTTAGTGGGACTTATAGCGAAATATTAAAAATGTTAGATGATATAGTAGATTGCATTGACATTAGCAGAAAATCAAGTTATAGGAGGAATTAAAAATGGAATTAGTAAAGGTAAATTTATACGCTTATGCATATTATAGCGGAGTAGAATATGAGGAAAATATTTGGATCAAAAAATCTTCATATGAAAAAATCAAAGAGTGTTTTCCAACCGAAGTATATATCGCAGATATTGATGGGAAATATAGTGAAACCGAAGGAAAAGTTACAGTAAAAGAAAGTTTTAAATCAGATAAAGAATATGCCATTGAAGGGAAATTAGAATGTGATGGAGAGAGTTTAAAATGGGAATTAGAAAGTGTATATGAGAATAATAATTTAGATTACGAATTTGAGCAAGAAGAAATCGCAGAGTTTTTAAATAGCATTGACGTATATGAGAAAGTGACAGTAAAAATTCCACGCAGTAAAGTAACAGAATTAAAAACTTATGCCGAAAAGTTGTGTGGTGATTGATGAAATCTTGCTTTTATGGAGATAGTTTATGAAATTAATTATAAATGTACCACTTTCATATTCGAGAGAATATCTTGAAGATTTGGACGAAAATACATTACCTAACGTTGGTGATGATTTTGAAGAGAAATATTATGTTAAGCACAAAACTATAGAAAATGATGTTTGCACTTTGGATTTAGGATTTAAAAAATTTAAAGGACATTATCCAGACGAGAAAGGAATATAAATGAGCAATTGGAGTTACATACAGGGAACAATAACAGCATCTCCCATAGGACGCACACAAGCTCAGAAAAGGTACATTCTTGATACTGTATTAGCTCATTTACCGATAGTTTCTGGTTCAGAAAGAGATATGAATGTATATGTGATTCAGAAAAATGGTCATAACAATTCGTGTTCCTGTGATGAATTTGGAGAAAGAACTAATAATTTAACTGATTGGTATGGTAATAGAACAAGAAGTAGAGGGATGCTGCGTACACAAGATGAATACATCTTAGTCGTAGACGCTACATTAAGAGATAGAGAATATAATCAAACATATAAAGAGTTTACGAAATGGCTTGTACGATTAGGTAAAAGAGTCATGATTGATAATATTCTTGTAAAAATCAGTGGATATGATAAGTCTACAATCATCAAAGATTATCGTGTGCAGAATGAAAAGTATTCATATCAGAATGTTTTCTTGAATCTATTTGAAGGCACAAGCTGGGTTAAAGAAGATGGAGAAGTTAATTGGTGTGAATATATGTTATATCCAAGGGCTAAAGATTCTGATTATCCTATGATGTTAGCTTACAAGTATTTTAATGATGAGGAAAATGATAAAGAAATAGAGAGAAGAATGAAATATGAGAGGGGTAAATGAAAGATTATAAAGAGAAATATAAAACAGGGATGATATTCAGAAGTAAGAAAGATCCCTGGACTGATTTGGTAATTGATTTTGTTTCGTATATTAGAGGATCTGAAACAGCTTATACATTCAATATGAACTCAATTATAGATTGGGTAAGAATTAATGAAGAAGCATTCAATAAACATATCAGTGTGTCAAAAGGAATTGATTATGATAAAGTCAAAAATCATGAAGTGAGTACATTTCCATATCCATTTTTCGGAGAGATGCATCAGAAATCTATGGATAATTATATCAGAAAATATGAAATGGAATTTTGTGGTATGAGTGATAAAGAAGTTATTGTATTCAATGATGATGCTTTTGAGTATAGTTCTGGATTCAAAAAGTAACATCGTGATAAAAATTAAAATATGGAGGGCGTAAAATGAAATTATTTAAAACAGTAGATGAGAAATTAGCAGAAATTGGATTTACAAAAGAAAAAGAAAATGAGTATGGGTGTGTATATAAAAGAAAAGATAAGAAATATAATTTTACACAAGAAGTTTTCATTGGACACAAAAAATCTGGTAGACATATTTTACAGTCATATGATCCAGATTTAGGAGATGATAAAGGAATTGGAAATACCTGTGTAGGATTAACAGGATATGAAATGAAGCTATTTCTTAAAAAGATGAAGCGGATGAAAATGTATTCTGGAAAGAAAGTAACTATCGAATAATGGAGAATGAAAAAATGAGCAATTGTAAATTTTGCGATAAAGGTGTTCCACTTATAATAGGTAAGACTAATGATTATGGTGTAGCAATTCAATATCCTAGAAGACTTATTGCATACGGATATGATATTCATGGATATGATTCAAATGGATTGGTTGTTAAAATTAATTATTGTCCTATGTGTGGTAATAAATTGAGAGAGTAGAAGAAATTGGCATTTCAAAGGAGAAAATATGTTAATTAGAAGCCAGGATAGAACTAAATTGGTAGATATTGCAGGTAAAACAATTGCTATTGATCGTGCGAATGCGATTGGAATAACGTATGCAAACAGTAATGTTTTGTTAGGAAAATATACGAGTAAAGAAAAGGCTCTCAAAGTTTTAGATTTGATTGGTCAAGGTTATAATAATTTTGAAATAGGATTTGATTGTAGTGTATTTCAAATGCCAAAAGATGAAGAGGTAGATAATAAATATAAAGAATATGAAAAATATTTGGAGGACATAAATGAAAAATAGAGAAAAATTTGCTAAAGAAATTTTGGATATTGCTTGTAGTGGTAGGAGTATAGCAGTAACAAAAGAAAATAAAATCGTTTATTGTAGTGATATACCATGTGAATCATGCATGTTTAATAGTTGTGATAAACATATTGGACGTGCACAGGTATGCCTCGATCGATTACGTGAATGGTCTGAATCAGAATACGTAGAAAAGTCTACAATTACATCAAGAGAAAAGAACTTCCTTGATGCCCTTCTATCTGATTGTAAATATATTGCAAGAGATTTCAATAATGATCTTTATATTTACTATAATAAACCAAGACGTAATTCTATGAATGAATCTTGGACAACTGATGATAGTAATTATTTTTATGTATCAAGAAATATGTATGGTAATATGTTTAACCTCATTAAATGGGAAGACGAAAAGCCTTGGAGCATTGAAAATTTAAAGAAACTAGAGGTGAAAGATGAATGATTTAGATGATTATGAAGAAGATCCATATGACTATTGCTATGAATGTAGTGGTTATGGTGACGATTATTACGAGGACGAAGATGGAGAATTAGTCTGTAGATGTCCTGAGTGTCTTATGAATCCTGATTATGATTATTGGGAGGAATAATACATATCTAAGTAAATTTCTATGGGTGATCACCCAAATTATTTCCAAAAACAAAGAAATATTATTTTTATCGGATAGTTGCAAATGTCCGATTTACGCAGCATTACAAATTTTACAGAAAGGAATCTAGGTAAATTCTAGGATAAAGTAGTTGTACAACTCCCTATAAAATAAGGGAATTTGAGTCATTTAGTTGAAAATAATAATTCATCGGAGAAGCGATGGGAACTTGTAAATTTTTGTGAATTTGATAAATACGCAGTTAAATCATACTGTGCAATACACAATGTAGATGAATCATTAAATCTTGGAGATATTACTAAGATTGATGAACACAACATTTCTCAATTTAATATGATTTGTGGAGGTAGTCCTTGCCAGGATTTCAGTGTGGCAGGTAAACAAAAAGGTTCAGTTTGGACTTGTAAAGATTGTGGACATGAATACAATCCATTAACGGTACATTGGTCTGAAAGAGATAAATGCCCTAAATGTGGAAGTAATAACATTAATAAAACAAGATCTTCATTACTTGTTGAATATTTGAGAGTAATTCGTGCAAATAAACCGAATTTTGGCATTTATGAAAATGTAAAAAATATTGTAGGAAAACAATTCAAAGATACTACATTCAAACTTTTCACAGATGAGCTTGAAGAATATGGATATAACGTATATTGGAAAGTTTTAAATGCAAAAAATTATGGTATTCCACAAAATAGAGAACGTGTATATTTGATTTTTATTAAGAAAGAATTAGATAATGGTAAGTTTAAATATCCTGAACCATTCGATAACGGAATGAGATTAAAAGATATTTTGGAAAATGAAGTAGATGAGAAATTTTATATTTCAGAAGATAAAGTACAAAAGATTTTAAATAGTAATTTTATGCAAGAGAAATTAAGAATCCAGGATATAAATTCATCTTGTAGTTGTTTATTGGCAAGAGATTATAAAGATCCAAAATGTATACCAACAAATAATTCAGATGCAAATTATCCGATGAGAATTGGAAATATCTATGGAGAACAATTTGGAACTGGATATGCTGGTAATGTATGGGATAAAAATGGAATATCACCAACCATAACGACTTGTACAGGAGGTGGTAGACAACCACATATTTCAGAAGTAATAGATGATAAAATTGCAATTCGACAGGCTACAAAAAAAGGATATATTGAATGTGGAATTGGTGGTGTAGCAGATTTGTCTTATCCTGAGTCAAAAACTAGAAGAGGTAGAGTTCAAGAAAATGGGAATATTTGTCCTACAATTACCGCAACTGAAACAGGCGTTTGTAGAATTGAGTCCACTATAAGAATTAGAAAACTAACACCAAAAGAATGTTTCAGACTCATGGGATTTTCAGATGATAATTTTAAGGCAGCGGAAAGTATGGTTAGTAATAGTCAATTATATAAACAGGCAGGAAATAGTATCGTTGTAGATGTTCTATATTATATATTTGTAGAGTTATATAAAGCTATGCCATATTTATTTGAAAACTTAAAGTTAAGTAGTTTCTTCTCAGGAATTGGTGCTTTTGAAATTGCTCTTAATAGATTATATGAGAGTATCAATTCTGGAAATTTTATAAAACCACAAGTAGATTAAATTCTGCTTGTGGAAATGAAGTAATCTTAATTGACGATACTTATGGGTTTGGAGGAATTAGATATTATAAATATTACTCTCCAACTTTACGAAGTGGGTTAAAAATAGTAGAAAAATTAAATAATAAAGGAGAAAACACTATGGGAATTACATGCAAACAGACAGGAAAATTTAGAGGAATGATGAGAAAAATCGAGAATGAGCAGCTTAAAATTAAAGCTGATTCCGTGAAACGTAAGAAGAAAGATGGTAATAAAAATGCCTGACATTACGATGTGTCGTAGTAGTGACTGCCCTAAACGCAGTCATTGCTACAGGGCGCAAGCCAAACCAGATAAATTGCAGAGTTATTCAGACTTCTCTGCTGAGTGTTTTCAATACAATTTCTTGCGATTTTGGAGTATGAGTGAGGAATCTGATGAGATGAAAGGGGATAATGATAAATGACATTACAAGGTGTGGTAAAAGATTTTAAATTATCTAATAACGAATATACCATAGTTAAGAGAAAAAACATTAAGATACCAATAAGAAAATATAAGAATATTGAGGTAAATGAATATTGGTATGATGACGAAAGTCATACAGATACATATTGTTGGGTAGACGTTGAAGGTATCGGTTATGGCTGGATGTGGTGTGTTAATAAATTACGTAGCAAATTAAGATTTTTACAGAGAAGAGCAATAAGAAAGCTTGCTATGGATTTGTTAAAACCAGAAGATAAAGACACTGATATTTTGTGTTTTAGTGATTCAAATGAAGAAATTTATGTATATGGATTTATTTCTAAATATAATAAAGATTGTTATATTCAGATTAGATTAAGTGATGAAGAACTGGAATTTTAAAAGATATGATGAAAGAAATCTTTCATAGAATGGATAAATAGGAGGGAATTATGGTATATGGAGTATTTGGTGGTTGTTATAGCGACTGGTATATAGTTGGTTATTTTGATAATCGTGATGATGCAGAAAAATATTGTTGTATCTCTAATGCTGATTATTATGTAGAACCATTAAAAAATTTAACAAATGAAAAAGATCTGTCGAAAGTAGAATTAAAGTATACTCATGAGGTTCTTTTTGATTATGATAAAAACAATAAATACACTATGAGAAAAGAACCCGATAGATATAGATACTATATAGATAATGAATTGCATTGCAATAGCATAACGAAAAGTAATAGACGGTATAACTGGATAAAATTTGAAATTAATATTAGTCATAATGATAGAAAACTTGCTGAAAAAATTGCACAAGATTATTTGGCAGAATTACGTTCTTACGGTGATGGTAAAATTTATGATGAAAATATTAAGTTGATGAATGAAAAATTTGTAAGACCTTTTAAAGAAAAAGAAAGATTAGAAAAAGAGAAACAGCTAAGAGAAAAAGAATTAGCTGAATTACAAAGGTTAAAAGAAAAGTATGAGTAAAGAACTAAAATGGTGTAAACAATTTGTTAAGTGTAGTAACTTATCATGGTATCACAGGAAAAGGCGTGTAAGAAAAAAGAATAGGAATAGAGTAGTTAAAATGTTTTCTTGTATTGATCAATTGCCATATCCTGTTGAATGGATGAAAAAGGAGAAGGAATGATTATGAATAAAGTAACCGAATGTGTTATATGGATTGTAAGTGCGATTATTGCGATCACAGGAATAGTAATTACAAAAGATTTAGAATCAGCGATATGGATTATGATGATCCCTTTAGCAACTTCAATCTTGACTCAATGAAAAATTTATTTTAAAGGAGAATATAAGATTATGGAATATAAAACTTTAAAAGATACGGTAGATATTATGTGCAGCACAGATTATAAAGAAAGATTTATTGCTGAATATAAACAATTAGAAATTAGAATTTTAGGGCTTGAGAGAATGTTAGACAACTGGGATCATAATGAATTGAATTTCAAGCCAACTTGTCCTAGGAGTACATATGATTTACAGTTAAGAGCTATGAAAGATTATTATGCGGTGTTACAGATGAGAGCGGTTATGGAAAATATTCCAATTGAGGTTGAATAATGTTAGATCCTTATGAATGGAAAAGTAAAATATACACACAACCATTAAATAAAATGAATGATTTATATTATAAAGTTTGTTGCTATTGGAATGCAAAGACCGAAATGTATGATTTTATTTTAGCTGATGGATTTACATATTTTAATGAAGCATATATTTTTAATCCTAAACTTCGTGGCTATTCTGCCAAATATTCCCGTCAAATATTTTTGTTTTGTCAACACGTACTTATTTGTGAATGTGATAAACCGTTTGATGAAAAGTTATGGAAGCATATAAATAACAATGGGTATTCTTCTTGTCAGTGGATGAAAAAATATGAAAGATTAAAGTCTAATGGAGAATTAGATTTTATAGAAAGATATAAACAATAACAAATAATGAAAAGGAGATTGAATGAATTACGAAGATTTTCTAAAACAAAAGGATTATGTTCTGGAAAGTAGCGGATTTAATATTGATAAAGATAAACTAAATCCCATGCTATTTGACTTTCAGAAAGATGTAGTAAGATGGGCGTTAGCAAAAGGTAGAGCTTGTATTTTTGCAGAGTGTGGACTTGGCAAAACGCCAATGCAATTATCATGGGCGCATCAAGTACATCTACATACGGGCGGTAAAGTTTTGATTCTTGCACCTCTATCAGTTGCAGATCAGACAAAGAGAGAAGCCGAAAAGTTCCATTACAATGCAAAAGTATGTGAAAAACAAAAAGATTGTATTAATGGAATCAACATTACAAACTATGAAAAATTAGACAAATTCGTAGCAAATGAATTTGTTGGAGTAGTCTTAGACGAGAGTTCAATTCTTAAATCCTACACTGGTAAAGTGAGGACTTCTATTATCGAGAATTTCCAAAATGTTCCCTATAAATTAGCTTGTACTGCAACACCTGCTCCAAATGATTATATGGAGTTGGGAAATCATTCTGAATTTTGTGGAGTTATGACACGTTCAGAGATGCTATCAATGTTCTTTGTTCATGATGGTGGTCAAACATCTAAGTGGAGATTGAAAGGTCATGCAAAAGATGTATTTTGGCAATGGATGGCAAGTTGGTCTGTATTTATTGATAATCCATCAAATTTAGGATATGACGGTACAGATTATGAATTACCTAATTTGAATATTCACGAAATTATAGTTGATGGAAATGAACCAATTACTGAATCACTCACATTAACAGAGCGTAGAAATGCAAGAAAAGATACTCTTGAATTAAGATGCCAAAAAGCAGCGGAGTTGGTGAATAATTCTGATGAACAGTGGTTAGTTTGGTGTGATCTTAATGCCGAAGGTGATAGGTTAAATGAACTGATTGAGGAAAGTAAAAACGTTCAAGGAAGTGATAAGAATAAATACAAGAGTGAAACAATGCTATCATTTTCTGATGAAAAATTAAAATGTCTTATCAGCAAGCCCAAATTGGCTGGGTATGGTTTAAATTGGCAGAATTGTCACAATGTTATTTTTACTGGACTTTCTGATAGTTTTGAACAGTATTATCAGGCTGTAAGAAGATGTTGGCGTTTTGGTCAGACAAAAGAAGTCAATGTATACATAATCATTTCAGCAAAAGAAGGTTGCGTAAAAGAGAATATCGAAAGAAAGCAATTAGATTTCATTACTATGAGAGATGCAATGATTAATCTGACTAAAGAAATTACTAAGAAAGAGCTTAAATCAACGTGTAGGCTTACTACACCATATGAAGCAAATACAACAATGAAATTACCAAACTGGGAGGAATTTAAATAATGATGAATGTAATTGATCAAGCAGTAGCAAACAGATATGCACTTTATCATGGAGATAGTGTAGAAATTACTAAGGAGATTCCAGATAATAGCATCCACTACACTATCTTTTCACCACCATTTTCACAGTTATATGTGTACTCCAATTCAGATAGAGATATGGGTAACTGTAAGGGCGATGAAGAATTTTATAACCATTTCAAATATCTTGCAAAAGAATTATATAGAATTACAATGCCTGGACGACTTCTGAGTTTTCACTGTATGGATTTACCTCTCATGAAGTCAAGAGATGGTGTTATTGGATTAAAAGATTTTCCTGCGCTCATGCTTAAAATCTTTCAGGATTGTGGATTCATTTACCATAGTAAAGTAACTATTTGGAAGAATCCTGTTACAGAAATGCAAAGAACAAAAGCACTTGGGCTTTTACATAAACAGATTAAGAAAGATAGTAGTATGAGTCGTCAAGGACTTCCAGATTATGTGATTACGGTTAGGAAGCCTGGTGATAATCCAGAACGAGTTGAACACACAAATGAATCATTTCCTGTTAATGTATGGCAAAATTACGCTTCACCTGTATGGATGGACATTAGGCAGAGTGATACATTACAGAGAAAATCAGCAAGATCTGAACAGGATGAGAAACATATTTGTCCATTACAGCTTGAAGTAATTCAGAGATGTATTGAATTATGGACGAATCCAAACGATATTGTGTTTGATCCGTTTGGTGGAATTGGTTCTACTCCATATGTTGCACTTAAATTAGGAAGAAGAGGAATTGCAAGTGAATTAAAAGATAGTTATTTTGAGCAGTTAAAGAAAAATGTAGAGTCTGTGGCTGCCGAAGAACCAGAAGTATTTCCAGTTGGAGAAAAGAGTATTGAGGATGTAGTCGCATAAGCGGCTATATTCCTTATACAAAATATAATTTAAAGAGGTTTAATGTTATGAAAACAAGTACCAGATATCAGTGTGAAGTTTGTGGAACAGAATATTCAGACAAAAACAAATGTAAACAGTGTGAAGAGAATCATAAAACAAATTTAAAAATTATAGGAAAGAAATATGTCTCATTCAAAGGAGATAATACTGGATATCCTACAAGAATTGAAGTGGAGTTTGAGAATAGAGAATTTGTGACATATAAACGCTATTAGATGAAACACGAGTTTCATGGTTAATTAAACACCATATATAGTATATATAACATTTTTAAATGCTATATATGGTATATGTAAAGAGGACAAAATATGATTCTAAAAGAGAAATATAGTTTAGGTAACGATAAACAGTATTATTGTAAATTCACAGAAGAATTAGACCAATGTGCAGGATTTGATATAGGAGAATATCCATATTATAGGCATTATCTATTGGATTATAGGGATAGAGATAGATTTCATAATTATCCAATTCGTGTTCCTGGTGGTACAGTTGGTGGAATTTGGGTAGATGATCACAATGTAATTATTGCGATTAAAGTTGATACAGATTATGTTGTGAAAACATATTCTGATGAATTAGGTGCGATTATAGAGAAATACATTGGTAAGAAGATTAAGTTTGAGAGGTGAAGCGGTTGATTGCAATAAGTAGAATGGCTAAGAGATCGTTAGAAGATGAAAACGGATACATCAATGGTACCCCTGTTGATTGGTGGAAGAAAAATAAATGGGCGTGTAGTTGGTGTTTGTTATGTATGATAGCACAGATTCCAATTGTAATATTAAGATTTGTACTTATGGGAATTTGTTTTATCCCATATAAAATTTATGAATACTTGGAAGATATGATTTTTTAAGAGGGTGAAATAAATGATTGATTTAACAGGGAAAAGCGTGTTTGTAAAGACACAGGAAGAATATGAATATATTCTTAACATTGCAAGGTTACAAGGTTTTGATAAATGGTCTGATAAAGTCAGTTTGTCGTCTGATAAAGTCAGTTTGTCGTCTAGGGATATCAAACTGCCAAATATTTTGATTTTTAAGGGTAATGGAACAGTTGCTTATTGGAGTGATAAAGGAGTGTTTTCTGCATCTGAAATGAAAGAAGAAGAAATTAAACTCAAAGAAGCGATAGCTCACGTTAAGTATTTTGCGAATAACAAAGATAGAATGTCATTAACAAATAAAGTTATTGAATCAATGTTATTACTCGTAGATGCTGTAGAAAGCCAGTTGAAAGAGGTGGAGTAGATGGCAATAAGCCAACATGAAGCAATTAGGAAATGCGCCATTTGCGGAAAATCGAAAGTTGCGGAATGTGAACCTGATTATGATTATTCAACATTAGCTGACAGTTGCGTTAGATATTTGGAAGAGACCTTTATTTGCAGTGAATGTAAAGAAAAAAATACAAGGGAAGTGGAATAGATGAAGAGACTAACAGAAAGAATAAAAAAACTGCAAAAGGATGACTTGATTGTGTATATAAATGGGAAATATGAAGATACGATTCCAGCAGAAATGACAAATGATGATATAAGGGCAGTATTGAAAAAACTTGCAGCTTATGAAGATTTAGAGGAACAGGGCTTGATTGTGAGATTGCCGTGTAAGCTTGGAGATACGGTTTGGGTGGTAACATCGCCAATTAATGTGTTTGATTATGATAAATATGATGGAGATGCGGAATATGAAGTATATGAATCTTTTTTATCAAGCGTATCTTATTATGCGTCTGGAGAACAATTCAGAATTTACGCAAAAGTAACGAATAGTTTTATTGCGGCGTACTTTAGAGAATGTGATTTTGGAGAATCTATATTTTTTACCAGAGAAGAAGCTGAGAAGAAGTTGGAGGAGACGAAGAAGAATGATTGAAGTGACAAAAGAAATTTTTATGGCAGTGGGAATGTGTGTAGTTGCTGTTATTATTTACGGATTACTCTGTACAATAATCAATAAATTCAATAGATGGCGCAAGAACGGCTGCAAAATAAAATGTCTCTGCAAACCGCATAAATATAAGTTGGTTTGGTATTGGAGGAATACTGAGGAAGCTGTTTTGGAGTGCAAGAAATGTGGTAAAAGAAAGCAAGTATTCATTGATTATGATTCTATTAAGGAAGTAGTGCATTAGGAGAATTAGCAAATGGAAAAAGAAAATATTCCTGTTGAAAAGGAAATTGTAACGGAATTAGATCAAATTTTCGAGATTGTAGATGATAAACCATATTATTCATTAAAGTATAAAAAAGTTGGAGAAGATTATTACCATATAGGATATAGTTCATATGATTTCCATAATGTTATTCAATGGGAGCTAGAATATTTTGAGCTTGCAAATTGTGTTGAATGTAAATCTGGACAGAAAGATGTTGTGAGGAGAAAGTGTCAAGCGTGTATAGACAAAAATATGTTTGAGAAAATAGGAGGAATAGAAAATGATTAGTCTAGTAGGAAGCAGATTTAGAGTAGAGTATGATTTTGATAACAATAAATATAGAGTATTCACAAGAAATCATAGTGGACAAAAAGAAGTCACGGACTCTTTGAGTGCGGAAGATAAGGAAGAACTATTAGATGATTTGATTTATGCTATTACGGAACTGGTTGCAAAGGAATCTTGAAACGGCAGTTTCATTTGGAGAAATAAAGCACATAACAATAAATAATATATAAAACAGGAGGAATAAAAAATGATGAACAATTTTTTAAACGGGATGTTTGGGAAAGTTGGAAGTGGAATGTGTAGGCTTTCAATGAATGGAGGAATTGCAGTAAAAACATCAAACGGGTACAAAAGCTACAATGTTAAAACAAGTAAACTTACTAATTGTAGCAATTTTGTGTTTGATATTGGAGAAGAATTTTTCTTTGTAATTCCAACAAATAAAGTAGAAAAAGGTGATATTATTTTAGTTAATAATAAACCAAAATGTGTCATTGAATCTGATAAAACTAAAATTACTGTAATCAACTATGAAGATTCAACAGTAGAAACTATTTTACCTGAGAGACATGTATTTATGGGTAATACATATTTTTATGGGAAAATTGTTTCAATGTTTGGATGTGATATTTTAAAAGGAAAGAAAGGCACAAACAATATTTTTAAATATATGATGCTTTCACAAATGATGAAAGGTGAAAACAATTCTTCTGGAATGCTAAATGGAAATAGTGGAGGAATGAGTGCCATGTTACCATTTATGATGATGGGTGGAAATATGGGAGAAATGTTTGATGGAATGTTTGATTTTGATACAGACAATGATACAGATGTAGAAGAAGAGGAGGAAGCATAATATGGGATGTGGATCATGGACAAGAGCTAGTTATACAAGTTATTCAAAATCAGTAGGAAGAAGTGTTTCAAAAGATGGAACAATTAGTGGTTCTTATTCTAATCAGGATATGTTCAAAGCTACAAATATTGATCCTGCACTGAATCCTAAAAATGTAATCAGGGAATGTTGCGACACAGAAGAACATCCAAATACAGTTCCAGTTATTTTAGCATTAGATGTTACTGGATCTATGGGACAAGCTGCCGTTGAAGTAGCAAAGAAACTCAATGTAATTATGACTAAATTATATGAGAAAGTAACAGATGTTGAATTTCTCATTATGGGGATTGGAGATTTAGCATGTGACATTTACCCTATTCAAGCTTCTCAGTTTGAATCAGATATTCGTATTGCTGAACAGCTTGATAAAATTTATTTTGAATTTGGTGGTGGTGGAAATAATTACGAGTCTTATACCGCAGCATGGTATTTTGGTTCTCGTCATACAAAGCTTGATTGTTTAAATCGTGGAAGAAAAGGAATTATCATCACTATGGGAGATGAACAGCTTAATCCATATCTTCCGTTAAGAGGTTGTTATAGCGGATTGATTGAAGCAACAGGGGATAATCTTCAAGATGATGTAGAAACAAAAGATTTATATAATGAAGTTTCTAAAAAATTTAATATTTATCATTTAGATGTAAATCATGGTCGTAGATGGGACGAAGATGAGATTGAAACATCTTATAGAAAATATCTTGATGATGTTCATTTTAGAAAAGTGACTATGGATAGTATTACGAATGAAATTGTAGACATTATCATTAATGAAGCAGAAAATAATGTAGTAAATTCAGTTACAACATCTTCTGGTTCAGAAGAAATTACATGGTAGAATAGGAGAATTAAAAGATGAAAGACATTAAGATTGTAATTGGAGCAAATTTTGGGGATGAAGGAAAGGGCTTGATGACAGATTATTTTTCGCAAAAATCCAATAGCATTGTTGTGTGTTCAAATGGTGGAGCGCAAAGAGGACATACTGTAACAACGCCAACTGCAATTAGACATGTCTTTCATCATTTTGGATCAGGTACATTTAATAACGCAAGTACATATTTATCTGAGGATTTTATTCTTAATCCAATTATTTTTAAACAAGAATATGATGAGTTAGTAAAACTTAATCATAATCTAAATGTATATATTAATCAAAATTGCATGATAACAACTCCATTTGATATGATAGCTAATCAAATCGTTGAGGAAAGCCGTGGTAAAAATAAACATGGTAGTTGTGGATTAGGGGTTTTTGAGACAATTAAAAGATATAGAGCTGGTGTAACTGATTTAGATTACAATATTAAAGAATACTATTTGGAACAATTTAAAAAGGAGGACATTGAATTATCAGGCGAATGGTTGAAAATCTTTTTTGATAATGGTATATTTGAACATTTCTTAGAAGACTTGGATTTTATGAATAGCCATTCATTGTGTATTTCAGATGAATATTTCTTAAATCAGTATGACAATATTATTTTTGAAGCAGCACAAGGGCTTTTACTTGATCAAAATAATATTGATTATTTTCCACATCTTACCCCATCTAACACTGGAATTAAAAATCCCAAGAAAATAATTGAAAATATTGAATGGAATGATGATATAAATATTGAAACTTGTTATGTATCTCGTACTTATTTAACAAGACATGGCGCAGGGAAATTTCCATCAGAATGCAATAAAAATTTTATTAACGAATATATGTATGATAAAACAAATGTTCCAAATCCTTTTCAAGATATATTAAGATATGGACATCTTAATCTAAGAGAACTATATAATAGATGTTCTGATGATATTGGAGATTTTGGAAATACAAAATCAATTGCAATTACCCATTGTAATGAATATGACAAATGGGATAATGATTTGCTTATAAATTTATTTAATGATTGGAATATTTATTATTCTGATGGAGAAACCCGAAATGATGTAGATTTAAGATAAATGAAATGTTGTTTTCAAAGGAGGTTAAGATGAAAAGACAGATAAGAAAATCAGTTTTTGAGACAAATTCATCAAGTACACACGCTATTTGCATTACTACAAAGAAAGATAATTATAAACTTCCAGATCATATTGATTTTGAATTTGGTGAGTTTGGATGGGAATGTGAAGAATATGAGGATACATATAACAAAGCTTCATATTTAATTACTGCAATTTTCAGTTTTAGTAAAAGTGAAGCAGATAAAAAGATTGCACAATTAAAAAATGTTTTAGACTCTTATAATATTACATATTCAATTCCAGAACCAAAAGTTGAATCAGATACATGGAGAGGGAGAGAATATTTCTATTATGATCTTGGTTATAATTACATTGACCACGTAGTAGAAACGAAAGATTTTGTAGATGCGGTTTTATCAGATTCAGAAAAGTTATTTAAATATTTATTCGGAGATTCTTTTATTATTACTGGTAATGACAATGACGATAGCTACAGGGATAGAATGTGTATCTATGAGGGTGAAGAAGAAACAGATTATGGATGCTATCCGATTTACGGAGATTTAAAACCTGAATTTAATGATTATGAAATTTATGAGAAAGGAAATTAAATTATGAAGAGACGAATTAGACGAGGTGTATTTGAAACAAATTCATCAAGTGTACATAGCTTAACAATGTGTACACAATCAGATTATGATAGATGGAAGGACGGAGAACTTATTTATGATTATTGGGAAGATAAATTAATTCCACTTGATGATACAAATCATCATGATGATGACAGATATTACACATATGATCGTTTTAATGAGTATGGCGCACTTGATTATAAAACTTTTGAAGATACATTTACGACAGAAAATGGTGATACAGTAGTTGCATTTGGATATTACGGTCACGATTGATTAGGAGGTTAAGAATGGGATTATTAGGAAGATATAAAAACGGCAATTTTGTGACAACTATTTTGAGTGATGGAACAAAAATTAGAGAAACAAAAGATGATGAATTTATTCCTTCATTTGCTGAAAATATGGATATTAAGTTGACTAACAAGTGTGATGGTGGATGTGCCTGGTGTCATGAGGGAAGTTCTGTAAATGGTAAACATGGCGATATTTTAAATGAAAAATTTATTGATACTTTACATCCATATCAAGAGGTTGCGATTGGCGGTGGTGATGCAACCAGTCATCCTGATTTAATTCCATTCTTACAAAAACTAAAAGAACGAAAAGTTATTGCAAATATGACTGTTAATCAGATCCATTTTGAAAAGAAACAGGAATTAATCAAAAAGTTAGTTGACGAGAAATTAATTTATGGTCTTGGCGTTTCGCTAGTAAATCCCACAAAACATTTTATTGAACTTATAAAACAATATCCAAATGCAGTTATTCATGTAATTAATGGTGTGTTAAAACCATTGGATGTAAAAGCATTAGAGAATAATAATTTAAAGATGTTAATTCTTGGCTATAAACATTTACGTAGAGGCAATGAGTATTTTGAAGAAGAACAGAATGATATTGAGACTAAGCAACAATGGTTATATGAAAATCTCGAAGATATTATTCAGAAATTTCAAGTTGTAAGTTTTGATAATCTTGCGATTGAGCAATTAGATGTAAAAAGATTATTAACTCAGGAAGAATGGGATGAGTTTTATATGGGCGATGACGGAAAAGTTACATATTATGTCGATATGGTAGAGCGTAAATTTGCTCAGAGTTCAACCGCTCCATTTGATAAAAGATACGATTTACTTGACTCAGTAGATGATATGTTTAAGGTTATTACACGATAAAATGCGTCTTTCATGAGGTGAGAAATATGTTTGAATTAGAATTATTTGATAAAATTCCAATGTCTGTTTATAAATCAATTTATGAACAAACTTTTGAACCACAAAGATTACAAAGTGAAGATGATTTATATTTTAAACATGGAATATCTAATCCAAATAGTTGCGATTATCATATGATGGATTTTGAAACAACTGAAATTTTAGGTGCATTTATGGATTTACGTCCAGTATCTCCAAATCAATTAAAGAGAATATTAATTTTAGGCTATTTATTTAATATGGTCTTTGGTAGATATTATACGGATAAAAATGAGGAGCATTAGAATATGAGTGAGTATGTAAATTATAGAGGTAAACTAAAATTAATTCACAAAAAAGAAAATGAAACATATGGTGATTTTTGTAAAAGAGTTGCATTAACTTGTCCTGGTTGTGATGAGAATTTGCCGAGTTATTATGACACATGGGAAGAATATCTTATATATGAATTTTATGATTATTATGTCGTTGTTGGTGAAAATGTGTATAAGATCATGTCAAAACAACAAATTGATTATAATGAGTCCTCTTTTGATCTGACAAAGTTACAGGATGAAGAATATAAATACAATGTTAGATATTACAACGGCGGATGTTGTTTTAGTGAAGCCATTCAATATGCGTTTAAAGAAAATGAGGAATAATAAATGGATAGATTTACAGTGATTGTTGAATTGTTATTTATGGTGTTACTTAGTGGATGTATGTTAATTGGGAGAAATAAAGGATGAGACTAATTGATGCTGATAAGTTAATTAATTCTCTTGGAAGTTCAGATGTAGATTTGTACATATCTGGATTGATTGATGAATAGCCGACATCTTTTGATGTGAACAAGGTTGTTGAGCAGTTGGAAGAAGTTGAAAAAATAATGACATCACCAGTGACCGAAGATTGTTTTGGAGAAGAGTGTAGAGCATCGGACTGCACGGTATGTCTTATTAGTAAAGCAATCGAAATCGTGAAAGGTGGTGGAGTTGAATGAGTAAAGGAAAAGACATTTCAACCATGTTTACAAGGGAAGAAAACAAAAAGAATGGAATAGTTGGATATTATCAGGCTGATCGTAGAAAAATTGATGTTATCCATCCGGCACAGTACGGAGCATTCTTGCAGAAAAGAGGTAAGAGAAAATGAGCAAATCAGTATTAGTGATTGATACACCAGAGAATTGCTATGATTGCCTATTTGGAACTACATACTGCGGCAAACTTGAATGTGCGGGTTATTGTGAATTAGCTTACCGTTTAAATTATGATGTAATTCTGATGACAGAAAAACATTATGGTCGTGAAAGCAAATCAAGACCTAATTGGTGTCCACTTATGGATTTGCCAGAAAAAGACAATGGTGACTATCCGGCCAATACATTTGATGCAGGATTTGCAGAAGGTTGGAATCAGTGTATTGATGAGATTACAGGAGGAGGGGATTAATTGGAAAAAGCAATAATTATAATTGATATGCCTGATAACTGCACAAAATGTACATTTATACATAGAGATTATTGTTCAAGTGTTGAGTCATATTTTTGTGGAGTAAATCATAAACGATTATCTTTTTCTCATGTTAGTTGTAGACCTATAGAATGTCCGTTAAGAGAATTACCTAGTAAGAAAAATTGGGGAGAAATATTTAATGGAAATGTTAAAGGTTGGAATGATTGTTTGAGAGAAATTGCAGGTAGTCAAAAAATTAACAGTTGAAAGTAAACTTTCATTCATAAAAAAGAGGTGAATTTTTATGACAATAGAACAGATTAAAGAAAAGTTAAGAAGTGAAGAATATGATTTTTTACGAAAAGATAAAAATTTAGGAAATAATATTATTATTCTTACTCTTGGTGGAAGTCACGCATATGGTACAAATACAGAAACGAGTGATCTGGATATTAGAGGATGTGCATTGAATAGTAAAATGCAAATTCTTACGAATGAAAATTTTGAGCAATTTGTAAATGAAAAAACAGATACAACCATTTATGCGTTTAATAAATTGATTTCACTGTTATGCAATTGTAATCCTAACACAATTGAAATGCTCGGTAATAAACCAGAACATTATTTCTATGTATCTCCAATTGGTAGAGAATTTATTAATAATAAAGATTTATTTCTATCGAAGAAAGCAATTTATTCTTTTGGTGGGTATGCTAATCAGCAGCTCCGTAGGTTGGAGAATAAGTCAAATAGATTAGTTGGACAGGCTAAAAACGAAGAACATATCTTTAAGACAATTGATCATGCAATGTTTGACTTTAAACAAAGACATTTTACAATGCCAGATGATGCGATTAAATTATATATTGATAAAGCAGTTCAAGAGGGATATGATACAGAAATTTTTATGAATGTGAATTTAACACATTATCCTCTTAGAGATTATTCTGGTATGATTTCTGAAATGCAATCTATTGTAAAAGCATATGGCAAGATTGGTAAACGAAATCAAAAAGCGATTGAAGCAAACAAATTAGGTAAGCATATGATGCATTTGATTAGATTATATATGATGTGCCTGGATATTCTTGAAAAGGGAGAAATTAATACCTATAGAGATAAAGAGCATGATTTACTTATGGATATTCGTAATGGTAAATATTTAGATGAAAATAGGCAACCTGTTTCAGAATTTTATGAAATGGTAGATGAATATGAAAAGAGATTAGATTACGCAAAAGAGAATACCGATTTGCCAGATAGTCCAGATTATAAAAAGATTAATGAATTTGTAGCTTCTGTAAACGAAAGAGTAGTAAAAGGTGAAATCTAAGAGCGTTTCTGCTCAAGATTCCATAAAATACAACTGAATAGAGATGATCAAATGGTAAATTTTGAAGAGAAATTTAATGATTTAATCCAGAAAAAGATTATCAATGACATTTCAAAACAGGATCTTATCAAAATTAATTATGATAATAGATATGAAGTTCCATATGAAGTCCTCAAAGAATGTTATGAAAAGATTGATATTGAAAAAGTAAAAGAGAGAATTATATCACGATTAGAAGAAGAAATGGCAGATAAGATTGTAAATAAAATCGTCACGGAATTTTCAAATGATATTAAACAAATTATGTGTAATCGTGAACTTAGAGAAGATTTGAGATATTATATGAGAACTAAAATTGAAGAAATCAATGATAAAGTGATGGTTTAGCATCACATGAAACAAACGTTTTAAGGCAGGTGATGATAATGTTTGGACGTAAAGAGTATATTATAATTGCAGTCATATGGTTGCTGATTGGCTTATTATCGGTAATAAGTATATGTGTATACGATATGAGAGGAGAACCATATGATGAGAATTATTTTAAAGGAGAAATACTGCATACTATAGTTCTTATTCTTACGGGAGGGGTGTCATTTTTAATTGTCTTTTATCTTATCATAGTTGATATTCTTCAAAAAATATATGAAAAACGAAAGAGTAATAGAATGTTCACAAAATTCATTTATAAAATAGCGAATATAGGTATAAAGAAAGATGGTGATAAGAAATGAAACGTGATCCAGCAGAAAGATACATAAAAGAGCATATGGATTCTATTAGTGTAAAGAAAATAAGACCTTTATCTTTAAGGTGTCAATGTGAGAAATGCCATAAAGAATATAGAAGAGAACTAATGTATCGTTGTAATTGTGGTATTTACAACAATTATTATGGTTGTGCTCAATGTTTTCCTAATAAAAATAATTTTCTTAAATGGCTACAAGATAATGATATATTATACACAGAAGAATCATTAAGAAAATTGTTTAAAAAGAGAGGAATTGGATGAGTAGTATTATTTAATCTGAATTCTCGATTTTATGGAGGTGATATAAATTACAGATGAAGCAAGGGAATTAGTAGAAGAGAATCACAATTTGATATATTCCTTTTTGTATAAATATCATTTAGATGTAGAAGAATGGTATGATATTGCAGCAATAGGCTTATGTAAAGCTGCAAATACATATAACAATGATAAATCGGGATTTTCTACCTATGCCTATAAATGTATGTATACAACTATAATAATGGAGAAACGTAAAGAAAATGCAATGCGTACAATTCCACAAAATCAGATAGTTTATTATGAGAATCAAGTCAACGAATCATCTAAAGATAATGACACATCTACATTTCTTAATTATATTCCAAGTAAACAAGATATTGAAAATGAAATAATATCAGCACTATCATTAGAAAATATTGAAAATGAATTGGTTGGTAATAAGAAAAAGGTTTTTCTTTTATTAAGAGAAGGATATACACAATGCGAAATATCTAAAATTATTGGTATATCAAAACAAAGAGTTTCTAAGATTAAACAAGAAATTACGGAGAAATATTATACGAGAGGTTCAAATATTGAATAAACGAGTAAGAAAGAAATGGTTAAAGAAGCAAGGATTATATGTTAGTCCAAAAGAAATATGGAATCTTGATTGTAATGTTGCAAAATATATTCTTCCAAGATTAAAAATGTATAAGAAACTAACCATTGCTTATCCTGGATATGATGAAGCAAATACACCTGAGAAATGGGATGAATTATTAGATAAGATGATCTGGTCATTTGAGCAAGCTGCTAATTATTATGAGATATATGAGTCGATAGATTGTAACAATTCAGATTGGAAAGAAAAATATAAGGAAACTAATGATAAGATTCAAGAAGGGTTGCTATTATTTGCAAAATGGTTTCAACATTTAGGGTGGTGAGCAAATGAAAGAAATTTTAGGAAATAATCTTAAACAATTCTTTTTCGTATTAGATTATCCAAAAGAATATGGAGCAATATGCACATACAAGAGTAATAGATATGAAGTTTGGTTAATGGATGATGAAATATTTGATATGATTTCAGATATATCAGAAGAAAAATTTGTGAAATTCGCAGGTGAAGATGCTTGGTGGAGAAGTAGTAACGGTAGTGTATTATATTCACTTGATAAAGGAGAAGTAACAATCAATAATCAGAAAATGATTGGATGGATTAGAAAACCTTGGGATGAAGAAATATCAAAAGATATTAATTATGAATCATTATCAGAGTATCTTTGTGAATTTATTGGAGCTTCTACACCTCATAATGTTGTGGCTTGTGCAATGGATCTAGCTAAATTCAATCATTTAACAATGGGTAGATTATTTAAAAAATATGAATCAGTGGAGGATTAATTATGATTATTACAGGAATGAATCACTTTCAGAAAGTATGTTTAAAGAAATTAGTAGAATGGTATTATGAAAATTATCCAGAATATGAAGTTGATTTGAATGATGTATTTATTGTTTGGTCATGTAAGACTCTACAAAACTATAAATGTCTTGCTTCTACTACGGTTTCTGGTGATGGAATCTATGTTGAGTATACATACAATGGTGATAAGCAGGAACTTTATGAAGATGTGTATAAGAAAGTGACAAATACTTGTATTACTGAGGAATAAGAAAGGATTAAAAATATGAAGAAATCAGAACCAAAATTAATTTTAAATCTACAAGTTGATAGTGAAGAACTTGATCAGAAAGTTAAACTTGCAATGGATAAATATATAGAAGATGTAATTGTAGGGAATCTTGATGATGAGATTGAAAAGATTGTCACTAAAAGAATTGGAGCGTTAGTATCAGCAGATAGATGGAATCCAAATCGAAAAATTAAAGATAAAACATTAGAAACGTATGTAAAAGAAGCGACAGAAAAAGTTATTTGTGATGTAATTGATAAGAATATCAAAGATATTTTTGCGAAGAAAGTTGCGGAGATGCTATAGAATTATGAGTGAACAATGTAAAGTATGCAAGAAATATAATGGAGATTGCGGTTATCATTTCAAAGATGATTTAGGACATATAGATTATGATATTCCATCTGAGTATGCATGTGATCAATATGGGAATTGTGTGTCTTTTGAAGAAATTCGTAAATTTAAAACCATAAAGCGATTACCAAATGAAGAAGAAATTGAAGAAGAACGTAAATGGTGGGAATCAAGTTTACATCTTCTGTCTGTAGAAGGGCATCTAAATCAATTCAAACAACAGATTATCAGTGTCGATAATCCAGATTTTCCAAATAATTTTATCCAATATATAAAAGAGAATATAGGTAAAGTAGACGTTATATTTGTAGATAGCGACATTAGGATTAGACAATGGCTTAACGAAGCAAAAATCAAATTTGTAACGGTTTATCCGTGGAGTAGTTGTTTACAAGAATGGATTGGACGAATGTATTTATGCGATCATAGCGATACCATTATTAGATATCGTATTAATGGATGGCATAATGAAGTATTGAAGAATAAAGAGCCACTTGGAGATTACCTTATTAGATTATCTCATGGAAAATATATTGACGAAAAATTGATTGATGATTGTTTTATGTCAGGATATGGAATAAATAGAGGAGCAGAGAATGAAAGTAATTCAAAATAATTATAAAAAAAAGAATACTATTGAAATTGAGTTTGAAAATGAGGATTATGCATGAGTAAGAGAATTAAAATCAAAGGTAAATGTCCTAGATGTGGTTCTAAATTAGAGATGGGTTTATTATGTTATGAATTTTCATATATGGATGAACCAGAAGTAACAGAACTTTTACCAATATGTACAAATAATAATTGTGATGAATCGTGCGGATATGGTAGTGAAATCAGATATAGATGGATCAATCATAGGACAGTAAAAATTGATGGATTATGGGACTAATTAAAACTCTGATTTCATGGAGAAATAAATATTAGAAAGGTGGTGATGATATACATGTGGGTTATATTTTTGCTTAGTGCATGTGCTTTTGCTCTTGTAGCACTAATCATATCATTAATTGCATGGTGGGTTATTCACAAAATGGAGTCTGAAATGCACAGAGATGATGAAAAATTTAATATCGAAAAAGAAGTTTATACAAAAATTAAAAATAATATTAAGAAAGAGGATTAATTTATGAAACAACTTATTGCAGGAATTGTTATCGCAGCAGCGGTTATTGGTGGAGTTTTTACAGTATCTCATATTAAGTTTATTGGAACTGGTAAAGTTGGTATTGTTTACAATTACAAAGATGGAGTACAAGATACGGTACTTCCACCAGGCGCACATTTTATTGCACCTATGAATAAATCCAAAGAATTTTCTACAAGTAATGAGATTCTTGTTCTTACGAAAGATAAAAGAGAAGGTAGTAAAGAAGATGATTCTTTTAAAGTGGCAACATCTGATGATGCTAGCATCGCAGTTTCATTCCAGATGAGTTATCGTTACGATCCTGAAACAGTTATTGATACATATAAGAAATTTAAAGGTATGGATGGAAATGATATTGTAGAAAATCGTGTTAAGACTGTTCTGAAATCTAAAATCTCAGAAGTGACAACAGATTATTCTATGATGGATATTTATTCTGGAAACAGATCTAAACTGAATAATGCAATCACGGAATATCTTAATAAAGATTTCCATAAGAAATACGGAATTGAAGTCCTTGATGCTTCTATCGTTGATGTACATCCAGATAAAAAGCTAAAACAAGCTATTGACAATCGTGTTACAGCACTACAGGAGAAACAGCAAGCTCAAGCTGAACAGGAGAAAGTAAAGGTACAGAAACAGACTGAGCAGCTACAAGCAGAAGCTGATGCTCAGATTGAAATTACAAAGGCTCAAGCTGATGCAGAAAAGGCAAAAATCAAAACAGAAGCCGATGCGGAGAATACTAGAACGAAGGCAAAAGCGCAAGCAGAAGCTAATAAAGAACTTAGTGCATCTATTACAGAAGATCTCATTAAGATGAAAGAAGCAGAAGCAAGACTTAAACATGGTTGGGTAACTGTAAAAGGTACAAATAGTACAGTTGTTGATGCAACAAAGAAGTAAATAGTGTAGACATGGTGTGATTCTATATAGAGAAATATAGAATGGTAGGGTTCGATTCCCTACCTACACATTCTAATAAATATTGAAAGGAGAACAGTCATGGCAAATGTACCGCCAAAGAATAAGAGATTTGAAAGCGGTGAAATTGTATTTTGGTGTCACCAATGTGGACATGAATATTCAGTCCACTATGGGATGGTAGATGAACAGTATAAATTTGATGTTTATATTGACTATCTTGCACCAAGAGAACGTAGAAGAATTTATTCTGACTATGTAAAAGGTGTTCCGATTGATGAATTTAACACTGAACAGAGATTTCACAAACTTCCTAAGAATTGGAGTTATGATACAAAGTTATTTGAGATTAAACAAGATCCATTAACAGATGAAGAGATTAATTTCAAATTAGACATTAACAAACCAGAAACATTAAAAGAAGCATATGATAAAGGATTCTTAGTGAAACGTGCGAAAATCTTTCATGGATCTATTGAATCAGAAATCACAAAAGATGGTTGGAGAATACATAAGGGATATTCGCAAGATTGGGGGATCAATAGAACACCTAATTATACTACTGTAACCTGCTCAAAAGTATATCGTTCATATGATGAAGCACAGAAAGAAGTAGATGAACATATTGCGGAATATAAACGTCAAGCTGCCTTATCTGATTATGATTGGTCTGTTGAGCAGATAGATAAGGTGTTAAGTTATTATAAGAACATTTATAATTTGACGGATAGTGAAGTAAAACAGTATCGTGATTGGATATTAGCACAGGATAATATAGAGAATGTAGAAGTAAGAATCCATTTTGGTAATCTCGAATTGCGAGACTGTACAAAGCACAAGAAATGGCATGGTATAGAAACTAATATGTGAGGTGGATTATGAGAAATATAGATAGACTTAGAGTAATGTCACTTGAAGAAATTGCGCCATATTTAGTGCATAAAACTATGATCAATAAATCAGAAGTTTGGTGTAGTCCTAGTGGATATACATTTAGTAATAAAGATGCTGCGATTGAAAATTGTATTCATTGGCTAGATAAAGAATATCATAAGGAGAACTAAATGTTAAGTGATTACTTATCGAAAAACGGAATTTCTAATATGGAAGAATTAATTGGTAGAGAAGTGTTTTTAATACTCCCACGGCAAGGGATTAAAAATTACGCAATTTGTAGAATTCAATATGGAAAGCAACACAAATGGATGATGTGTCTTCCAGAGAATTATAGAGTGTCTGAATTAGGTGAGAGTATTTTCTTTACAAAGGAAGAAGCAGAAAAATATCAGATTCAACAGTTATACAAATATAGCAAAAAACAACGTGATCGAGTGATTGAGAAAAAGATTAAAGAGAGAAATACAGAATTAGAAGAGTTGTACAGGTTATTAAAGAAATATCCAACGCCTGAATTAAGATATCTTATTAAAGATTCTTGTCAGTTATGTTCTCATAGGGATGAAGATTCTACATATTATGAAATACCTGTATATTTATGTAGAGTTTGCAATGAGCATAATATGTTTGATTATGACTTTGATAAATTAAGAGAACTATTTGGAGAATGATGCTATGAAAGATGTTAAAATTGCAAAATTTGTAGAATTGATTATTAAAGGCAAAACAGCAATCGAAGCTGCGAAAGAATCAGATATTATTGATTTGTCAACAGAAGATGTGCTGAGAGAATTATCTAAAGAAGATTATGAATCTGATTGGGATAAATTAGCTAAAGCAATCATTGGAGGTTGAAAATGATCAAAAGTGAAGTAGATGGAGCATATCTAATCACACATTCTTATGGAGAAGTAATAGACGGAATCACTTGGGATGAATCTTCCGCAAAATTCCTGGTAGATAAGCTCAATGAAAGATGTAAAAAAGTAAATAAATGTCTTGAGTGTAGAAAAAGCAATTTTAAAATTGGTGAAGAAACGTGTGATAAAGCGGAAATCTATTTTAGTAGCAATGGATATGGTAGTAGATGTGCCGCATATTGCGTCAATGATGTTACTGATAAATTAAATAAAGATTATATTGAATCACCATATGAGTATCATTACCAGAAGATTGACGTACTTGATGTAAAGAAAATGTTAGGAGAATAAATGAGAGAACTAAGAGTAATAATTGCAGGTGGTAGAGATTTCAACGATTATAATTTACTTGAGCGTAATGTAAATGATATTTTGAAAATATATGATAATAAAATAATAATTATTAGTGGTACTGCAAAAGGTGCAGATCAATTAGGAGAAAAATTTGCTAAAGATAATCACTATGAATTATCTCGATTTCCTGCAAATTGGGATTTGTATGGTAAATCTGCTGGATATAGGCGCAATGCAGAAATGGCTAAATTCGCAGTTGAAAATGGAAATATTGGAATTTTAATTGCATTTTGGAATGGTAAAAGTAGAGGTACAAAACATATGATTGACTTAGCAAAAAGGTATAATTTGAAAATAATATATATTATTGAATATGAATCAGATGGAGAATAAATAAATGAACATTAAAGTAACTGGTAAAATTGAAAAACCTGTTGAGATTAATCCATTAGATGTAATCAGAGAGTTAAAGTTGCAATTACTTGGTAGAAATGATTATTTCATTGGTGAAGATGAACAAGTCTATTATCAAGAACAATGTAGTTTATATGGTGATTATGAAAATGTTCTAGCCCCTCAATATATTCAAGAAAATATTGAAGTTGTAAAAGCATTAAATGTTCTTGCAAATAAATTATCATAAAGGAGAAATTATTAGTGGCGAAGAAAAATTATATGAAAGAACTTCTTGAGCAATATGGTAGGCTTGATAGGAGTTATCGAAATAGTTTTAATCAAGGTGATATTGTTCAGCATTTTAAAAGAGAAATAACAAATACAGTAAATTCACCAAATGAATATCTTTATAAAATCTTATGTATTGCAAAGCATACAGAGAAAGATGAATATATGGTTGTGTATCAAGCATTGTATGGACAGTTTAAAATCTATGCAAGACCTTATGAGATGTTTATGAGTGAAGTGGATCATCAAAAATATCCTGATATTAAACAAAAATATAGATTTGAAAAGTGGAATAGATTTGAAAAGTGAAATGGAGAATAAATAAATGGCGTGTGAGAAATATACAAATTGTGAATATTGCAGAAAAGATTATCACTGTCCATATGATCACATGGGAGATGGAAGTCCCTGGTGTAAAGAATTTCAATGCACAATAGATAATTGTAAAAGACATGAGTGTATCTCATATGAAGAAGAATTATTCGAGATAAAAGGATATTGAAAGGAGAACAAATGTACATAGAGGATTTTTATAAACCGATTGTAACAAAGTTTTTCAAGTTATTAATCAATGAGGTTGAAGAACTTAACGATAAGAGAAAAGCTAAAGATAAACTTAACACAGCATTTCTTATTGCTCCTTTAGCTCAGGATATTAATTATCATTTTGAGAAATATGCGGATTTTGCGGAAGATCTTAGATATTTGGGTTTGGTTTGTGCAGAAGTTATAAGTAACGATTATAAAGATCAAGTGAAAGCAAATATTTATATTGACGAAGAAGAGAAGTATTATTATGAAATCATATTTGATTCAGATACATCATATTTAGGTTACTGTGAATGTATAAAAACTGATAAAGGATATAGAGAAGATAAACAATGTTGTGGGTATGATTGTGATTGGGATTATCCTACGGTAGAAGTTAGAAAAGTTCAGATTGTATCAAAACATGATTGGGAAGGTACTCAACATGAATATTGGAATTTTGAAGATGAATTTTTCGATAAGAATGATAAGGCTAAAAGAGAAAGAATAAAGAAAGAGAGTAAGATTAGAATTGAGTTTCTACAAAATGAGATTAAGAGGATGCAAGATAAGTTAAAGGAGATTGAATGTAAAATGTAGATGGATCTTTCGTTTTAAGTTAGAGAATAAATAGATAGGAGGTGAGGCATTATGAAACCGATTATTAGTCCGTGGTTAATTTATTTTGCAGAACTAGCAGATAGCATTAACATGGCATTCTTATTTGTTACATTTATTGCATTTATTATAATGGCATTTGCATTTATTCCATATATGGATAATAAAAAAGATGAAACTCTTAAACAATGTTTGAAAAAATCGTTTATATGGTTTTGTATTAGTGTAGCAATAGTGGTTATGACACCATCAAAAGATACAGTATATACAATGGTTGTTTTAGATAATGTAACCACAGGTAACATTCAAGCGATTGGTAAAACTGGTAAAGATGTAGTTGATTATATTACAGAGCAGATTGACAAAGTTGTGAATGAGGATGATGAAAAGGAGAATAATTAAATGGAAATTTGTAATTTAGAAAGAGGCAAAGGTAAAACAACATATTTAACATATAGAAGTCATATTACACAATATCCAGTTGTATGTGCAGATTATACCGGGGTAGGAGTTGTTAAAGATATTGCTACAAGAATTGGCTTAACTATTCCTGAACCAATGACAGTACAAGAGTTACTTAAAGACAGATCATTGGTTTCAAGTAAAAAGTTTTTAATTGATGAAGCACCAATGGTATTACAGAGATTGCTTGGAGTCAACATTGATACAATTACATTATCTGAAAGAGATAGATAACAGGAAATCCAAATTTCATCGGAGAATATTATAAAGTATGAATGATAACTATAAAAAATGGAATGAAATTATTGGACGAATGATTGGCAGGAATTATAATGTAGAATGTACTGGATGTCGAGATGATATTATATTTAATCATAATTTTATTAATTCGACAAGAGAAATAATGTTTTATAGAAAATATAAAAATGTAAAATTAATAAATATTATGGGATCATTTGAACAGTTTCATTTTCAAACAGAAGATGGTGAGTTGTTAATACTTCCAGGACGATACGTTATTTCAATTTTGCCAGTTAAAAATAAAGAGAAATAAATCTCATAGATTCAATCGAATCGAATTTTCCAAATAAATTGAAACTAAATAGAGGAATAAAATATGGGTGGTTAGCAGCATACCCTTGGGATTTTATACCTATAAACCACTGTTGACATAGAATTTATCTTATAGATTTAATTCCATGTTCCGTCCGAAAGGGCGTTTATCATAAACAAATTAAAAATTAAATAAACAATTATTAAGGAGAAAAACACATGAAAGAATTAAAGAATCTAGTAACAGTAACAGGAAAACTTGTAGAAAATAATATTGAAGAATTTAAAACAAAAAAAGGTGTAGACGCAATCGGAGGAAGTCTTGTATTAAGAACTGCTGACAATAGTGAACATGAGATTAATTTCTATGCGAATAAATACAAGAAAAATGAAAAGAAAGAGTTTACAACAGAAGAAAGTTACTTCTATAAACAGTATATGGATGCAAAAAACAATCTGAAAGATATTGAACATTGCTCAGAAGGAGAATCACCAGATATTGTATCTATTACAGATGGTACATTCACAGATAACGACTTCAAGATTAATGGAAAAGTAGTATCTTCAAACAAAATCAACGCTAAATTTATTAATAAAATTGAGCCGAAAGATTATGAAAGTACAGTTCTGGAAGCTAAATTTGAAGTAGAAGGAATTGTAGAAAAGATTACAGATGAGATTGTGAAAGATGTTCCTACTGGAAATCTCGTAGTTACAATGAATGCTATTGGTCAAATGGCTGATGGATTTGGAAAAGATGCTAAATATGAAGCTGATCACCTAATTCCAATTAGAATGACTGTCGATAAATCAATGGCTACAGATTTCCGAGATGCAGGATATTATGATGGATGCTTTACTAAATTCACAGGTGTTGTAATTAATACTGTTGAAATTACAGAAGAAGTTGAGAAGGCTGCGTTTGGAACAGATATTGTTAAAAAAGTAAAGAGAAATATCAGAAGAAATGAAATTAAATCTGGTGTTGCAGTATCAACTATTTATGAGCATGATCTTACAGAAGATGTTGTAGATACTCTGAAATCTAAGAGAAAAGCAAAACTCAAAGAGATTGAAATGGGAGAATCAGCACATACAGAAACAGCAGAAGGATTTGAGAAAAATCCAACTCCTGCTCCTGCAACTACATACAATCCATTTTTACAGAAATAAACATAAATAATAAAAATAATAAATTTCCTACTCGGTTCATATTGAATTGAGTAGGAACACAAATAAATCACACATATAAGGAGAAAATTAGAATGATTCCAAATTTATTAGATCTACAACCAAACAAAGTATCTGTTGACCTTACTCAGTATTCAATGATTATCATGGGTGATACTGGTGTTGGTAAAACAATGAGTACAATGAAATTTCTGAAAGAATTAGTTCCAGATAAAGATCCATTCTTCTTAGAGTTTGAAGATAGATTCCAGAACATTCCTGGAATTACAGCAGTAAAAGTAAATAGTATGTCAGATTTTAAATCAATCATTGGACAGTTAAGAAATCCAGCATTAAAAAATAAATTCTCTTGTATTGTAATTGATACGCTTGATAAATATGAAGAATTTTGTGAGAGATATGTTCTTGAGAACAGAGATGCTGAAATCTTAAAAGATGTTGGTGGATTTGGTGAAGGTTCATTAAGATTTAAGAGTGCATTAAGAAACATTGGATTGATTCAAAGTTTAGGATATACAGTTCATTGTATTGCACAGTCTTCTCACGTAAAAGATTTTGATACAAAGAAAGAGAGTGATTCTCTTAAACTTAACAAAAACACATTTTCATATTGTAGAGAAGGTGCTTTCCTTGTTGGATATATGTATCAGAAAGATGGAGAGCGTTACGTAACATTTAAGAAAAGTGACAAATATCCAGATTTAAAAGATACATTTAATCTTCCAACTGAAATCAACATTAAAGATTTAAAAGATGTATGGGTAAAAGCAGTAGAAGATTTAGGTGGAGATTTCACAACCAAAGAAAAGACAATTGATAAAACTACTCATGTAGAAGACTTTAATGCAATTAAAAATAAAGGATTAGAGTTAGGGGCATTACTTGCACAGCATGGATATCTAAATGAAGCTACCGCAGTTTTACAGAAAAACTTAGGTCTTGATGATGATGGAAATGTAAAAATGTTTGATAGTCTAAGAGATACACAGATTGATCTTACAAAAGTAATTGTAATGGAACTTGAAGAACTTGTTGGTAAATATAACATCAAATAAATATAACTAATTGACGGGAGGGTAATTCCCTCCCAATTTTAAGTAGGTATATTATGGCTAGATCAATAAAATGTAAACGTTGTGGTAAAACATTATTACCAGAAGAAAGATATAAATACGATAATAATAGTTATTGCGTAGATTGTTACAAAAAAGTCGAAAGGGACGCTAATGAATACAAAGAACTTATGCGTTATATTTTCGATATTTTTCATTTAGATAAAGCAAATGGATTGATTCTAAAGCAAATAAAGAAATTTAGAAAAGAATATGATTATCCATATGCTGCAATGACATACACATTATGGTATTGTAAAGAAATTTTAGGTAAGTCATTTGATATAAAATATGGAATTTACATAATAGAGGATTATTACAATGAAGCCTGTGACTTTTATATACAACAAGAAAAACAAAAAGAACAAGCTGATAAAATCTCTAAATTGGATATTAAAACAAAAATTGTAAATAGAAAATCTGTAAATATGAATAAAACAAAATCATCTACATCATTGATTAATTTAGGTGATTTGATAGAGGGTGGTGATTCAAATTAATTTTAATCAACAGGTAGATAAGAAAGCTATATTTTTATTATTTGGTTGTTATTGTTTGAATCCAAGATTAGCATTGGATGAAAAATATGCAACTAATACAAATGATTATCCTGAGAATTTTCATAAAATGATATGGGGTGCAATTATTAATATTGCTAAGAAAAGAACGGCTGAAAAAATTACACCCATAGATATTGAAAATGAAATATCACAATTTGATACCGCTTTGTCTTTATGGAAAAATAATGATGGGTGGGGTTATATTGAGTCTGCGATTGATATGTCATCGGATAAAATATCAAACGTAGGTAAATATTATGACGATGTAAGAAAATATTCAATCATTAGGAATGCCACAGAATCACTTAAAATGGATACATCATTTATATATGATGAAGACGATGATGAAAAACTGGAACACTTCAACCAATTAACAAGCATAGAAGTTTTAAATGAAATAAATAATAAATTTATGGATTTTAAATCTAAATGGAAGAATGTTTTTGGTGATAACTATTCATTTAGAGCAGGTGAAGGCATTGTAGAAAGATTAAATGAACATAAGAATCAGCAAAATGTATATGGTTATCCGTTTCAATCTGGATATTTAACTACAGTATATCGAGGGATGCGACCTAAAAAATACATTTTAAGAAGTTCTGTATCTGGTGGAGGAAAATCAAGATCTTCATTAGCAGATGGATGTAATATGGTATCAGATAGAATTTATGATTGGAATAAAAAAGAATGGATTCCAACAGGTGAAAGCCAACCAGTGTTATTTATTTCAACAGAGCTTGAAAAAGAGGAAATTCAAGATATTATTTTAGCTCATGTTAGTGGAGTTGATCAGGATAGAATTGAAGAATGGAGTGATATTACGCCAGAAGAAGAATCAATTCTTGATGAATCTGCAAAATACATAGAGAATTATAATTATTATATAGAGTATATGCCAGATTTTACAATTGATTTGATTTCTGAAACTATTGAGAAATATGTTTTAAACTATGGAATAGTAGCTTGTTTCTTTGATTACATCAATGATTCACCATCGCTTTATGAATATTATTACAATAAAACACACACAAGACTTAGAACAGATCAGATTCTTTTCTTATTCAGCGCAGCTTTAAAATCAGTTTGTAATAAATTTAATGTATATCTTGGTTCAGCTACACAGTTAAATGATAATTATAAAGAAGATAACAATAAAGATGCAGGCGCATTAAAAGGATCTAAAGCTATTATCGAAAAAGCTGATGGTGGTATACTTGCACTTCCTGTAACACACAAAGATTTAAAAAGATTAAAACCAATTCTTGAGTCAGATGGTTCATTCGGATCATTAATCCCCAATATGTCTTACTATATATTTAAAAATCGTGGTGGAAAATGGAAAACTATCATAATTTGGACAAAACTCAATATGGGAACTATGAGGGAAGTAGATTGTTTTGTGACGGATTACAACTACGAATTAATTACTGATATTGAGAAAACGTTGATTGATTTTAGATTAGATGATGTTGGAGATGTTGGTATTATTGAAACTGATATTGATGTGTCTGGATCAGATTTAGCAATGCAATTATCTAAGTAGGGAGGTACTTATATGACCGCCCAGGAATTAAAAAGTAAACTTACAGAAGATGATATTAAGAAACTTCTTGAATTAATGGGAGCTACTTTTTATTACGAAGATGATGATATGTGGATTACAGATACAATATGTCATCATGGAACTAAACCTAAATTATATTTTTATAAAGATTCTATGTCATTTCATTGTTATACAGAATGCGGTCAATTAGATATTATTGGCGTAGTCATGGGATATAAAGGATATGAACAAGAAGAATTTCAAAAAGCTATCAATTGGATTTCTGTAAAATTAAATCTTGACAATCATGTGTATGGATTTGGTAAACAGGAACAAATTTCCGATTGGGAGTTTATTAAAAAATATAAGAAAAATAAAAAGGTAAAACCAAAAGATAAAATATTAGTTCCTTACGATAAAAACGTTCTTAATATATTTCAGCACTTTTATTGTCAATCATGGATAGAAGAAGGAATTTCTGTAGAAACAATGAAAAAGTACAATATTCTTTATTCGACATGGCAACAAAAAATCATCATTCCGCATTATGATATGAAAAATAATTTAGTTGGTGTAAGATCGAGAGCATTACTACCTGATGATATTGAATTATTCGGTAAATATGCACCGTTTAAAATTGGCAATAAATTTTATAATCATTCTCTTGGATTAAATTTATTTGGTTTAAATCATAATATAAATGCAATTCAAAAAAAGAGAAAGATAATGCTTGTAGAAGCTGAAAAATCAGTATTTCAAACTGATACTATGTTTGGTGAAGATAATTTTACAGTTGCTTTATGCGGAAGTAATTTAACTGATTATCAAAAAAGAATGATTCTTATGTTGGGAGTTAGAGAAGTTATCATTGCATTGGACAAACAATATCAAACTCTTGATTCAGACGAATGTAAAAACTGGTCACAACATATAAAAGATAAAATTATAGATAAATTAAGTCCATTTGTTTCTGTATCTGTACTATGGGATAGTACAAATTTGTTGGGTTATAAAGATTCTCCAACAGATAGAGGTAAAGAAACTTTGTTGAAACTTATGGAGAACAAAATATATGTAGGAACAAATCAATAATTAAGGTGGTGCAGAGTGAGTTTTAAATATGATGTACTTGGACATGTGAGGTTTGGATATGAATTAAATGATATTTTGACATTAAAAGGTATTGAAGATATTGATTCATTTTTACATCCAACCATTAAACATGTTGAGAGTGAAGAATTATTTGACAATATAAAAAAAGCAAGAGATATATATGTGCATCACGTATCGCAGAATCATATAATTGATTTACTTGTTGACTGTGATGTGGATGGATATACATCTGGTGCAAATATATATCAATATACCAAAAGAATAAATCCATCAATAGAAATTAGATGTTTTATTCACGGTGGGAAAGTACATGGATTATCTGAATTTATAGATTCTATGTGTTCAGATAATTCAGATTTAGTTATTATTCCTGATGCTGGTAGCGGTGATTGGAATGAATGTAAGCGATTAATTAACTCTGGTAAAGATGTGATTATTTTGGATCATCATGCGATTGACACATCTGGAAATCCTGCAATTGTAATTAATAATCAATCGTCAAAAAATATTATAGATAAAGCTATGACAGGAGTTGGAATTACATACAAATTTACAAAATTATTAGACAAATATTATAAAGTAAATTATGCTGATGATTATTTAGATTTAGTGGCTCTTGGTATGATTGGTGATAGAGCGGATGTTTTAAATCTTCAAACACGATATTTAATATTAAAAGGTCTTGAAGAGATTAGAAATCATACTAATAAAAATAAGTTGATTAGTACATTTGTAGAAGCTCAAATGTATTCAATGAATAATAAAGTTACGATCAATGGTATGGGTTTCTATGTATGTCCATTAATCAATTCAATGATTAGACTTGGAGATTATCAAGATAAATGTTATATGTTTGAAGCGTTATGTAATTCTGATAAATTTCTTGATAGAAAAGTTAGAGGTCAAGGAATTATAAATATGCCGATTCAAGATTATGTGTTAAAAGCGTGTCAATCAAGCAACCGTAAACAGAAAAAACAAACAGAAGAAAGTGCTGCGATATTATCTGAAGAAATATCAAAATACAATCTTGATAAATTTCCAATTCTAGTATGTAATGCAAAAGATGATGTTGACGGTAATTCCACTGGTTTAATTGCTAATAGACTTGCTGACCAATATCAACGTCCATGTTTATTAATGAGAAGAAAAGGTGATATATGTAGAGGAAGTGGAAGAGGAAGCGACAAATGCGAAATACTAGATTTTAATGAATGGTGTAAAAATACAGGTTTATTTAATAAAGTAGAAGGTCATTCAGGAGCATTTGGTTGTGAAATAAGTGTTGATAATACAAATAGATTATTTGAATTATTATCAACTATGAAAAGTATTAATGAACCTACATATCATGTCTATAACGTCTATGAATCAAATCAAATTCATGATCAGATTATCAAAAATGTAGCGAAATATGACTACATTTGGGGTAATACGATTAGTGAACCGATATTTCTTATCAAAAATATTCCATGTAATAAATACAATTTGTATCTATTGGGTTCTAAACAAAATAGAATCGAATTTACATATCACAATATCAAATTCATAAAACAAACCAAAGGAAGTTCTTTAGCAGCACAATATAAAGAAATTATAGATATTGGAGATAATGTTGAATTTGATATTGTTGGTAGATTTTCAATTGATTATAAAACAAAATCGGCACAAGTTTTAATTGATGATTGGATGTTTTATAAGAGTGATAAAATTTCTGGATTTGCATTTGGATAAGGATGGTGATTGATATAATAGACAAAAGTAAAATTCATGGTTATGATTTCGAGGTATTCACTAAGATCAATTGGTTTTGCGTTACATTTATAAATTATGAAGATAGAAATAAAGAAGTAGTTATAGTAAATGACAGAGCAAAATTAATAGAATTTTACAATGAATATAAAGATGATATTTTTATTTCATATAATGGACGACAATACGATACAGGAATTTTTAAAGGAATCCTGGATGGAATGAATGTCGGATATGTAAATGATAAACTCATCAAAGAAGGTAAAAAACCTTTTCAAGTTGTAAAAAATGCAAAGAAATATCCATTAAATGATTATGATACCATTTTAAAAGATAAATCATTGAAGCAGTTAGAAGCATTTATGGGAGATGATATTAGAGAAACAGAAGTAGACTTTAATATTGATAGACCTCTCACGCAAGAAGAAATAGAACAAACACTCTATTACAATCACCATGATGTAATAGAGGTATTAAGAGTTCTTGATTATTGTTGGGATGATTTTGAAGGTCAGCTAGATATCATTGAATTATATGGTCTTGATATGTCGTATTTTACTAAAACAAAGGTTCAATTAGCGGTTTCTCCTAAAATTCTTAATGCTGTCGATCAACATACTCTCGATGATGAATTTGATATTCGTCTTCCAGAAACAATTCAATTATCAGATAAATACAGATTTATTCCAGAATGGTATATGAATCCTAAAAATTGGAGGTATAAAGAACACCTTCGGTCAGAAGATAACCAACATAATAATCAGTTATGTTGTACAGTCGCAGGTATTCCCCATGTATTTGCATGGGGAGGGTGTCATGGAGCTGATGATAAAGAAGCTGTATTTGAAGGAATTATTCTACATGCTGATGTAGCATCAATGTATCCTACAACAGATATTGAATATGGTTTGTTGAGTAGAAAATTTAAAAATCCTGATGACTTCAAGCAAATGAGAGATTTTAGATTAAAATTAAAATCAGAAAAGAATCCAAAAAATAAAGCTCTTAAACCTATGATTAATGGTGTGTATGGAGCAGGAAAAGATAGAAACAATCCATCATATGATCCACTAATGGCGAATCTTACTTGTATTTTTGGACAAATGTTCATTCTTGATTTGATTGACAAACTTGAACCATATTGTAGATTATTACAAACTAATACTGATGGTATTTTTGTTCTTTGTGAGAATGAAGAAATGAAAAATAAAGTGATTGAGATAACAAATCAAGTGGGTAAAAGACTTAAAATGGAGTTTGAGATAGATGAATATACAAAACTCATTCAAAAAGATGTAAATAACTACATTGCAGTTAAGAAAAATGGGGAACTGGAATGTAAAGGAGCAATGGTTAAATTCAATAAACCAATTGATAATGATTTGCCGATTTTGAATGATGCTGTTAGAAATTATCTAGCATATGATATTCCAGTTGAGCAAACTATAAATGAATGTGAAGAGTACATAAAATTTCAAAAAGTTATTAAATTATCTGCAAAATACAAAGAAATATGGTATGGAAATGGAGTATCAGGAAAAGACAACAAAATCACATCCATAAATGGAGAACTTTTAAAAGGTAAAGTACATAGAGTATTTGCTAGTAAACGACAATTAGATGGATCTATTTACAAACTGAAGATTGAAAAAGGTGTTAAATCTTATGAACAGTTTGCAAATACACCTACTCATTTATTTATTGACAATGAAGATGTACATGATAAATCAATTCCTGAGTATTTGGATAAAGAATATTATATCAATGAAGCAAAGAAAAGAATTGATATGTTCCTAACTAAAGATGAAGAAAAGATAGATGAAACTCCATATATATTATTTGATTGTATGAATCAGAGTTCAACATTTTATGAATTTCTTAAAAAATGCTTAGAGAAAAAAATAACAAAGAAAGTTTTAGAACAATATTTAATTGCTGATTGTTGTAATATATATGGAAAAACAAAGAAACTATTGACATTTAGAGATTATTTTATGATTCTGAATGGAAAAGATAAAATGACTCTAAATACACTAAACAAGAAAATAAAAGATGATAATGTAAAAAATATTATCATATCTAATTCTGAAATATCTAAATCTGGAAAATCTTATAACAATATCAATTATGAGAAATCTTTATTAGAAATTTTCAATATTATCCCAAATGAGAATATAAATCCATACGAAATAATGACTATGCAAATAAATAAATTTGATTCCGTTAGGTATATTGATCCATTGCTGAAAAATGATATGTGGTTTGTATTAAATACAAGAAACGTAATTGCTCCTAATTTAATAATATATAACATTAAAAATGGAGAAATACAATATAGAAAGGTAGACAAGAAGATATTTAAAATACTACCTTTGCAAGATGGCGATATTATTGAAATTAAAAATTCTAAAAAGGAATTTGCAAAAAAGATTATTGGAAAGGATGAAGAAGGCAGAAACATAATCGCTGCTGATATAGATAAAGAATTGGATATCATAACACAATATGAGATTTTGTATAGAAACTATGGAAAGGGAAAATCCCTAATTGTTGATAGTGAGGACAATTAATGGAAGAGAAAATTTTAAAATTTGAATGTGCTTTGGATAGAATTATCTATCCAAAGTATAGTAAAAAAGTACAATCTGGTGACTTTGCAATATTCAGCATGAGAATAATAAAATGGATAGATAATAAAATTGATGAAATCGAAACCATTAAATTAAAAGGAACAACATGTACGCTTGAATATGGAACTACATATAAAGTATTTTGCAAATTAGCAGAAACTCATGAAATATATGGAGATACATATGGATTGATTTATATTAGTAAATGTATTGATATTTCAAGTAAGGATAAACAAAAAGAGTTTTTGAAAAATGTTTTGAATGAAAATTTAGTAGAAAAACTTTTCGATGAATATGATGATGTCATTAAATTACTTGAAAATAGAGATGTTAAATCTTTAATGAAAATCAAAGGAATTGGGAATCAAGTAGCTTTAAGAATGATTGATGAATATGAGGAATCTAAAGATTATAGTTCTATTTATATGGAATTAGGTCAGTTAGGATTCACACATACATTTATCAAAAAGCTTGTAGATTTTTATAAATCACCAGATACAGTGATTGATATTGTCAAAAACAATCCATATGATTTGTTGAGAGTTGAAGGTATCGGTTTTAAAAAGGCTGATGAAGTAGCTTGTAAAGTTGGAATAACTCAATATGATATTAGAAGAATCAAAGGATTTTTATTATACTATTTAAATGATCAAGGAGAAGCAGGAAGAAGCTATTTGAATTATCAAGATTTAATGAAAGCCTTATATGATACATTAGGTTTTATACCAGAAGAAATAATAAATGCTACAGCGAAACAAATGATTGATAATAAAGATGTGGTTGTACTTGATAATGGTTCTAAGATAGCATTAAAAAAATTCTACAATTTGGAGAAAAATATAATGAACGAATTGTTTAGACTCCAAATTGGACTTGTGAAAGTAGTAGAAAATGATTCAAACAAAGTTAATAGTATTCATGATGATTATATCCCTAGATCATTCAATATAGGAAATTGGGAAACAATTACAGAAAATGTAGAAGAAAAACAAGGATTCATGTTTACTGATGAACAAAGAGCAGCAATTAAGCTTAGTCTGGATAATCATGTTATGGCTTTAACTGGTGGAGCAGGCGTTGGTAAAACGTCAACAGCAAATGGAATATGTTCATTATACAGTGGGTATAGTATTTTGGCTTGTGCGTTATCAGGAAAAGCTAGTGTAAGAATTACCGAAGCTACGGGACTTCCAGCTAGTACAATTCATAGAGCTTTAGGATATCAAAATGGTGAATTTATGTTCAACAAAGAGAATAAATTAGCAGTTGATATTGTTTTGATTGATGAAGCAACTATGATTAATGGTACATTATTCTTATCATTATTGGAAGCTATTCCAACAGGTGCAAAAGTAATTATCATGGGTGATGTACAACAGCTTACACCAATTGGTAATTGTCAAGTATTTGCTGATATTCTTGATAGTAATGTTTTACCAGTAGTGAAATTAAGTAAACCACATAGACAAGCCTTGAGAAGTGGTATCATTCCAACTTCGATCAAAATTGCTAATCAGCAACAAATCTTTGATGGGGATTATACAGGAAATACAATTATTGGAGAATTAAAAGATATGGAGTTTGACATTTCTGGAAAAAGAAATGAAGAATCTATATCAGATAAAATCATAAAACATTTTCAAATAGAATTAGAAAAATTTCATGACGTTATGGAAGTTCAAGTGTGTGTTCCTATGAGATTGCGTGGAGAATTATCCTGTTATAATCTAAATTCTAAAATTCAATCTATTTACAACCCCAAATTAAATGATGGTAATGAAATCGAAATCTTTTTAGAGAAGAAAAAAGATGAAACAAAAAAATATACAATCCGTGTAGGGGATAAAGTAATTAATACTAAGAATAATTACAAATGTCTTAATTCAGAAGGTGATCAAACACCTGTATTTAATGGAAATATGGGAATTGTAAAAGAAATTGAAAAGAATGGAATGTGTACAATAGATTTTATTGGTGTTGGAGAGGTATTATTTACAAAATCAGATTGTAAAAATCTTGAGTTAGGGTATGCGTGTACCACACATAAATGCCAAGGCTCAGGCTTTTGCTCAACGATCGTTGGATTAGATAATAGCAGTTACATAATGAACAATTCAGAATTACTTTATACTGCAATTACCAGAGCTAAAAAATATTGTATTCTTGTTGCAAATAATTATGCTGTTGTAAAAGCTATTCAAACAAAAGAAGTAAAAACAAAGCAAACATTTTTAAAAGACATGTTACTTGAAAATGCAAACAGATTAAAACAAAAGGAGAATTGATATATGTCAAGTATTTATGAACTCACAGGAGAATATCTGGAACTTATGGATATGTTAGAAGATGAGGAGGTTGATGAGCAAACAATCATTGATACACTCGAAGCATTAGACGGAGAAATCGAAAATAAAGCAGATAACTACGCTAAAATTATTCGATCTCTTGAATCTGATATTGATGGGATTTCAAAAGAGAATGATAGATTAACGGCAAGAAAGAAAACATATGAAAATAGAATCAAGTGGTTAAAACAAAATCTTGAAATGTGCATGAGAACAATTGGAAAGAAGAAATTTACAACAGACTTGTTTTCATTTAACATTCAGAAAAATGGTGGGAAGCGTAAACTCACAATTGATGTTGATGTAAAAAATATTCCAGAGGAATATAGAATTAAACAACCTGATGCTGTTGATGGAGAAAAGCTGAGAGATTATTTAAAGGAAAATGGATTAGAAGGACAAGATGGATCACTCAATTGCGAATGGTGTCATTTAGAACCACAGAGAGAAAGTTTGAGAATTAGATAATTCTTATTTTATAAAGTTTAAAGGAGTATGAGATATGACATTTGATAATTTAGTTGATTTACAACCTAATGTTATGTTAGCAGATTTAATTCAATTATTTTTAATGGGATATGATGATAAAATTTATGTAAATGTGATTATACACGAAGCAAACTTAAAAGAACCAATTGAATTATCTGAGGTAAGAATTATAGATAGTGCTTTGCAACCGTATTATGAATATAAAATAGCATATTTAGAAGATTCATATTATGAAACTCTTGGAAGCATGATGACAATAAATCTAATAAAAGAAGATAACTAAATGAAAGCAGAATTTCATAGCAAAAATGATACTATATATAGTGCATTAAATTAGAATAAACACTATATATAGTATATAAGAAAAGAGGTGAACAACTATTATTCCAGAAAAATGTAATAAGTGTGGATGTGAGGAGTTTTACACAAAAGAAAGTGGTACACAGACAGGACTGTATTGTAAAAAATGCAACAAATGGATTAAATGGTTGAGTAAGAAAGAAGTAGCCAACTTCAATAAGTGCAACGTTGCTGATATACAGCTTGATACAAATGGTAACATTCATGGCAAATTAATTCCTTCTATTGAAGATCGTTTATGGAGATTTGTAGATTTTCTTGATAAGAAAATTAATGAAGAATTAGAAAGAAAACCATTGTCCCAATCTGATTCTATTGCAAAATGTTCATATTCGCTTGCATTAGAAAGAGATAAAAATGCACTAATTAATATTCTTAATGGTAGAGAATTTCATGATATGGGAGAATAAATATGTATAGTAAAGAAAATCTATTAAAACTTAAAGTAATTAACTGTAAAAACTATATTTACATAGCAGATGAAGATTATTATGGAGTTACAGACTTAACTAGATACTTATTTGATGGTGAAGTACCAGAGAAAACAAATAAAGATAGATGGTTTAAACTTAATAGTATTCCTAAAGTTGTAGCAGCAAAGCAAGAAGATAAACGTATTAATGTTAGGTATGAACTGAAAGCAGGATATACTGCAACAGAACTCATGCCACAGATTATCACACAAGAAATGGAACAAAGTGAAGAATACGATGAAGTAATTGGATTATATAACTATAAGTATGACACTATTCCAGGAGAATATGAACCAATTGAATTTGAAATTAAAGAAATTTACTCAAGAGAAAATTTTGAGTTTGTTCCCAATAAATATAATGCAAAAACAGATTTACTCACACAAATTGAATATCCAGAAGAAGCATATCAAGACAAACCTTGCAAACTAGATTGTGATGAAATGTTAAAGATTATAAGAAATTATGTTAAAGCAAATATTGATACTAATGTTGCTGATATCACATCTGATTATGATTTTCATTTTGAAGTAAAGAAGAAAATCGCATTGGCTGATCCATACAATATTTTAATTGATACAAATAATAATCTATTCAGTAAAAGAAAAAGAAAGCCTAAGTGGGTTAATCGTATGATTTCACATAAAACAGAAACGATTATTGATTTTAAAAATTCAACATCTACAGATTTTGGAAAAGATTGTGTAAAAGCTCCATCTATTATCGGAGAAAATTATCAAGATTTACAAAATAAAGTAGAGAAATTTTTAACAGAGCTTATGTCACAGATTAACAAAAAATATTGTGAATGCCCTACTTGTAAAGGTTGGGGAATTGTAGAAGGAGAATAATATGATGACAAGAACAAAAGTATTTAGTAAAGATTATTTAATGGATGAACTTGATTTACCGTATGACAATACTATTGTTGATAGGATTGTAAATACTACTCGGTGGTCGATTATCCATGAGATTGTATTTGAAGATAATGGAAAGTTTTACATGACTACATATTCAGAAGGTGCAACAGAATGTCAGGATGAAAGACCTTGGGAATATGATGATGAAATTGAATGCACAGAAGTAGAACTTAAAGAAGTCAAAGTTAAGAAATGGATTCCTGTAGAAGATTAGGAGAATAAAATAAAATGTTATGCAAAATTACAAGTATCAAACATAGTGGTACATGCGGTGAACGTGGCACTGATAGAATAGATGATAGATATCCTCAACGGATTGGTAGAGTTGTAAAACTTGATATTGATTATATCGAGATTGGTTATCCACTGATCATTCAATACATAATAGATTCTGATGGTACTTCAATGAAGTTTAGTCTTTTGAAAACAAGTTGTGTTAAAAACTATATTACTATTAATGATTTAGAAGGGATCGTAAAATATATTACGATAGAAACCGAAAACTCAATATTTGAGTTTGTAAAAGTAGATGATGAATAAATTTCATAGGAGAAAACATGAGAGATACTAATAGAATACCAGTGTTTATAAAAGAATTAGAAAGAATATGGATACAATGCTATCCAGATTTGAGATTTGGTCAGTTTATGGTGAATTTTTTTAATTATGTTGCATTTGAATATAAACGAGATCCATTCTTTCCAGAAGAAGCAGAGATGTTAAAGTATTTGAAAGAATATGCAAAGAAAAGTCCGTATTATAAGGAGAATAAATGAGTAAAAAGCATTATGTATATGTTCCATGTATTAAATATGGTCATAATGGCGGTGTGATGGGAAACAAATTCAAAAATATGCAAGATGCATGGGACTGGCTTTTAGAATACAAACAAACTTATCATACAGGTAATGATGTTGTGTTTATTGGAGTTATTAAATGTAAAGAAGATGAACACCCATTTGACAGGATTATGGATATTGGATTAAGGAGCTATAGAGGGTTATGGTAGATAATATTAAAAAAATGAAAAAGTTAATCCAGGAACTCAATAAGGCATCATACGCATACTACGGGAAAGATAGTCCTATTATGAGTGATAAAGAATACGATGCATTATATGATGAATTAATGATGATTCAGAAAGAAACGGGAACTACGCTCGCAGGATCACCAACACAAAAAGTACAAGGTTATGTTCTTGATGGTTTTACAAAAGTAACTCATAGTAAACCAATGCTTAGTGCAAATAAAACAAAAGATATTAATGATATTATCAAATTTCTACGTGATTACGATTGGTATTGCTCTTATAAACTAGATGGATTAACATTAGTTCTTCGATACAATGATGGTAAATTTGTTCAAGGAATTACACGTGGCAATGGAATCATTGGAGAAGATGTAACAGAACAGTGTAAGTTTATTGATAATATTCCAATGACAATTCCAAATAAACATTTTTTTGAAGTGCGTGGAGAATGTGTGATGTCATGGAATGAATTTAAAAGAGTTAATTCTACTCTGGATACCCCATACTCTAATCCACGAAATCTTGCGGCAGGAACTCTTAGAAATCTCGATCTGAATATATTAAAACAAAGAAAGTTGTCATTTGTAGTATTTGAAATGGTTCATCCGTCTTTTACTTGGAAAACAGAAGAATTAGATTATCTTGATAGTATTGGATTTGAAACCGTACGAAGATTAACAGATATTTCAACATCTATTAACGTGTCGAAATGTGTAGAAAAAATGAAGCCAGAGTATTACGAATATCCTGTTGATGGTCTTATTTTTGAAGTAAATAATAAAGAGATTTCTAAGCAATTAGGAAGTACATCACATCATGAAAATTGTCGCATGGCTCTTAAATGGAAAGATGAAACATATCCTACAAAGTTAATTAATATTGAATGGACAATTGGTAAAACAGGAGTTCTTACACCTACAATTGTAACAGAACCAGTAGAAATTGATGGCACGATTGTTAATAGAGCATCAGTTCATAATGTAAGTATCTTCAAACAGTTTCGTTTTACAAAAGGATGTACTTGTAATTTATACAAAGCAAATATGATTATTCCACAATGCGATTCAGTTGAAAATAATTACGGAGAAGAAATTACAATTCCAGATAAATGTCCTATTTGTGGTGGAGAAACTAAAATTGTGAAAGAGAATGATTCAGAAGTTCTTATGTGTATGAATGATGATTGTCAAGGTAAGTTATTAGGAAAACTTTCCAACGCAGTTTCACGAAATGCTTTAAATGTGGATAATTTATCAGAAGCTACACTTGAGAAATTTATTTCTCTTGGTTGGTTAAACTCCATTAAGAGTATTTATCATCTATCTGATTATAAAGGTAAAATGTATAGTCTTGAAGGATTCGGCAAAAAATCAGTAGATAAATTATTAGAATCTATTGAAAAGAGCAGAGAAACTACACTTGACAGATTTATTTATGCACTTTCCGTACCCCTGATTGGTAAAAGTGCAAGTAAAGATATTGCTAAACATTTTAAATATAACTTTGGTAAATTTTATCATTGTTTCTCTTGCGGATATGGATATTTTTGGAATCTTAAAGTAGATGGTATCGGTGTAGTTGCAAGTAATAATATTCAAAAATTTGCTATAACATACATGGATAAAGTTTTTGAGTTAAGTAAAGAATTTACATTTAAAATTCCTAATGAATCCAATCATACTCAAAATACCTTACAAGGGAAAACATTCGTTATTACAGGATCATTGGAGAAATACAGTAATAGAGATGAACTAAAATCTGTTATTGAATCTTATGGTGGAAAAGTGTCTGGTTCTGTATCTGCTAAGACATTTGCTCTTATTAACAACGATATTGAATCTTCTTCTAGCAAGAATAAGAAAGCAAAATCATTAGGTGTACAAATTATCAATGAAGAACAGTTTATGCAGCTAATTGGAGAATGAATATTAAGAAAGGATTTTATATGATTGAATTTAAAGTGTGTATTAAAAGCACAGATGATGCAAATAAATTTGTGCAAAAGAATAGTAGATTTAAAGATTATGATGGAGATTATATTTTCGGGCGGTATGTTATTGATTTTTGTAGTATTCTCGGAGTTCTTAGTGTAGGTATTGGCAAACCATGCAGAGTTATTTATCATTGCGATAATATAGAATTATGTAATAAATATAAAGAAGCAATAAAAGAATGGATTGTGGAGGAATAATGTATGACAAGAGCAGATTTATTACTTGTGAATGATATTCGTAACATTCTTGCAAATGGAACAAAAGACGAAAATCCTCGTCCTAAATATGAAGATGGCACACCAGCTTATACATATTTTGTGAATCATGTTGTGAGAACTTACAATCTTCAAACTGAATTTCCAATTTGTACATTACGTCCTATTGCGTGGAAAAGTGCGATTAGAGAAATTTTTACCATTTATCAAAAGCCTACAAATGTAATTTCTGAGATGGAAGATATGGGTGTAAGATGGTGGAACGACTGGAATATTGGTGACGGAACAATTGGTCATAGATACGGATATACAGTAAAAAAATATGATCTAATTAATAATCTAATTAATGATATTAAAACTAATCCATACGGAAGAAGAAAAATCATATCGCTATGGCAAGAAAATGATCTGAGAGAAACTGACGGACTTGCGCCATGTGCATTCCTTACTATTTGGAATGTAAGGGGTGAATATCTTGATATGTGTCTTATTCAGAGAAGTGGAGATATGATTACTGCTAGTGGAGCAGGTGGTGTTAATGAAGTACAATACGCTTGTTTACATATGATGATTGCAAAAGCAACAGGATATAAAGCAGGTAAATTTACACACTTCGTAGCGAATGAGCAGATTTATGATCGTCACATTGATGCTGCGAATGAACTTATTAATAGAGCGAATGCACAAAAACTAGATTTATCTACATCTAATGGACATTATGATTATGAATTTGAACCAGTCAAAATGAATTTTAATCCTAAGTCTAATAATTTCTATGATTTCTCAATCGAAGATTTTTCCCTTGAAAATTATAATCCAATTAAACCACAACTTAAACTTGAATTGGGAGTATAAATATGATTGGAACTATTGAATCACCATCAAAAATAAAAAATGGAACTTTATTAAAACTCGGAAGTAATAAATACGTATTAACAATTAAAGTAGACAAACATTTAAATTGGTTTCAGAAAAGAATGTATAAAATTTGTTTCGGAATAATTGCAACCGATTATACAGAAGAATAGGAGGGTGATTATTATACATACAGTATATTGTGTATTGGGAAGAACATCTTCGGGTAAATCAACCATTACCCAAAAAGCAGCGAATAATCTGAACATGAAAGTATTAAAATCGTATACTACTCGACAAAGAAGAGAGAACGAAACAGATGAGAATTGCGATCATATATTTATCTCTTCCAATGAAGTAGAAAAATATCGTAATGATATGATTGCTTATACGGAACGTGTAAATTATTGCAGCTTTGCAACGAAACAACAAATCTTAGATAATGATTTCTACATTATCAATCCCACTGGATATTATGAATTAAAACTTAAAACAAAAGGAATGGATGTTCATTTAGTTACTATTATGGTTAATGTTCCATTCAGTGAGCTGCGAAAAAGAGCAAAGAAACGTGGAGATTTTTCTACATGGGAAGCTAATTATAAAAAAGAAAGTGAAGAATTTACAATATTTGAAAAGTCTAATCTGATTGATTATTTTGTGTTAAACGATGGGAATATCGAAGAATCAATTAAAAAAATGGAGAATATTATCAAAAAGGATAAATCTAAACGAGGTGTCACAACAGATGAGAACTGATATTAAAACTCTTTATATTGATTTTGATGGAACATTGGTTAATACAATTGAATCTATTGTTGGTTTATATAATGAGGATTTTAAGTATTATAAAAATTTTAATTATATAAGATGGTGGGATATTGATACTTGGGGGTTTGAAGAATGTAATTGTGCGCCACCTGGATATATTGATTTATATTTCAATCAGCCTAGATTCTTTGAAAAATTGAAATTTATGCAATGGGCGCAATGGGCGGTTAAGAAATTATCTCAATATTACACTATCAAGATTGTTTCTCATGGATATTCACCAAATCTTAAACAGAAAGAATCATATATTAAAGAATGGTTTCCATTTGCAGAATTTATTGGTGTAAATCTTAAAGAATACTCTGATAAAGCACATATAGATATGAGTGATGGTTTATTCATTGATGATAGTGCAAAAAATCTTATTACATCAAACGCAAAAGAAAATATTTGCTTTGGGGAGATATATAGTTGGAATAAAGAATGGACAGGTAAAAGAATGAATAATTGGTACGAAATTCAACAATATTTGTTAGAAGAAAGGATGGAAATTTGAAGAAGTGATTATAAGTAGCGGAGAACTAATTAGAGAGCTACGGAGAGAAATGGATGATTTTATCACCGTAGAAATTGAGGGGAAAGAATATGTAATAGATATGATTACACGAAGAAAGAATTACACCGAAGCGGCAACGTCACATCTATGTTTAAAGTGTCGTAATGGTGGAACAGGAGAGATAAGAAGATGAAAGATAGAGAAATTTTAGGTGTAAATGCTGATACTATTCAAACAACACATATTTTTTCTGATGATGAAAGAAAAATTCTTATTGAATTAATTTGTGAAAAGCAAACACAAAAGATCATTAAAGATCCAATGTGTTATACGCTACATAAATATCAGCTTTTGGAGAAGCTAAAAGTGAAAATCAAAGACATGTGAGGTGGTGCTATATGAGTGTGGCAATTACTGTAATTGCGTTATTTGTTATCATATGTGTACTTGTAGTTGCATATGTGTGTCTGTGTCTTATGACTTCAAGTAAAGATGCAGATGAAGTTGAAAGAAGATTATTTAATGAAAAATTTAATAAGGATAAAGGAGATAAGGAATGATTAAGGTAATCAAGAGAGATTGTAGTATTGTACCGTTTAATAAAACCAAAATTTCAAATGCTATATTAAAAGCAATGAAAAACGGATCTGGTATTATTAAACCTAAGATTGCAGATGATATTGCAGATGAAATCGAAGAATATTGCATCGAAAAAAAACTAAATGAGATTGATATCTCTGATATTGAATCTATAGTATATGATAAATTAATTTCTAAAAAGCAAAGACTTACAGCAAAATCATATGAAGGATATAGAAGGATTAGAGAATTTCAAAGAGATAATATTAATACAACGGATGAGGAAATTGAAGAGCTTCTTACTGGAACAAGTGAATATTGGATGAATGAAAATTCCAATAAAGATGAAAAACTTGTAACAACTCAAAGAGATTATATGGCAGGAATTGTTAGTAAAGATATGAGTAGACGCTATCTTTTAACTCCTGAGATTGTTCAAGCTCACGATGAAGGAATTATCCATTTTCATGATATTGATTACTTTGGTCAGAAAACACTACATAATTGCGATCTTATTAATCTCGAAGATATGTTGCAAAATGGAACTGTTATTAGTGGAACTTTAATTGAAAAACCACATAGCTTTTCAACAGCGTGTAATATTGCGACACAGATTATTGCACAAGTAGCATCAAGTCAGTATGGTGGACAAACTATTACACTTTCGCATTTAGCACCATTTGTAGATGTAAGTAGAAAGAAAATTCAAAAACAAGTAGAAGAAGAGTTTTCTTTAGTAACGGAAACTTATATTGATGAAAAAAAAGTAATTAAAAATATTATTGAAAAAAGATTAAAAGAAGAAGTTAAAAAAGGTGTTCAAACTATTCAATATCAGGTAGTGACATTACTTACAACGAATGGACAAGCTCCTTTTTTATCAGTTAATATGTATTTGAACGAAGTAAAAGATGAACAGACTAAAGCAGATTTAGCATTAATCATTGAGGAAGTATTAAAGCAACGTATTCAAGGCGTGAAAAATGAACAGGGTGTTTGGATTACTCCTGCATTTCCAAAACTTTTATATGTACTTGAAGATGATAATATTCATGATGGTGATAAATATTGGTATTTGACTAAACTAGCTGCACAGTGTACGGCAAAAAGAATGGTTCCAGATTATATTTCAGAAAAGAAAATGTTGGAATATAAAATTGATAAGAATGGAAATGGAAATTGCTATCCATGTATGGGATGCCGCAGTTTTTTAACTCCATATGTAGATGCAAATGGAGAACCAAAATATTATGGCAGGTTTAATCAAGGCGTTGTTACAATTAATTTACCAGATATTGCATTATCTTCAAATGGTGATATTGAAACATTCTGGACAATCTTTGACGAAAGAACAGAACTTTGTCATAAAGCATTGCAAATTAGACATAAAAGACTTGAAGGAACATTATCAGATGTAGCACCTATTCTTTGGAGATATGGTGCGTTAGCAAGATTAGACAAAGGTGAAACCATTGACAAGCTTCTTCATAATGGATATTCTACTTTATCTTTAGGTTACGCAGGTTTGTATGAATGTGTGAAATATATGACTGGAAATTCTCATACTGACGGTGATAAAGGAGAAAAATTTGGTCTTGAAGTTATGCAAGCGTTAAATGATAAATGCAATAGATGGAAGAATGAAGAAAATATTGATTATAGTTTATACGGTTCTCCTATTGAATCAACTACATACAAATTTGCAAAATGTTTAAAGAAACGTTTTGGAATAGTAAAAGGAATTACCGATAGAGATTATATCACTAATTCTTATCATGTTCCAGTTTTTGAAAAAATTGATCCATTCACAAAACTTTTAATCGAAAGTAAATTCCAAAAATTAAGTCCTGGTGGTGCGATTAGTTATATTGAATGTGCCGATTTAACACATAATATTAATGCAGTATTAGAAGTAATGCAATTTATTTATAATAATATTATGTATGCCGAATTAAATACCAAATCTGATTACTGTCAAGTTTGTGGTTACGATGGTGAAATTAAAATCGTAGATGAAAATAATGAATTAATTTGGGAGTGTCCTAATTGTGGAAATAGAGATAAAAATAAAATGAATGTTGCAAGACGTACATGCGGTTATATTGGAAGTAACTTCTGGAATAAAGGAAGAACCGAAGAAATTGCTGAAAGATATGTACATCTTGACGATCATGAAAATGAGGTAAATTAAATGAATTATGCTCAAATGAGATCAATGGATATTTCTAACGGAGAAGGAATAGGAGTTTCCCTCTTCGTACAAGGATGCGATTTCCATTGTAAAAATTGTTTCAATTCAGAAACATGGGATTTTTCAAAAGGACAAGAATGGAATGAAAAAACAAAAAATCAATTCTTAAAATTAGTTGAAAAACCTTTTATTCAGAGGGTAAGTATACTTGGAGGAGAGCCTTTACATCCTAAAAATGTACAAAATGTTCTGAAAATCGTGGATGAAATTCGAGTTTCATATCCCACTAAAAATATCTGGTTATACACAGGATATATATGGGAACAGATTATGTACCCTATTGTAACTGATGATTTAAATCTTGAACGAGATTATATCATAAAAATACGTAAAGAATTAGTTAGTAAATGTGATGTACTTATAGATGGAAGATATGTCGATGAACTCAGAGATGTATCATTACATTGGAGAGGTTCATCTAATCAGAGAGTTATTAATGTACAAGAAACATTAAAACAAAATAAAATTATTCTGTGGGAGTCTTAACCGATTCCCACACATTAAAGGAGAAAATAAACTATGATCGAGCAAAAAAATTATCGTATAAAATCCTTTGTGAGAGAAAGAGATTTTTTAGCAAATAACTTTAAAAATTCATACGGTTATTACTTGTTAGACAAACCTCTTTATAAAGAAGAAATCATACTACATTTATCAGTAGATAAAGAAGATAATTTTGTATCTATCAACGTGAATTATGCTAACGGAACAGTATTTGCTCCATTCTATAATCCAGATGATAGAGGTAATAACAATCTCTATAAAAAAGTAGTTAAAGCATATAACAAACTCATGAGCAATATGAAAGATATCTTTGAGGAAATTGAAGATGAAAACTATTGAAAAAGGTAGTGTTGTTTATTATACGAGAGTGTTCCCGAACACAGGTACATATGATTTGTGCGAATTAAGAGTTAGAACAGTTATGGATAATTGGTTCTGTGGAGTAGACAAAAAAGATAAACGTGCTTATCTCATAAGTTTCAATGAGATTGATGAAAATGTTTTTGAGGATCGTAAAATTGCTCTTAAACGGATTCATAATGCAGAACAAAAATATCCACAAGTAAGTGGAGAAACATATTATGAGGAATATTAAAATGCTTAAATATTATATACCAACAACGGAAGTGCGTATCAATACTATTGAGCCATTTCATATAAATTTGTATGCAACTAAGATATGCGAGAATCATCCAGATACAGATGTAATCAAGATCAATTGGAATAATGTAGAACAAGAAATTTATAAAATTGGTTTGCATCTTCCATTTGGAATTACAAAGCGAAGAAAAGGATTACAATTGTTCTTTTGGGATGATTTATTCACAAATGTTAAGCAATGGAAAGAAGAATTAAACATAGAAATTAAAACCACATGGACAGAATACAAACCTACAATTAATGAACTTTTAAACTTTCGTGATGGTGATAAAGCTATTCAATATCTTGTTGAGCGTGGACTTAACACAAATTCATTAATGAAATAATAATAACAAATTACATACACAAAGGAGATTATTAATATGGCAAAGAGAGTTGCAAAATTTGAAAAAGTTACATACGGACAGTTTGAAAAAGATTGGATTGATACATTTAATGTACCAGAACTTGATACAGCAACTAAGAGAGAAATTGAAAGCATTTATGAAGCAATTAATCTTCCAGCAAGAGCAACAAAATTTAGTGCAGGATATGACTTTGTAAGTCCTCTGACATTTACACTTAACCCTGGCGAAACTATTAAAATTCCAACTGGAATCCGTTGCGGTATGAATACAGATTGGGTACTTATGATTTATCCTAGAAGTGGACTTGGATTTAAGTATCAGCTATCAATTTGTAACACAATTCCTGTGGTGGACGCAGATTATTACTTTAGTAATAACGAAGGACATATCTTTGTTAAGCTTGTCAATAGAGGTGATAAATTAGTACATATTAATCTAGGTGATGCATTTGCTCAAGGAATCTTTATGGAGTATGGAATCACGGAAGATGATCGTGTAGAAACCTTTCGTAATGGTGGAGTTGGCAGTACGGATAAGAATAAATAAGAAGTCGTTGAAATTTTCACTTGCTAAAGTCGTGTAGTTCTATTATAATGTAGTCGATCGAGATTTTTACTATGTTATAGGGCAACACCAATTAGCTTGAAAATATTGCCCCAAATATAAAATAGATCTTGATTAATGCAAAGCATTGTCAGGATCTATTTTTTTGTTAATTGGATGAGAAGTTATATCAAAAAGTGGCATAATTTGCAAATATAAAGGCATTTTTGACATGATTTTTGCCATGAAATTGTGATTTCAACGTGTCATATAGTACAAAATTTCAAGGGAAAATCAAATAATATATAAAATGAGTGAAAATCTCTTAATATCTGTTTTAAAAGAAAGACACAAAATATGGGAAGCAACATTCTATCATATTAGAAGGATGAAATAGGGCAAAGAAATTAGCCTTATTTATTTTGCCCTATAATATAGAGTGTTTTTGGGAACGTTTTTGGGAAAATCTCTCCAAATGTTTTATAAAGGTTGATTTTAATAGGGTTACAGGCTTTTATGATTTCCCCCATTTCTACGTTTTTGGGAAAATAATTTATTTTTGGGAACGTTTTTGGGAAAATTTATTTGTTTTTGGGAAAATGAAAAGAGGTGTAAAATATGCGAAAACAAAAATATAAGGGACGATGCGAAAAGAGGATACTTTCAAAATCGGATGAGGTATGTAGATTTTACAGTGATTTGCAATCAAAATATGCAGATAAATTAGATTCCGATAACGGCATTAAACAGATCCATTGTAATGTATATTTATGTAATACTGAATATATGAGCGATTTTTTATGCACAAGAAAAAATGGAGATGTTTTTATACGAGAGTGTGTTGAAAGAAGGTTTCTCAATAAACCTATGACGATTAAATTGTTAGACATAAGCAGGAATTATTGGTTGAATCATGGAATAGAAGATTGGGGGATTGTAACAAATGTTGAAGAATGATTTATTAAAAAATGATGGTGAAATAATTAGAATTATTACAATCAAAAATAATCAAGCTCTTGTGATTGATTGTATTAAACGCAACATGCCATATTGGATAAACATAGAATTACTAGAATCATATATCCCATGTAATGATCAAGAATTACTTATCATAAGTCATAAAACTTTATATAATATTGATGAGTTAGATGCAAGATCCCAAAGCATTATTTATTTTAGATACGGCATTATAGAACCTTTAATTTATGAAATAGATAACAAGAAAAAAAGAAATATTTTAATAAAAAACATATCCATCCAAAATAATATTAGTGGACAGACTTTAAGAAAGTATTTATGTGATTATTTAGCATTTCAAGACAAAACAATTTTAGCACCTAAAAAGAACATATCAAATAAAACCCTTAGTAAAGATGAAAAGAATATGCGATGGGCTTTAAATAAATTCTTTTATACCAAAAGAAAAAATAGTCTATACACAGCATATTTATTTATGCTTAAAGAAAAATATACTATTAACGATAAGTTACAGGAAAGTCATCCCTCTTTTTATCAGTTTCGATATTTTTACAGAAAAACAAAAAAATTACAAACATATTATATTTCCAGAAATGGAATTAAAGATTATCAAAAAAATCATCGTCCGTTACTAGGAAATGGAATTAAAGAATTTGCTCCAACGATAGGAACTGGTATGCTAGATTCAACTATCTGCGATATCTATCTTATTAATACAGATGGAAACATTATAGGTAGACCAATTTTAACAGTTTGCATAGATGCTTATTGTGGATTATGTTATGGATATAACTTGTCATGGAAAGGAGGTATCCATTCTATATCTGGGCTAATGGAAAACATTGTTTCAGATAAACATGTATTATGCAAAAAATTCAGCATTGACATAGGTAAACATGAATGGATTAATAGATTAATTCCAGGAACAATGGTAACAGATAAAGGAAAAGAATATGTATCGGCTTCATTTGAACAATTAACAGAGTTAGGAATTAAGATTATCAACCTTCCGGCATATAGACCAGAGCTTAAAGGTAGAGTAGAAAAATTTTTTGATATAATACAAAATTTATATAAATCACAATTGAAAGGAATGGGTGTCATAGAGACTGATTACCTACAAAGAGGAACTCACGATTATAAAAAAGATGCTAAATTAACATTGTATGATTTTGAAAAAATTATTCTTCATTGTATTTTATATTATAATACCAAGTATATAATAAAAAATTTTAGCTATACAGAGGATATGATAAGGAATAATGTTCCACCATATTCAAACGATATATGGAATTGGATTGTTAGTTCGCAAAAAGATTTTAGCTTAATACCAGTAAAGCGAGATAAATTAAAATTAACATTACTACCAAGAGCTAATGGGGTTTTTAGACGAAATGGTCTTATAGTAAACAATCTAAGATATAAAAATGACACATATAAAGAATATTATTTATCTGGAAAAATAGTAAATGTAGCATATGATCCTAACAATATAGATTCTATTTGGTTAATAGAAAATGGCGATTACGTAAAATTTAATTTAATTGAATTAGAATACTCTGGGAAGACATTAAATGAAATTGAAGAATTACGAAAAAAGAAAAAACAAATATTAAAAGCATATCAAGAAAATGAATATCAAAGCAGAATCAATTTAATCTCCGAAATAGACAATGTAAAAAGCCTTGTCAAGCAAAGAAATTCTGTACCCGTAAATACAAAATATATAAGGGATACACGTACACTTGAAATAAAAAAAGAATTATCTAATGATACAAGGAGATAGATAATGAAAATGTATGATGGACTTAATAAAATGTTAACAGGTGATTACTTACTTCATAAAATGTCAATTTATCCTGAATATAATCATTTATATATAAAAAAATTTGATCCATGTATTCGATTAAATGAGTTATCAAAAATTTATGACATATATGTTCCAACCAAAATGACTATTGAAATTTACGTTCAATTATATTTATCATTAATTAAGTCTTTAAATAAGAAATGTACAATGGCAGCGCAAAAACAAAGATATTGTAGTTTACAAAATGGGGTTATTGGTGGAGCTGATAGTTTTACAATCTTAGGAGATTCTGGAATTGGTAAAAGTACAGCAATTAATGTTGCTATAAAGCAAATAATTAATTCGCAAATTATTGAAATACAACATCCGTATTCTAAAGTTATTCCGTTTTTAACAGTGCAATGTCCGTATGATTCTTCTGTGAGATCAATGCTTTTAGAGATACTTAGACAAATAGATGAAGTTTTTAAAACAGACAATTATAGTCATGCAATAAAACAAAGATTAACAATAGATGTTCTTATAGGTAAAGTAGCGCAATTATGTTTGAATCACATTGGGGTACTTATAATAGACGAGATACAAAATATTGCAATATCTAAAAATGGAAAAATGTTGATACGATCACTAACTCAACTTATTAATAATAGTGGAGTTAGTATATGCATGGTTGGTATCCCTGAGTGTGAAGATTTTTTTACACAAGAAATGTATTTAGCTAGAAGATCTACAGGACTAAAATATAATAAACTATCATATGAAAATTTTAAGGAGATATGTTGTGTAATCTGGAAATATCAATTTACAACAAATATTACAGAATTAAATAAAGACATAATAGACTGGTTATATTATTATACAGATGGTATCGTTGCAATTCTTATTCAGCTTGTACATGATTCTCAGGAATTTTGTATTATTAATAATATTGAGTCTTTAACAATTAACATATTAGATAAAGTGTATTCTGAAAGATTTTCATTTATCAAGCCACATATAAACAATGAATATATTATTAATTTCAATAAAAATAAAACGAGAAAAAAAGAAATAGAAAATACTAATGATACAAAGTATAAAGATAATATATTAGAAATACTATTACAAGAATCTAAAAACAAAAACAAAGATATGATATCATTGTTAAAAACCGTTTGCAAAGTTGAGGAGATTAAAATATGATCACATATTTACCAGATTTTCTTCCTGATGAATTATTTTATAGTTATGTTGCCAGATATCATCATGAAAGCGGGAATATTTCTTTACGACAAACACAATCCCAGGTTTATTCAAAAATAAGAAATTATTTCGATATATCATTTATTGGGGATATAAATGATAACTTCTATAATTCGATAAAAAATAAGAAAGATTATAAGGATATAATACTAGGAAATACATTGCTTCCATTTTATATATTTTTCAAAAAAGCATCCTTTAAAAAAAATGTATATAAAAAAATGTATAATCGCAACAAAAAAGTAGAAGGTGACTTGAGAGTAGGATCGAAATATAACATTAAACTCAAATATTGTCCTTTGTGCGTAAAAGAGGATAAGAACAAATATGGAGTCTCATATTGGCATAGAATTCATCAAATTCCTATAATAGATGTATGTCCATTACATTTTTGTAACTTAGTACAAGTCGATTTATCTATATCAAGAAATAGAGCGTATCAGTTGGCTCCGTTAGAAATTATTTCCAATAAAAAAATAGAAGTAAAATCTTCATCTGATTTAACAGCTAAAATATCTTCTTACACAAATAGTATAATTAGATATTTTTGTTTTGAAGATATTAATGTCAGCAATATCTTAAAAAATAAAATAGATGAAAAAGGATATTGTAAAAAATCATCAATATTAAATGATATAAATAAATATTATAATGGAATATATCAATTTACAGAATCAGAAATTACAAATATCATTTGTGGAAATAATTCAAATACTGCATTAATAATTTATATTGCCATATACTTAAATATTAGTCCAGAAGATCTTGTTATTGATGGAACAGAAATAAATAGTATGCCAATCCATACCGTAAGAATTACAAATAAAAATACAGGAACAAAATATTCTGAAATGGATAAAAAATATTATTATATAGTAAAATCCATTGTAAAAAATTGGTATATATCACAAAGAGATGAATATCCGCAAAGACTTACATTTTCATCAATTGCACGAGCCATAAATGTTACTAATGTCACGTTTATGAGATTGCCAAAATCGTATGGATTAGTAAGAGATAATATAGAACCCTACGAAATGTTTTTAGCACGAAAAATCATATGGGCATTTTTAAATTTAGAATCTACTCAAACTCCAATAAATAAATCAAGGATAAATCAATTATCTAAAAATTTTGATAACGATAAAGTACTAAAAAGTATTCCATATATTGAAAAACTTAGAGATGTAAATACTGCTCAAAAAATTAAGGAACTATACAATTTTAAAGCGTAAAAAATAGGGTATAGCTAAAATGCTATACCCTAAAATTATATCATTCAATATTATCTTTCTTTGGCTCAGTATATGTAAGAGCTTGCTCGCTATCTGCAATACCAGAAGTAGTAGGATCAGTTACTACACCAAGAATTGCAAGCACTGCGAAAAGTGCATTAACTACAGCAAGTAGTTTATTTCCAAGATCGCCAAGATCAATAGTAAATCCAAATACAGCAGCAACAACCTGTACTAAAAGTAATACAGCAGGAATAAGTGCTACCCAAAATGCTTTGTTTTTTACTCTTACAGTCCAGTTAATTTTACTCATAATAAAAATCCTCCTTTAAATCATTTCTTAAAACCATGTTCTATTAAATAATCATAGTTTTTCTTTACGTACTCCATTGAACGTGTAACACGTCCATTATCCATATGGTTTTCTTCTAAGACATTTTCGTAATCTTGATACACATCGAGAATATGTTCATATTGCTCACGATTATAATCCCTATCGTTCATTATGGCATTTGCAAAATCTAATAGGGTTGTCCGCATATCAGATATTTCTTTTTTGACAAAATTATTATTAAGCTTACTCATCATTTGATTTAACTCTGAAATTTGGTCACTCAAATTATCTTGATCTTGTTTCAAACCATTACGAATTTCAATAGATTCAGCATGATATTTTTTTTGTTTTTCAAATAAATCATTATTATATTTTTGAATCTTTTCTTCTTGCATCTTGAGCCTTGTTTCAAATTCTATCATCTTATTATCTAACGTTTCTTTTTCTAAATCTCCTTTGAATTTAATACCCATAATAGATTTAATTTTTTGCAATAATTCTAAAAACGTAATGCAAAGAACTATTACCAAAATAAAAGAGATTAGAGCGTTATATTCTCCAATCTCATGAATCCCTTTTAAAGCATCTACAGCCCCCATTTTTCAACTACACTCATCCTTTCTACACTCTAGTAATGTATTTACCAAATACATAACCAGTATATTTTTTGGCAATCCGAACCTTTTTCCATACATTACCGGAACTATCTTTTTTACTTCCGAGAATATCTACTTCGTTATCTTTATTTAAAGTTGGATATCCTGAAATTTTATCATAAGACTTTCCGGCACCTTTACGTACTGCAACATCATTACCTGTACATACTCCATGAGGATATTTAGTAGTTAATTTATCAGGAGTTGTTATTTTATTCTTGTCAATATAACCTGTGTAAGTATTTGCAATTTTGATCTTATATCGTGACCCAGATACTCCAACAACATCAACAAGATTTCCTCGATTAAGCTTCGGATATGTAGCAAGGGCAGTAGCACCAGTTGCTTTCTGATATACAGGTGTAGAATCTGTTGTACATGCACCGACAAATGCTTTAAAGTTCTTATTCTCCTTTGCGGCAATTATAGAATTGAGCTTAGTAATAGTATTCTTACCTGCCTGACCATCGACAGCAAGATTATATTTCTTCTGGAAGTCTTTAATTGCAGCTACAGTTGCATTACCACAGATACCATTGACTTCAAGCTTATATCCAACTTTGTTAAGTTTTGTTTGAAGAGTCTTAACGTCGTTTCCTTTATCACCATACTCAATCCAGTTTTTTGTGACAGTTGTGGAAGTATTTGTAGAAGAATTAAGATTAAGCCCTTTGCCTGTAAAACGAAGGCGATGTGTCCATCCATGAGAATAATTGTACCAAGGTTGAGTTCTAATCTCATTACCAGAATCATCAATAGTATTTGTCGTACCTTCTGATGAACGAGCATGTACAATATTATCTCTATCTATTGCCATAGCAACGTGATAATTTTCATTTAACTCAAGATCGCCTTTCTGCATTTGAGCATGAGCAGTTTGATTTCTTGCTACAATCTCAAATCCTACATTAAGCATATTAAGCATATTTCCCGTATAAGAACAATGCGATTTAAGATAGTTGGCTTGCTCTGTTAATCCATTTTTTAAGAACGCATAATAATAGGATGTACAGCAAAGAGAAGAACAGTCGAATGACTTAGGAACTGTGATATTATATAGACTTCTTACTGCTTGACTATAACCATGCGAATTGTCATTTGCGATTCCTATAGCAAAAGAAACTGCATCATTAATTACATTTTGTACAATATTATTTGACATATTATCACCTCCTTGTGGTGTTTTATTTGAATTGTTATTAGATGCGTTTGTAGAAGTTTTAGAATAGTCTTTATAGAACACACTACGGTCAACTTTTGTTGGGATACCAGGTATGGTACTTTTCGGGCTATATTGCCAACCAATAACGCCAGTAGAAGCAGGAATTCTTAATCTTTCCTGCAATGTTCCATTATCTAATTGAGGTTTTGGATAGTTAGCAACCCAACAATCGTATTTTTTAGCACCATCTGGCAACTTATTTTGATACCAAGAATAACCACAATAAATTCCAAACTTATAGCCAGCTTTAATAATAATTGCTCTAAATGCATTAATCATTTGCATCATTGTACTTTTTGGTATGTTTTCTTGACATTCATTTTCCATATCCAAAAAAACAGGATAATCAAGCTTTCTTTTATTAAGAGTTTTTATAACTATATTTGCTTCTGTTTTAATCTGCCCGATAGAAGTAGCATAGCTATATTTATAAACTCCAACAGGAATTTTGTTATCAATGCATCCTTTATAATTTCTTTCAAAAGTAGGATCAATCACATTCCCTTTTTCTGTAATTCTGAGAATAGCAAAGCCCATTCCATAATTAGCTACTGTTTTCCAATTTATGTTTCCTTGATTTGCAGAAACATCAATTCCTTTAATTTCAGCCATATATTAAGGCAACCTCCTTTACATAAAAATAGAGAGCCTTGATATAACTCAAGACTCTCTTAAAATCTTATTTTGTTTTATATTTTACTTTCATATTATAGAGAAAATATTTCGTTTAATCATTATAGTTAGAATACAACGCAAGAGCATTTAGGAACTCTGCATTGCTAGGACATTTTGAAACATCATATCCCAGGATTTCACACACATATGATTTATTGCCATCCCAACATCTGTATATTGTATGACGAATTGAAGCTTCAACGCTAGATATTGTTGAATTATACCTATGTGCAATGACAGGATAGATATCTTTTGTTATGTATGTCGTTTTATCATTTTCAATACAACTAACTATAATATCTACGCTGTCTTGAATATAAAGATATCCTTTATATTTTGAATTAAGGTGACATTTTCGCAAAATCTTTCCAACACTCTTTCTCATATAGAAATCCCTCCTTATGTTATTTTTTTGATAGTATAACATAAAATGATAGAACATTAAAAACATAAATAAAATTTTGGATAATTGCATGAAAATATTTCAATATAAATGAAAAGTTTGTAATATTTTATATAATATATCCAAAATAGCATCCAAATACTTCCATATTTGCTAAATTTTTATCAATGAAATGTACCCTTCAATCAGGTATAATTTTCCTACCCAGAAAGGAGGTGACAAATATGGCATTATATGAAATTAAAAATTACATCAAATTGCTCTGTATAAGGATTGATCATATAGAAAGTTATGTAGTAGATGAGTTAAATACGTCTGACGAACAAAAGATTAATGAGTTCGTCAAAATGTATAAACATCGAAAAGGTCTAAAGATTCTTATATTCGAGATGGCAGATGAAGCCCATATGATTACATATGAGCAAATGCAAAGCTTCATACATACACTACATGTATTTGATTACATTAGACAAATTATTGAAAATGAAGCAAATAAACTCGTAGTTGTCAATGACAGTGAGAGTCCTGATGCGTTGCAGACAGATTCATACTTGCATAGGTTATTAGACTTGGGTAAGTAAGAGAGTAGGGCGGGAGAAAGTTCTCCTGCCCGTTTTGTTGATTAACTAAAGCCCTCTTTAGCTAATCAATAACTAAATTCTCTATTACTTCCCGCTCCAATTCTTGTACAATATATTTTTCGGTTTGTTGTGTCAATGCTAACCACATCAAACGCCTGTTCAAGCAAAATGGCACTTCTAGTTAATATGCTCAGATGGTTACTATTTAATCTGTCCATTCTGACCAAGAATCTGTACTTTTTGAATATCGAATCTTGACTTTGCCAGACATATAGGCTCTTTGAATTACACTACCAGCCGTTATGTCGTGCCAGGGAGTTATTGTCTGTAGAACTAAAAACGCTTCGACATGAAAAGGGTCGTTCACCGATAAATTCTCTTTCAGCTCATAAACAACTGTTTGAGGATAATTCGAGTAATAATGTTGCGGCGGCTCGTTTGCTGATCTTGTGTCAATAATTTGTACTCTGAGCCGGTTATATAATTCATTAAGCGCTCCAATCATAGTTTTATTTGATGTGGCTAACTGATTGTATACTTTTGTAGCAAGTTTATCTAAAATCCAATTTGCAAAATTGTTAAGATATCCTTTTTTCATTCCATCATCAGTTTTGACTAGGAAAGTATTGCCATCTGCGAACCCCCCCGATATCTGTATAGTTTGCTGATTCTAAATTGTTTGCTTTTGTACGAGCAATAGTATCTTGAACTTCATATGTTGCTGAATTATTTGTTGTGATATGATCAATAACAGCCATATGTAGACCTCCTATTTTATATTGATAACCTATCTCAAATTGACGTTCTGATTAAAATGGTATATAATATCGAACATAAGTTTAGGATAGGAGATTTTTATGAGTTACAAAAAATTAACACCTGTAGCTGTAATTGCATCTTTTGACTCAGAGGGAAATATTAAACCTCTTTATTTCAGATACAAAAACGAGAGAATACAAGTGTCAACAAAAATGTGCATTTGTCAAATGCACGATATTATATTTTCTTGCGAATACATGATTGAATATGATAATGCTGTTAGAACAATAGGATTACTTTATAAAACGGATAAACACAAGTGGTTCATTATCAATCAAGGTTAATTATTTCATTTTCCAAATAACTCGACCAAACAATTTATAATAAGGCTTTGTATCTGGGAGATAATCAAATACGTAATGGTCAATCCAGTCCATTAATGGAATGATAATAGCAGCGATAAACGCCCATAGAAAAGTAAACGGCAAACAGATTTGTCCGTCAATATTAAAAGGCATATTTCTATAATCCCAAATGTGATAATCTTGATTAAAAATCAATCCAAACATATATTCAATTAAAGTTGCAAAAACAGCACAGATTCCTATTTGTAATGAAATATCAGTTTCGTAGGAAAAAATATTGTTTAAAATAATCATTGGAATGGCACAAATGGACGCACAAAACATCATAGTAATGTCGGAACGTCCTCGAAAGACAAGCTCTAAGCATACGTAAACATATCCAGAGAATGTAAATAGTAAAAGATATTTCATAAAATTACGCAATGTTTTCAATTTTTACCTCCTAACTTTTCTCTATATCTCGATTTTGATTGCAACATTAGACAAAAAAGAATAAAATGAAGTTATCAAACTATTGGAGGTACAGAGAATGAAAAAGAAAATTGGTATTCATTTTATACCATATGTTGTATTAATGGCGATACTATTATTGTGTATGGTATTGACAGCAGGAAAAGTTTCAGCTAGTGATTTTTCTGATGAAAATGCAGAAGAGGGAAAGTATATTGAAGAAGATCAAGTAAAACCGCAACCTCCTGTTATCACAGATTTTAAAATCAATAATGATTCAATTTTGGGGTATGGAGATAGAATAAACATTAGTTTTAAAATCTCTAATAGGACATATAATAGTTCTGATCCTGATAAAAAAACTTTTGTTGGTCAATTCTTCTTTACTTACAAAAAGAAAAATATAACAGATTTAAGTAATGTCATTGCAGTAAATCTTTTTTATAATCCAAAAAGTAAATTAGTTGAAGGAACTTCAAATGTACTTGATGAATCAAAATCAGAAGGCATATATTATTTCTACGCTTTCTTCGATCAATCATTAGTTGAGAACATTACAAATGTAAAAAATACAAAAATATCGAATACCACTATAACATTCTGTGAAGATTGCAAAAATGGAAAGCATAGAATTGATACTATAAAATACAAAGAACCAACATATAAAGATTATGGTTATTCAAATTGTCAAAAATGTAGAATTTGTGGAACTGTAATAAGCGGAAAAGTATTAAATCCCATCAAACCATATTGCAAGCCATCAACTACTAATGTTACAATGTATGCTAATCAAATTAAAAAGTTTCAAATTAAACATGCAAAAGGTGATAATGTAGTTGACAGAACTCATTTAAATGGAAGTATTTATATAAGAAACATATGTCTTAAAAAAGGAGATAAATCTGATATAATTACAATTCAACCATATAATAAAATCGGAAAAGAAACGGTTGAGTTAATATTAAAGAGTGGATTAAAAGCAAAAATAAATATTACTGTTAAACCTGCAAAAACACAAAAAATCTACGGAGTAAAAAAGAATATCACAATCAAAGTAGGCAAAAAATACACCTTAAAGCCAAAGATTTCTCCATCATATAGTTCTGACAAAATAACATATTCTTCAAACAATAAAAAAGTTGTAGCAGTAAATAGTAAAGGCTTGATCACTCCAAGAAAGAAAGGAACTGCATATATTACAATTAAAAGCGGTTCTAAATATGTGAAGTGTAGGGTAACTGTAAAATAAATTTCTAAAGGCAATAGATTTAACATGGTCTATTGCCTTTTATTCATTTATTCTTTAGTTGTGATTCCAGATATTCAATTCTTTTTTGTTGCTGTTTGTTTTGTTTGTATAATTCTTGAATACCTTTAATTGCATATTCTGTTAATAAGAGGGTGTCAATAGATTTAATGTTCATGGTTCCATCTTTATCATATCCGCCACCAGTAGTAAGAAGAGGATCAATTAACTCTAATTCATCCGCAACGCATCCTAATTCTTGATGCACTCCTGTTTGTTTCCAGTCAAATTCTCTAATTTGCATTTGCATAATTTTCGATAAAGCATTAACGGAAGAATCTTTTATATCTTCTTTTAATCTTATGTCTGATGATGATGCTGTAAATGTTGCATTAGTAAAATCTGTAGAATTATATTGTGCTTTTATGACAATTTTATTATTAGAGATTCCTTGTAAAACCGCAACCCTAGATTTATTTCCACTTGCTGATGCTATGGGTCTTCGGTATGTTACATCAGTGACAGGTAAAATATCTTGGTAATAATCTGCAAATGTAAAATCACCTTTTACTTTTAAATTTTTATTACACGTTATGTTTTCTTTAAAAGTTGATGCGTTTGTAAAATTTTCTACCCAAACATTTGTAAAACTACTATTTGTTCCGCTAATTGACCCACAAACAATTGATGAGTTGCCAACACTTATTTGACTACCCGAGAACGCTATTTGTGCTCCTTTAATTCCTGTTGATCCAGCATTTCCTACCAATCCTATACTTAAATTTGAACCGTCCCATTTAACAACATCTTGATAAGTTGCAAACGTATCATTATAAACAGAAATTGATTGTTTCGCTCTTATTATTCCACCAATAGTAGCGTTAGAAGCATGTAATGCTCCATCGTGTCCTACATGAAATGGCGCATTACCACCGCTTGAAGCACCAGCCCAGAAAGCCCATTCTTGACCAGCAGTGCTACATATTCCAATTGCATCATTAGTAATTTTATATTTTGAAATTTTAAATCCACCAATTGTCATCGTACTTCCATCCCATGCTAACGCACCGTCATTATAATCAAAAGTACCACTTCTCAAATTAATCCATCCATTAGTACCCGCAATATTATTTGTAGTAATCTTATCAGATGTAATCGCATTTGCTGCAATTTTATCAGATGTAACTTCGCCAGATCTGATCTTAGCCGCAGTAATAGCACCATCAACTATTAACTCATTTCCCATCATTCTATATACAGAAACATTACGGATTTTAAGAGTACCAGAAAATGTACCTGAACCTGCACATTGTATGCAAACAGAAAAACTTCTAACATCCGAATCTAGTTGCACAGCAGTAGAAACTTTTTGAACGGTTCCTGAAGAATTGGATCGTCCTCCAAATGGAATAAACCAACAACTTGCTCCATTTGTTTTTATTCCATATAATCCAATATTGATATTTACGTATGTATTAGCACCATAGCTATCAGTTGTAGTTGCTTGTACTGTAGACGCAAATTCAAATTCGATTCTGAACCATTCACCACCATTACACTTATATGAATTATAGTCAACAGGACTTATAGGAATATCTCTCTGTGGTGAATGTTGAAACCAAGGATTGTTATTTCCATCAGCAACTAATTTGAATTCATAATTACCATATGTATTAGCATTAAGATTTGCGTAATTCATGGTATCACCAAGGACAAGACGACCATTTTCAATACTACAGTTACCAATCTTACCACTCGTTGCAGTAATGCTACCAGAAATAGTGGCTTTGGTAGCATATAGCCCTCCATCATGTCCAACTTTAAATGGAGCCTTACTTGCATCAGAATTACCTGTCCAAATAGCCCAACCTTGGCTTGGTGTACTACATAATCCAATTACATTATTATTTCCTGAATCATTGACTAATTTATAATCAGATAAACTAAATCCACCAATCTTACCAGAACCACTTACAATCCTACCACTAAAGAAAGCATTGCCTACTGCATAGAATCCATATCCCGTAGGATTTTCACCATTAACAGGAGGCAGTCTATCTAAATATCCCATTCGTACAATAGGCTTACCATCATCAACAGTACCATCATAAATATCAATACTAGATTTCTTATCTTCATTATAAGACGACATTCTGATTCCTACAGGTCTGTTCTTAGTTGTACCATTAACATTAAGATTAACTTCATACATCATCATTTTTAAATCACCAATAGCTGAACCAGAATAAGTCTTACCTTGCTCAATTCCTGCACAATCATTAGTAGTTGCAAAATTTAATGTGATGTATGCTGTTTTAGCAGTAGTAGTATTTAACTGTCTTGCCATAGTACCATTTACTACACCGAGGACAGATGTATTAATACGTCCCATAAGTTTAATTTTACTACCAGAAGTCCATGTTTGACCTCCAATAGTAGAACTTATAATATTGTTATCAGTAATAGTAAGAGTAACAGTAGTGCCAGATTTTGAATTAATATAAACACTTGGATTTGTAAAGATAATACATGGAGATACATAGAATGTAGAACCTAGATTTGTAATATTATCAATCGCCCATGTTGTACTACGAAGTTCATCTTTAACATAGACATTATTAAATATAGCTGTTGCAGCATCCGCATTAATACGTGAAGAAACATTGACGTTTGTTGCACTAACATTGTTTGCAGCTAAATTTGAACTTGAACAGGTTACACCATTGATATTTAGAACACCTTTACCACCTTCAATAATTCTTGAAGTATAATCATTATTGCTGTTATCAAAATGGAAATCTATAAATGGAGTTGAAAAATATAATTCCAAACCTGCGTTTCTAATTGTAGCACCATAGCTAAAATCAACGCCCGCATTTACTATCAATTGTCTATTGCAAGTAATAGCAGAACTGTTTGCTTTAAAGCAATTTCCACCATCTCCAACTTGAAACTCTCCATCAGTTCTCAATGTTCCATTGCCACAATAAATACCCGATGTAAAATGTTTTGGCTCATTAATACGAAGCCAAGAATCATATCCCATTAATGCGGTTCTACCATATATTTGTAATTCACCGTTATTTATGTTTATGTTTCCATTAAATGTACCACCATTACTAAAATAAACCTTATTCAAAAATCGTGAACTACCTGTCACGATCAAATTATTTAATTGAGCCAAATAAATCATCCCTCCTTTCAAAAAAAGAGGACGATATTATTCGTCCTCATCATCAATCATAAATGATAGCATCTCAAGGTCTGCAAAAGATGGGTTTGCGTCTTCGATATCATCAATAGTTACAAGCTTGAAATTGATCTCATTTTCCTGTACTAAAAGTTCCTGGTATTTATTCTGGAACTCTGCAAAATATTCTTCTTTGACAGTTCTTGTCTTAATCTCTTCACCTTGTTCATTCTTTACAGGATTACCTTTTTCATCTTTCAAAACTTCTTCTGTAGAGTGTTCATCATCAGCATATTCGGACTGAAATTCTCTAAGAGCTTCTTCATAGAGTTTATTGATTTCTTCAATCTTTTTAAGATTCACACGAAACGCCCATTTTGCTTTTGTGTTAAAATCCTTGATGAGTTCAAGAGTAGGAGAGTATGTTTTCTCATTACCGTTTTCATCTTTCTCAACATTTCCTTTTTTATCAAGTACCTTTTCTGTACGATTGATATATGCATAAATGTTTACTACTTCTACGTTTTTCAGTGTCATTTTCTTAAATTTGCTCATATTAAAAATCTCCTTTGAATTAATTTATTCTCTTTTGATTAGTTATTCTTTGTTTCGGATGATTCTGTTGAAGAATCTGTATTTACATTATCTTTCGTAGTATCATCTTTACTAGATTCGTCCTTACCAGTTGTATCAGTATCAACTTTTGGAAGATATGGTTCTACAATCTTCATCATGAACGCTTTAGAAGATGCTACGATTTCATTTACACGATTCATAGATTCTTCTGGAAGTTCCATTCCATATGTGATTTTTGTAAGTTCTTCTTTAGATTCACATGCTTTGATTAGCATATTGATTGCATTACAATATGTTTGCACATAAGTAGAATGAAGATATAGTGTCGTATAGATATTTGTGAAATCTATTACTGAATACATTTCACATGGATTTCCAGAAGAATGATAAGGAACGGAAAGTTGTTCAATAGGAACTCCCTGTCCTAATAGTTCTCTAACCGAAGCCATAGCAGAAGCAGTATTACTTTGATCTTCGAGAGTGAATGTGAAATGTCCTGTACTTCCATCCGACATAACGATATCTTGTCCATCGAAAATATCCGCTTGAGCAGATTGTGATACTTGATTATGAATATATGTTTTATATTCTTCTAAATCCATCTCATCTGGATTTATTACCGGATTGATTTTAGCATCAAGTTTTTGCACTTGATTCACCAAATCAGCTTTTGTTAGATTGATTTCGATAACGTCAACAAAACGACTTTCAGGCTCATAAAATTGTGAACTAAAAGCCATAGCAGAAGAGAAACTATCATATGCTGTAAATGCAGCTAGGAAGTTTTCTCCTGCATAAATATCTAATTTTTCAATATCATTAAAATCTGTTTTAACAGATTGATAATCCGATGTAATAAGTTTCAAAGTGGCATTTGTTTGAAACATGGAAGGATTCCACTCATAAAGTCGATATTCAACTTCTTCACCACTTTCTTTTTTTGTTACTTTTACTTTAAATAATGCCATATTTTCTCCTTTTTAATTCTCAATAATTTCGTTGCAACTTATATAAGTATTGTGGAATTTAGTCTTTACAGAATTAGAAGATAAGAGGTCAATATAATATTTTTCTGGAACAATCAATATATCGCTGAGTGTTACCCACGCAGTTCCATTGGAATAATCACTTCTCATACTTATTCCGAATTTCGTTATAGATGTGCTTGTAGATGTAAATGTGGTTTTATATGTATAAACGCCTGTAGTCTTACTTAATACAACATCACGTGGTCGTTTTACATCATTTAGCGCACCCATGACAGGATTTCCTGTTGTCCATCCATCATTTTGAGTACCTTGAAACCACATATCAAAAGTTCCACCAGAGTTTGTTTTTGTAAATCCATTCCATGTAAGAGTACATTCAATATAGTATTTTACATTTGGAGTTACTGTTACGACACGTTCAGGCATACATGAATTTGATCCTGTGCTTGGTATATAAGTAACACTATTTTGTAAAGCCATTCCATTTCCATCGACAAAAATAGACATTGCTTTGCACTCATACAAATTTGGAACAATAGCATTTCCATTCTTCTTAATCATTGTCATGATTCAACCACCTCACCTGCTAGCATAACTTGTCCAGTCGAAGTGATAGAAGCAGAATTTTGATACAATGCCTTAACATCGTCTGCACTAAGTACCGTAGTAAACATTCTAAAATCAGAAATCCATCCACAGAAATTTGTATTCCATTGTGTTCCTGAATAAGAGTTTCCCAATGCTAAATATTCCATATCTGCATTGATATAATTTAATGTGGTATATTTTGTAATATCACCTTTTCTTGTACCATTAAGATACCAGTAAACACTTCCGCTATTAAAAACATATGTGATCATATACCATGTATTTAATGATAAAGATTGATTTGGCATACCTTTTCCATATTGAGGTGTATTACTCCATATATAGCTCCAAAGTCCTGACTGTTCTGTATTTACACATATCCACGGGAAATTACTTGTAGGATTATTTAAACCTGATAGGATAGTAGCATATCCACCACATCCACTATCGAGCCTTACCCACATATTAATGGTCAGACCCCAAATTGTCTTTTTAGCATATATTGGATTTGGAAATTTAAGATATGATTTTGCAGAAAAATAATAACATGCATCATAACGTGGAGATTGAACGCCAATATCAACTGATGCGTTGTTAGAAGCCAAAGATAAAGTTGTATCAGTAACACTCGCATTTTGTACAGAAAGAGTAGTATCATTTACACTTACAGAATCATCTAAAATATTTAATGATGTATTAGATACAGAGTATTGAACGCCAATACCAACTGATGCGTTGTTGGAATATCCAGAGATATCTGATACAGAGGAAGTTACCATTTCATTTGCGATAAACGAATATTTTTGTCCTTCTGTTACTTGGATATCTTTTATATCTACATCAAAAGTATAAGACATTCCACTGGTACTCATATCATTGGTATAAAATTCTACCCACGGATTACATGTAACTATGCCATCTCCTCTGTTAAAATTTGCATTTATAGTTTGAGAAACAGTATATTCATGCCATTGTCCATCAGCATTTAAAGTATCTACCATAGTTGTCACCCAATCATTACCACATCTAGCAGCTCTTAAAAATAATTGAGTATGAGACTTAGAATGACAACGTACTTTACATGAATAATAATATGTCCTTCCTGCGGTAAAAGAGAAATGACTTCCTATTTCCAAAGATTTCCACATATCTTTTCCTGTACCTGTATAGGACAATTTGTATTTATATCCACGTTCATTTGAAAGTTTTGTTCTGGTGATATAATTGCCATCATAATTCAAAGCACCTTCCGCAGCATCACCAAAATATTTATTTGTAATTCCAACTTCATAGATATTGTTCAACGGATAATGAATGATTTGCAAATTATAAATACTTCTTATTTGCTTTTGTGAAATAACTTCATCATATATACGAAGATCGTTCATTAAACAAAAATAATTTGCACTACCAATTTGAACATAACCTGTGAGATAACCACCATTACCTACGTCCGTTCCAATTAAATTTCCATTAGTATATGATTTAAGTTCTGTGCCGTCATATGTAACACAAACATGATACCATGTACCATTTGAAGAACCTAAAATTCTACTTCCACCAGTGATTGCACATATATCATTATTATGAAAAGAACATGCACGAGGATAAGTCGTACAAGATTCAAAACGAAAATTACTTCCATAAGAACCATCGGTCTTTTTATCACCTAACTGCAACATTTGATTCCAGTCAGCTTTTGTGCTATTATCAGCTAACGTCCAAAAACACACACTGAATTTTTTAGCATTAACTAATCCATCTGCTGTAAAACTAATAGGTGAAGAATTAGGGACATTTAAACACTTTCCAAAAGTGCTACATGTTCCTTGTACATATTTTCCAGAAAGATTTGATAAATTACTTAGCCCTTGATTATTAATATTTCCAATCATAGGCATCCATACTTGTAAACCCAAACAATCCCTCCTTTCTTTTTTTCGAGAGAGAAGATAGGCTATGACACCTATCTTCCCTGTATTATGAGAATACGAAGTTCAAACATTGATTTGAACTGTCATATTGTAAAGCACAATGATTATCAACATGTACTTGACTAGCATATAAATGAGGTACATCAAAATATTCATTACCTTGATTTCCTCTGACAGCTAAACCAGCAGGCCATCTTACAGAATCATAATCAGTGTACATTAGTTCAACTATTTGACTTCCATCTGAATTTACAAACTTAATCTTTGGATTATTTGCGCCATAAGCAATAGATGCAGATGTAGTACCTTGAAGATGAAGTAAACCAGATTTTATTCCACCATTATGAACAGACATATTTGTAAATGTAGCTGTGCCATAAATATTGGCTGTGGTGGTTGCAATACTTCCGGCATTTAAATTTGCATCAATAGTCGCTCTATCAGTGAAATTTTGTTTTCTAAAATAGAAAATTCCATCTGAGTGAAATAATAATGTTGCAGCAATTCTATTAGACCAATGGAATCCTATTGAAGGGGCATATGCTATGTCAGATTGTTTGTTTTGTACGCAATTATTTTCACGAATTTGTAATCCTCCACTAACATATCGGTTTTCCGCGTTAGAATTGTACCAACCATAAACCATTGCTTGTCCTGCTACATCACTTGTTCCATTAAACGATTTACCGAAAATATTTCTACTAGTTTCTAATTGAGTTGCTTTTTGAGAAACACCAATATATTTACCAGTGGTATCAATATAAGTATGAACCGCCTTACTTGTTGAACCTTCTTGACAATTAACATAAAAATCAATCATACCATCATTTGCCAATATAAGACGTTCATTACCGCCATCACTAATGTAATTGTTTTTACAAAAATCAGAAGATTCTCCTCCTCCGATAATTACTGTACCACCACCACCAATAGCGATACCGTTACCATAAGTATCATTAGGATTGTCGATGAATGTGATCATATCATATGTTGCTTTAGTACCTTTGTATGAAATATTACCTGTCATTGTTCCACCAGATAACTTCAAGTAAGTAGTATTAATTGCGTTTCCATCTGAATCGGCCGTAGCTCGATTGACTGCTGTAGTTCCTAATTTACTTACTATATTAGCCGCTGTAACACTATAAGCACTTGCACTTGTAATATGACCAGTAGAATCAACTACAATCTTAGGGATTGTAAAATTGTTTGTAGAATCAGCACCATAAGTTCCTGCTGTAACACCAGAAATACCATGTGAAATAGTAGCAACACCTTTTAAAATAGATACATTAATATATCCAGTACCTTTGATACTATTTGCTCCAACTGTACCAATGTCAGAAACATTGATATTATCAAGTTTAGCTTTATCCGCAGCAGACATATATCCGTTTGCTGTTTTAGTTACTTCACCAATAGCAGTTAATAGTTGTTCTCTACTTACTGTGATTTTATTTGATGTAACAGTAAAATTCGTTCCATTTAAACTCAATGTTGAAGCATAATTATGAGTATGTCCACTTGAAGCTGCGCCAATAGAAGATAAGCTAATATCTGCCGTGCCATCAAAAGAAGCATTACCAATTTTACGTGCTGTTTGAAGTTTGGTTGCGGATGTAGCGTTACCATTAAATCCTCCGACTGCATAAATAGTACCATCAATAGTCATATTTGCGCTAGTAACAGTACCTTCTTTTCTAATCCAGATAGTTAAATTAGCAGTATCATTTGTTAAGTTAGTATCTCTCCACCATTGTCCCCATACTACATATCCATCTGTTATGCCATTACGCCATGTGCTAGTGCCAGTTGTAAAAGTATCAGATGTTGTAACAGGATTTAATAGAGTAGTTCTAGTAGCAATACCATTTAAATTACCATTAAATTGAGAAGCCGTAACTTGAGTTGGAGATCCATTACCATTGTTGAATCTGTATTCTGTAATCAAAGGAGAAGTAGAACCATCTGACCATCTATAGCCAAAATGTACAGTACCTCCTTTGAACTGGTTTTTATAAAAACGAATCTCATTAGTTGCAACAAGATTAATATAGTTTGCAGTATCAGAAGATGTCGCATAACTTGCGCTACCTGAAACATTACCAATAACATTACCTGTTAATGTTCCCATTAAACCACTTACAAATCTTGCTGTACCATTTACGATCATATTACCAATAGTAATCGAATCAAATTCTGTAGATGTTGCTTTTAAATATGTTGAAGAAATCTTATTTCCTTCATCATCACAAATAGCTCTGTCAGCAGTCCCTTTTAAAGAACCATGAACAAAATCAATATAAGCCTCTGAAAAATACCATGTGCTAGTACCAAGAGAACTATGACCATCACCAGCAATTCCAGATTGATAAGGAATCAAACCATTTACAGTTGATCTTATCCAGTCTGTATCATTTCCATCTGGACGAGCCAATCCATAATAACCATTTTTATTATTTGCTCCTAGTACTCCTAAATTTGCTCTTGCTTCGTTGACAGTAGTTCCACCTGTTCCACCATATGCAATAGATATAGAACCAACATTAATTGCTGCTGAACCATCATAAGCTTTTCCATTGATGCTCAAAGCATTTATTACTTTTTTCGCTTGATTTGCCGTTGCATTTAATGTTCCTGTGACTGTTAAATCACCTTTGATAGTTCCACCTGTAGTAGATAGAAAAACATTTCCACCAGCAACATTTTGATTTTTATACCAAATAGAACCATCATAATCCACGTGAAATAAATATTCCCAATCTTGAGGATGAGTAGTAGGTGTATCTGCTCGTCTAATATATAAGAATTTCTTATTATATGACTTAGCATCTTTGCTCATGTCTGGTTTTACGATACCAAAATCATAATATTTATTATCTTGTGGATTGAGTACAAACTTACCATTGTTAAGAGTAGTCAATCCAGATTGAAGGCTCATATTATCGTTCTGGCTTTGTAAATGCCATTCATTCACTACAATCGCAGCATTTTCAGTAGCTTTCAAATAAGAATATTCATCGCCTGTCAACGCACCATCATTGTTCATTATGTCTGTAATGATAGTTGCTCCAATATACCAATTATGTTGCTCTGTTCCAAACCATCCATCTAATGCGTTGATTGTACCATTGAAATATGCATTTCCGATTGTATCTGTATAGAATCCAGGTGTATGAATCATACCGTTGTCTAAATCAAGGAATGTTCCTAAAATAGAATAACCTGCACCGTCAACATATGTACCTTCTTTGTAATTCTTTGATTTGATTACAGAAGAAGAGAGCATATCGGTTGTAATTGCACCTGTTTTGATTTTTCCACCTTCAATAATGGTAGAAGTGCCATCTGGCGATTTGATAACAAACTGATTCGTGATTGCAGATACCAAACTATCCGTAAGTGTGAGAGAAGTAGAAGATGATGTTCCATCCACTAACCATGAGAATTTATCTGATAGCTGTTCAAAAGATGTTTTAGCGTAATTGTTTACCGATTCTGTTTCCGATTTTGTAGAATAAGTTGATTCAACGGTTTGTTTGAATCCACTCATATCTTGTTCTGCCTTTGATACACGAATTGTAAGTGATTGGACAGTAGTTCCGTCAGCTTTACTTTCAAGTGTCGTCTGCATATCTTTAACGGTAGAATTTATGCCCGTAATATTCTTTTCAACAGAAGTAGTTCTATCTCTAATATCTTTAACGGTTGTTTGATCATAGTCATTTATCTTTGTCGTAATATCCGATTCCCAAATTTTGTCTGTAATAGATTTATCTATTTTGCTTACAGTAGAAGATACTCCGCTTAAATTACTATTTATAGTTGATAATTCAGTTGCAACACTTTCTTGATATTCTGTATAGGATACGCCAAATTCATTTCCTTTTCCGTCGAGAATATTTGTAATAGAAATCTTGCCATTCTCATCTGTTTCAACAATAGGAAAACTGAGTTTATCTTTTGAAACAGTTCCGCTTTGAATCATATCATTTACGATTAATCCGTCAGCGATTGCACCATCATGGACACCTGTTTTACTGTCTATTAATACGCCAGTTCCAGTTTCATCAAATAAAGAAAAAGTAAATGCTCCTGTGGCATCTTGTCCAATTTGAACTCTGACGTTTCCATTTGAATCATAAAACTGTTGTGTACTATTTTTAAAAGCGATTGAAGGTTTTCCATCCTGAGATATGAGAGTTATCAGCTCTGCTGTAGCCTCATGAATCATTAAATCAGCTACAGAAATTTTTGCAGCAATAATCTGTTTAATAACCGCTTCATCAATAACAGCATTTGCAGATGTAAGATGAATTGATTGTAAATTACCAACACCTGCATTTCCTGCAAGGATATTCTTTACATTCTCCAAATCAGAATTAATAACACTGGTATTAATCTGATTATTTACAAAGTCGATGAATGTTTTAGAATCATTTAGACCTGTGATTTTATTTGCTGATATATTAGATGTAGTGATTTTATTATTTACAAAGTCAATTAAAGTTTGTGAATCGCCCCATCCTTTAATTTGATTTGCTGTGATATCAGAAGTAGAAATCTGATTTTTTAAGAAATCAATAAACGTAGTTCCATCTCCACCAGAGATTTGATCTGTTGTGATTTTTGCCGCTTGAATCTGTCCATTTACTAAATCAACAAATGTTTTTCCATCTTCACTACGGATTTGATCTGCCGTAATCGTACCAGTTTTCATCTCATTATGGACAAAATCAATAAAAGTATTACCAGTTTCACCTTGTAAAAGCTCTGTGGTAATGTGTTTCATGTTCAAATGAGAATTTACAAAGTCAATGAAATCCCCATTTTGACCATTAATAAGGTTTGTAGAAATAACCTCTGAATCAAGATACTTCGTAAAGAACTCATTAAAACTACCTTTATCACCTTCAATATTATCAACTTTAATTTTTGAAGCATTAATAAAGTTAGAAACTAAAGTGTTGATTCTAGCTTCATCGAGATTAGCTGTTGTACTTCCGGCAATATTTCCAACAGCCGTTTTAAATGCTCCCATTTTAACTAATTGTTGAAGCATGGAAGATAAGTATTCTTTTTCACTATCAGAATCACCAGTACCAAAAGATATACTATTTTTTGAACCACGATTATTTTCAGTATCGAGTAATTCTGTAAGGTCAGTTCTTCCAGAGCGAGATGTGATCATATTTGAAAATTCAAGTGTAAGATCTTCTGTAACATCACAAGGATTCCATGTGATTCCAGTAACACGAAGTTTTATACTGTAATCATCACGAATACCTAAACGAATAAATTTAAGTAATTCAAGTTCTCCTTGCCAATGTTTGAAAGCTTCGATTCTATAAAGATTATCTAAAGATACAGTAAACTTGAATTGAGGTTGTGCTACCTCTGAAAGTTTCTCAACCGCATCATCATATAATTCCTTTTCTCTATCAATTTCTGTAACAGATGTATCAACAGAAGTAGAAACGATATTATTATTTTGATAATCTTGATCGTGGAAAAGTGAATATATAACAGTTTTATCTTCATCAGTAAATCCATAATCTGCATTGTTAATACTTGCAGATATTTTCATGCTCGACATTTGAGAATTATATCCATCAAGAATTTTCTGTGCTTTTTCTTTTTCTTGATTTCTTTTTGCAATAGCAGCGGTAAGAGTACCATTTGCACTTATATATCCATAAATTTCTACATATTTATTATGATAAATATTATAACTATCTTTATTACCACTATTAGCTCGTTTTTCTTCGTCTGTTAATTCACTCCAAGGCTTTGCATAATCTTGAACTTTTTCAAGTTCTTCTGTGTATTTTTTATTTAAAGCATCTAATTCAGATGTTCCATATAAATCCCAATTGGTTTCCCAGTCTTTGACATAATCTTCTTTTTTCTCATCTACTTTTTTGAGATTTCGGATAGCAATTTCAATATTTGGAATAATATAATGAAGAATATCATAATAGGTATAATATCCACCATATCCATTTTCTTGAGCTTTTAATTTCTCAAGATACTTGTCATGGTCAACGCTGCCATCTGCTTTAGTCCACGGTTTATAAGTTGAAAAATCATTATTCGATGCATCCCAATTTGGGTCTACAGAAACTTGTAAACTTGTTAATAGAGAATTATAATATTTAAGACTTTCATTTAAACCATCTTCATTCATATCATCCCATTGTTTGATATCTAAATCATCTGCGGGATTTCTATAAATAATATCATTTACTTTTTGGCTTGCATCCGCTGCGTTCTTCGCAATTTCAATATACTTATTACGGTTATTATCTCTATATTTAATCCATTTCTTTACTTTTATAAGTAATTCATCGGATATATATGGAGAGCATAAAAAATAGTCCAGATTCATAACATAATAATCGCCATAATTGCAATTAATTACATTTAAATCATTATCTCCACGTACATTGAATCTTGTAAAGATAGAATCTTCATCTACATCAATATCAATAGATTGAGCAAGATTTCTATAACTAATAAAAACAGTTGATTCATATTTTTTATCATTCAGATTTTCTTTTGCAATAGCTTTGATTTTCCGATGAATTGTATCGAATAAAAATAGAATTTCCATGCGTGGAGCAATATAAGAACAACAAAGAGCATATAGATTTGTATTATCTTGTGTAATAGCAGGAAGCTTTCGTGTCCATAACACGGGATCAATATCATCATCATCTACTGACCACCCAGGAAGTTTTTCTAATAGAAGATGAATAAATGATAAATCATGTTTATTTTTATTATAAAAAGTAACAAACTCTTTAGCGTATCCGAGTTCATTTAGATTATTCTCCGCAACTTGTTCAAGTGAATCTTTATCACCTGTGTTACATTTAAAATTTAACCAGTTTTTATCTTCAAATTCTTTTTCAAGAGAATATGCAATAATTGATTTCTTTTCACTATTTCCATCATTGCTTGTTTTAGGATTCTGTATTTGGAGCATGCCTAAATCTTCCAAATACACAGTCATGTAAGGAAGTAGCATATCGTAACCTAGAGATTTTACTTTTTTACCATTAATGATAATATATTCATCAACATCAAATGTAAGTTCATCGTAGTCTTTTACATGACAACTATATTTTACAGAATTAGTATCTACGCCATTAAGTACCGTTAACGGATGTAAATTAAAATCGCACAAATATATTTTCTTACAAGTAGGTATCATATCCATCCACCTACCCTTTTGCATGTGTAGTCAAATTCTACTTTTACACTGACGGTTGCAGAGCAATCAATCTCAATTTGATTTTCTCCTGGAAGAAGTCTGAGCCAATAAATATTTCCTACATCTTGCCATCCTAAATCTTTGTATGTAATTATTCCAGATGTAGTTTGATCATATGGAATACAATTTTTACAATCTATTATCATATGATTATTTCTACGTGTTAAAAAACTCATAGAATTGTTATTGTCGGTTTTATTTTTTATAGTAATATTAGCATTGGTAGTTGAGGTTTGGTAAATGTCCAGAACAGGATAAACATATTCTTCTAATTCATCTGTGAGATTATTTATTGTTATATTTATTTTACTGCCATTAATAGAATAGGTTTGACTAAATTTCTTTTTCCCATATGCTGAATTGCATGTAAATTTAAATGTTAATCCTGCAAATCCACCACTCATAGGTTTCCATTCTGTTTCTGTGAATTTTCCACAATAAATATCTGTTATATTATTTTCACAATCATAAATTTGAATATCTTGTGATATTTTTGGTGATGTGAGCCATGTTTCAATTATTTGTTGTTCTGCTTCTGTAAATGGCTTTTTATTCTTTTTGATTAATCCATATTCAATTTCAAGATTGCTATATGTAGTCCCATATTCATTTGCTATAGGATGTGCAATAGTAGATTCTCCCGAAACAGCATCACGTGTCATACCAGTTACAGAATCTACTGAGTCAAAACTTGCCAGTATTAATTCTGAACTATTTATCGCATTTTTGGTTGATTTTCCATTATAAATAAATCCTGGCATATTTATTCCTCCTTTCCAATTTTTAATATAAGAAAAGTGACTACTCCGATGAAAGAGTAGCCACCTAATTTATTTACGTGTTACAATAACAATCATCCAAATCTCCGCTTATTCTTACGGATATCATTTTGTGTTTTACTACTTGCAAGATCAAGAATCTTATTCAATTCTGGAAGAGTATCACGTGTTAGATCACCTTGTACAGTAAATGTATTGTATACATTGTTTACACTGTTTCCAGAAGCATCCTTAACTTTAAGTTCTGGCATTTTAAAGTTGCCATTCATTGCGTAATTCTGTTGACGTTCTGCCATATCAATTAAAGTTTCTGTAATATCATTTGGAATTACCATATCAGAAGCTTCTAATGGGGTAATCCAACCATCTTTTGTCACGATGATTTCACGACCATTTTCATTTGTCATAGCAATACGATTTGAACCTACATGTTTCGTTCCATTTGCATATCCCTTTAGATGTCCAGAATTATATCCAGTATCAAAGGAATTAGATTTTTTCATATTGGATTTATCCTGGCTAGTAAAATATTGACCAGAAGTTATACCGCCAATATTATTCAAGATATAATCAATACCTGCCATCATGTCACTGTAATTTTCACCAGCACCACTAATAGCATTACTGATAGCATCTGACATTTTTGCAAGGTCTGAACTTAGCTGATTAGACCACTTCTCAAAATCTTCACTCAACTGAGTTTCAAGATCATCCAGACCATTCACTGTAATGTCATATACATGGTCACGTACAGTATCATCTAAATCATCCTGTTTATCCTTGAGTGATGCTTCAAGTCGTGCTTTCTGTGCTTTAGATTCTGCATCTGTCAGTCCTTCAAGACCACGAATCTGTTGCTTGATAAGTTCAATCTCATCCGTTTTCTTCTTAATGGTTTTGTCATAATCGTAATACTCTTTCTTTTTCTTGAGTGCCTTTTTACGGGCATCAATTTCTTTGAACATTGCATCCTGTACAGTTTTAGCCTGATTGATAACAATACTGATAATAGACTGCCTATAATTATTTGCATTCTTCAAAGATTCCTGCATAGCTGAATCATTCTCAGACATTAATTCATCATATGTCTTTTCACCATATTTTGATTTGCTAGAACCATTTGCAAAATCATCCATGATTTGCTGACGCTTCTTCACATATGTTTGAAGATTGTTCAGTTCTGTATCTAACTGTTGAGAGTTCATCGTAATGGATAACGCACCCATTTCTGTCAGATTTCCGGTGTCTTTGTCAATCATCATATCTTCTGTGATAAGATCATTAATAGAACTAATCTTATCTTTTAGCCGATTTGCTTTTTCGATTGCACGATCAAACATTTCTTCATAAACAGTTGTAATTTTATCCTGTTTTGCTTGCTCAATCTGTGTATCAAAATCACTTACCGCATTTTGGGCTTCAAGAATTTGATTGGTCATTTCCAACCATTCTTCTGAACCCTTTTTAATAATTCCACTTTTTACAGATGCATTCAGTTGTTTTTGTAAATCAGTTACTTCATTTTGTTTATACTTCCTTTGTTTTTGTAAGTCATTGATTTGTGTATCATATTTCTTACTATTTGTATAATTTCCATGTGCTTCTGATTTTTCATATTTCTTCTGATGTTGTTCTGTATAATTGGAATATCTATCATTCCATCCGCTATAATAGTTCTGGACATTCTTGAATTTCTCTTGTTCATTTGTAACACGCATAGCAGCGTATTCAGCTTGAGCCTGGTCAGCATTACTCTGAGCCGTACTTAAAGCATTTGAGAGAATACGTCCTTTATCTGGATTTGAACCAGTTACATATTTGTTATATGCTTCCAGTTGTTTCTTTAACTTAGGATTTTTTATATTAGAAGTATCAACCTTTTGATTCTTCTTTATAGCATTTCTCTGTGCAGTCGTGATTTTCCCTTTTGTAGCCAACAATGCTTTTTTAGATTTGTTACGATTAGCAACATTATTCTTATAAGTCTGCATATTCTTTTTGGCTGATTTCAAAGCAGATTGACGATATGCATTTTCTTGTTTTGATGCTGATGTCTGATAATCCAATAATTTGTTTTGTGCAACAAAAGTTTTCTTTGATTTCTGGGTACTAAGAATCGCTCTTTGTGTTGCAGTAAGATTTTTCTTAGCGTTAGTAAGATTTGTCTGCTGAGTTTTTACATTTTTATTTGCAGTTGTGAGATTTTTCCGTGTCAGTTTAACCTTATTAGCATTTTGATTATTGGACTTTACAGCAGAATTATACTGTTGTGCCGCTTTAAGAGTTGATCCTTTCAGTCCCTTTGTACTAATAACATGTCCTGATTTTAAATCTTTTTGGATTTGTGATTTCCTAGTAGAAGAAACTTTTGATTTCTTTAATACCGATTGCAAATTAGATTTTGCAGATGTAACCTTTTTTGCCGATTGTTTTTTAGCTTTAACACTATTATTATATGATTTTTTAGCAGATGTTTGAGTTTTCTTTGCACTGTTTAATCTTTGTTCTGCTTTTGTTATATTAGGATTATCTACTTTGATTTGTCTAGCAATAGAAGCAAGTCCAGATTTACCTGTAGATAAAGAAGAGATAGCACTTTTAAGCCCATTGACTTTATTTGTTAATGTATCAATCTTTTTACCTGCATCCTCAGTTGGCATATTCGCCCACTGTTCAAATACTTTTAATTGCTCATTATACAAATTCTGAGCTTCTTGTGTACAGTCTTTTGCCTTATCATAATAATCCTGATATTTCTGAATCGCTTCTGCAAGACCTTTTCCAAAGTCTGTAGTAGTATCCATATCTTCAATATTCCAGTATCCACCTTGAACCGCTTTCTTATAAGAATCTGGAATAACAATATTCATTTTTTGTTCAGTGTCAGAACCTTCTGGTGTGTAATAATATGTATATCCAGATGCGATAGAATTAGCTTTATTGGTATAAGATTGTGCGCCATGTTTATTCGCATTAATTTCTTCTACAATAGCTTTCTCTTGACGATTAAGCATTGTTTTCTTAAATGCAGAAGATACATAATCATTGATACGATTAGATATGTTTTCTACAGTATCTTTGAATTTTGTTAGGGTTCTTGCCACCCAGTCAAATACTTGCTCTGCGTGCTTTTGTTTGGAAGTGGTTGAAGAATTATTTCCACCTCCACCACCACCGTTACCTCCACCAGAGTTTCCACTGCCGCCAGAAGATGTTGGGGTGGTATTAGTTTTTTTGTTGGAAGAACCTAATTTTCTACCAGCAGCTCCACCTGCAAAGTTTCCATGCATACCGCCTGCAAATGCATTAGATAAATCAATATCGCCAACATCATCTACGGTTCCAGAAGCATAAGCCCTAGCATGTCCAGGAATACTTCCATTCTTCAAAAGTGCTTCTGTTTGAGAAGCAGAGAAGATAATATCTCCTTTTTTAAGATTTGCTAAATGAGCGCCACCTGGAATCATACTCCATACTCCATCACGGACTATAGATTCAGAATGACCATTAATGGACACTTCATTAACCAGGGCTTGTTGATCATGAGGAATAGAAACATTTCCTTTTGCAAAAGCAGGAGAGAAGTCTGTTAATGAACCACTTGCAAATGCACGTGCGTGACCTAATGAAGTCATTGTGCCTGATGCTTGATTGCCCTTGCCAGTAGGTGCTGATCCAACGGTTTTTATTGTATATGTAACAGTTCTATCATAGTTTGGAGGGTTATATGAAGGAGTAGAACCTAAAGTGTAATTTACTTTAGCACTTTTATCTGCTGGTTGATAATTATCTGGAATAGAAGAATTTTTGCCAAAAATAACTTTTGCGTTCTTGTTAGCTGGTTTGTATCCACTTACTTGAGAAGTATCAGCTGTAAATTTAACTTTTCCAGATTTTCCAGAAGTTCCTTCTAAGTTTCCAGATAGTTTACCTTTAACGTTAACTGTACCAGATGGATTCCCAGTAACAGATGTAACTTTACCTTTTACATCTACTGTGCCAGATGGTGTACCAGTTACGCTTGTGACATTACCTTTTACATCAATAGGAGTGCTTGACGCAGCACCATCAGTCTTTACTTCACCAACGGTAGCATTAATCTTTATTTGTTTTCCACTGGCATTTAATTGATCAGCTTTTTGATTAATCTGATCCAATTGATTTTGATTTTCAACATGACAATCAATCGTAACAGGGGTATTATCTGGGATAGACTCCATAGAAGATTCCAGATTATCTACATCAGATTCACCCTCTACGTCACATGTTACAGTTGTAGAAACTCCTTGTGGAATGGAAGCGAGAGAGTTTTCTAGTTCTTCAACACCACCATTTGTAGAAACATCCGCATTGATAGTGATAGAACTTCCCTCAAGATTCTGTAAATTTTGAATATCGGATTCGGCTTGAGATGTATCGACATCTACCTTTTCTTTAATGTCTTTATTATTCAAAGCTAAAATACTATCTTCGGCAGTTTGAATATCCGATAAGTCAATGGATGAATTTCCTGATTCTTGTGCTGCTTGTTTTAGACTTTCATAAGCTTTAGTTGCATTATCTGTAGCCGTTTGAAGAGTATTATCCATTCCCTTCTGAGCATACTGCGTCTGAGTGTCCATTTCATTCTTAACTTGCATGAAATTTTGCATTGCTTGAACAAGATTATTGTCAGACTCATATTGACCCATAGCAGAGGTTTCATACTCATTCTGTTGCTGATGTTGTACTTCCGCCTTATAAGCCTTTTCTGCTTCAACAGCTCCCTCTTGTGATTCATCGTAATGAGGATTTCCTTCACTATCAGTAGTAACGTGTTTATCTACTTCTGATGAAATCTCATTTAGTTGTTGCTGAATCTTATCTGGATCTGTTGTATCAAAATCAATCTTATATTGTTTACCTGTAATCTCATTGAGATCATCGACAGCTTCTTTAGCATCGTCTTTTACTTTGTCAACATCGGATGTATCTGTTTCGGGTTTCAGAACTCCCATAGATTCAAATACTTTTCCTAGCATTTGAGCCTGTTCATCTGTCAGTTGAAATTTCTCTTTCAAAGAGTCAAGAGCTTGTTCCGCAGGTTTTAATTCATCACTGTCATATTTACCATCAAATAAATCGACACCATTTACTTGATCTGCTGTAAAATTAGATAAAGTATCAATAGCTTGTTGAACATCTTTATCATTATTATCTTTTGCATCCTTAATCTGTTTAAAGACATCATCATATGTCTTTTTTGATTGTTCATCGTTTCCGAAATCGGGAGTAGAAGAATTGTCAGAAGTAGCATCCTTATTAGCGTTCTCTTTATCTTTCGCTTCTTTTTTAATCTGCTTTTCGGTTTTTACATCTATATCATCAAGAGAGTCTTCATATTTTGATTTAAGCTCATCAATATCTGCCTCCATCATAGAAGCAATTTGTTTTGCCTTATCTCCATATTTTCCATCCTTATCTAAAAGGACTTCTTCTCTTTGTTTTTCAAGAAATTCTGCCTGATCATGTGCTGCGTCAATCTCAGCAGAATATTGGTCTGCGGTATCCTCAGTTACATTTGAGAATCCATTTTTAATTTGCTCAATATCTGCTTTATACGCTTCTACATCGTCTTTCGCCCCTTGAATAGCAGTAGCATTTCCACTATCATTCTTTTCAAGGTCTTTAACTCTGGATTGAGAATCAAAAAGATTCTTATATGCCTCAGAAAGTTTCTGAACACCTTCCTCAGTAGTTGAGAATACATTATTGTGAAATCCATAATCTTCAAGACGACCAAACATATTTGACATGAAATCTTTTCCAATTCCCATAGCACGAGAATCACGTTTAAGGTCAATATCCCCAATGTTCCAACCATCAGAATCACTATATGTAGCTAATCCCTTAGATTTTAAGTCATTAAGAAAATTCTTAACACCTTTATCATTGTCAGTGAGATATCTTTTTGCTTTATTATAATTTTCTTCAAAGTTTGCAACGTCTGTTGCTCCCGTTGGAGAAATCATTTTTGCAAAACTCTTAAAATCATCTGTTCCGACAAGCCCCTTATTATATAGTTCTTTGGCGTTTTTCAAACCTGTAACCATATTCGTGTACTTGTCACCAGCGTTTTCTGTACTCTGTGCATTTACCCAATCGGCATAATCTGTAAGAGCTTCTTGTTGTTGCTGATACAAAGCATTATATTGTGAGCGTGCTTGACGAATCTTCGCAAGGTCATCAAACATGTCTTGAAGTTTTGCTTTTTCAGTATCGTATGATTCTGTATTTTTAGCTTTCTCAACAGCTTTGTTTTGATCTTGAATAGCCTTTGTCTGTTTATCAATGGCATCTGAGAAATCTGTTGATTTTGCTTTATGTTGAACTTCCAATAATTGAGAAAGAGCATCTTTATTTACTTTAATACCTTTTGCGGATTCAGTAAAAAGATTCTTCTTTGTGAAATCATAACCTTCGACATTATCTGATGCGGCACTAGCTAATGATTTTAATGTATCTGCCGTAATACCAGTATTAGACATAGATTCAGAAATTGCAGTCTGCATTGTAGAAAGATTAGAAGTAGCAGTAGTTACAATTTTCTGCATCTTATCAGCAGATAATTGTGCTGCACGTTCTACAGAGTTCATCTGATCAAGAGCAGCTTTCCAATTTCCTGTAAATGACTTATCCGTAGCAATGGAAGAGAGTGCATCTAATTGAGAAGATGTATAATCAGATTTTAATTTATCCTCAGAAAATCCTTTATCTCCATTGAACTTGCTTGTGATATTATCAACATCTGTTTGTAGTTGATCTAATGTATCATGGATTCCAGAACTGTTTCTTAATTGTTCATCGGTGAACGCATCTGTTTGTTTACGTACTTTCTTAACAGCGTCATTTGCTTGCTTTTCGTACTCATCAAATGACATTTTAGTTTTCTTATCATCTAATGCAAATAGAGATGTAAGAGCATCTTGAGTGTCTTTTTTCTGTAAATCTTTTACTAGATTACTAGACCAATTTCGGATATTTGCTTCTACTTCATCTGAACTAAGTTCTCCTAAATTTCCACCAGATATAGTTTCTACTCCAGATTTATCAAGACTAGATATTAGAGTTGTCATCATTGAGTCAATTTCTGGTTTATTATCCTCAGATGTTAGTTTCAAATAATCCTTATTTGATTGTAAAAATGCTGGCATGATATCTTTGACAGCATCAACAGATGTTTGAACTTCTGTCTCTAATTGTTGTTGATAATTTCGAAGTGTAGCAATATTGTCTTTATTTATAAAATCAGCTTTTGTATATCCGCCAAATAATCCTGAACCTTTAATTCCTGCCGCTTTGAAAGAATCTTTTAAATTATAATTATTTAAATAAGCAGATTGATCAATACCTTTTACCATGTTTTCAGAGCCGAAAACATCTTTTATTTTTCCACTGTCATAATCAGCAAGGAAATTCTTAATGGCATTTTGTTGATTTGTAAGACCTATTTCTTTGGTAATACCTGCATCTTGATACATTTCTGCTTTGAATTTATCAATAACATTTTGTGCTCTTTCCATAGCTTCACCATACTGAGTTAATTTCTCAGATTGTAAAGCATTATCTACTTGTTTTGTGCTATTACCTACAGAGAGAATAGCTGTACCAAGAGAGTTATAACCTTTAATTTGAGATGGAAGATAAGTTGCCATCTGAGCAGAAAGCTCATTATATTCTTTAAATTCAGCATCAGTAAGAGCACCTTGTTCACCTAAAGAAGTAGCACCTTTAGCAAGCTCTATATATCTTTCTTCATTGTCTTTAATCCAAGAAGTAGCTTCTTGCATGGTACTATTTGTCTGCTTATAATTACTAAGAGCTTCGTTACCTTTTTCAATAGCATTTTCCTGTTTATTGGAATAGTTATCCCATGCTTCTCCGGCTTTACTAAGACCATAAGAAATCGCTGTATCGAGAAGAACATTTCCACCAATTGAAAGAGCAGTTTTACCGATATTCTTTAAGCCCGCACCTAAATCTTCCATTATGGAAGTGTTTGTAACAGCCTCTTTCCCACCTTTAACAACCTCATCGTTAAAATCTTTAACAGAAATTTTTGCATCTCTGGATTCTTTCTTTATACCTTCATACTTGTCAGCATACTTATCTAAATCTTTTCCATATGCTCGTTTAAAATCATCGCTAACATCCAATCCAGAGTACATAGCATCTTTTAAACTTTCACCCTCTTTTGCGTTTCTCATATTTGCCAAAACGGAATCGAGAGTTTTATAATTCTGTTTTTGGTTCTGTTTATTTTTTATAAAATTTGTTATCTACGAATAAATAATAACTTATTTGGGATTTGTTATTATATATACAAAAAATAAACTATATGGTATAATTTTACAAAAGGAGTGATATTATGGATATAAAAGATAGATGTCCACATTGTAAAAATAGAAAGACATTAAGCTGGACAGAAATATATGGAGAAAATGTAATGAGGTGTAGTTACTGCGGACATATGTACAATTCCAATGGAACGGAGCATTTTTTACCACAAGTATTTTATTATATGTGTCCTAAATGTGGAAATGATGAAACTTATTCAGTTAACGAAACTCCAATATGTAAAAATTGTGGATGTGAACATTTAATAAATACGAATTTTACATTAGATGAATATATGAAAATTGGAACAGGAGATAAAAATAAATTTCGTGAATTTAAAACTCATTTACGAGAAAGATATGTCGTTAATAGTCCAGAATTTGATTCCAAATTATATCAAGAAGTTTTAGACAAAGAATTTAAATCATTTATGTTAAATTCTTCATCTAATTCTCAAGATTATGAAGAACCAAAAGTTAGATGTCCGAAATGTGGTTCAACTTCAATTAGTTCAACTACAAGAGGGTATTCTTTATTTACTGGATTTTTAGGATCAGGAACACCTATGAACGTATGTCAAAAATGCGGTTATAAGTGGAAACCAGGTAAATAAAAACTCACAAAAGGAACATGCGTATGATACCAGAAAATATAATTGAAATACTTTTAGACAATCAAAAACTTGTAACAGAAGAAATTGATGCTATTAATAAATCTATTACAAGAATAAAAGATGCACTAAAAACTGCAAATAATATTATTACACAAAATCTTTATAAAGACACAAATCTTGAAGAATTTGACGAGTCCTATGAAATAAAACAACTTGAGCAATCACAAGCCATTAGAAAATACGCCAGTACATTGCATCAAATTGAAACGTTTTCACCATTAAATGACGAAGAACGTCAAATAGTTGAAGAAAATTTTAATTCAAATATTGTTGAAAATGCTTCTAACACACAAACAGTATATGTGTTGGCTAATCAAATTTGTCCAATATGTAATCGTACTTTAACCACAAAAAAGATATCTATAATTAAAAAAGATCATAATCACATAACTAATATAAGATCCAGTGGATTTACATGCAAAAGATGTAATAAAGATTTTATACTTGATTCAAATAAAGATAATTTTGATAATAGCAATATCATTCTTGATACCTCTTATTACAATAGATTATCCACTCATGAAATTATCGTATTAAACACATTAAAACAATGTTCATCCAAAGACCATAAATTAGAAGATGTAGAAGCTACTATTATGACAGTATTGCCAAATGGATCTATATCTCCCGAAACCATCAATATATCATATTGTAGAAATTGCGATCAATACATTGCCACATTATCAGAATACATCAAGTTAAAAGGAATTCCCCTTTGTAAAGTTATAGATAAAACAAAAGAAGAGAGTCAATCCAATAAACACACTATATATGATTCTTCAAGCTATGATAAAACTGGATCAAAGCTCACACAATATGGATATAATGTTAATGTTTCTGATAATCTCACTAAAGAACAAAGACAAACCATTTTAGGAGTACAGATATATAATGGTATGACAAAAGCCGAAATTATTTGTTATATTGATTCAAATATTCATAATGGAGAATTAAGAAAAGATTCTGCAAAAAGTTGGGACAATGCCATATCAAAATGGAAAGAAGATAAGGAATTTGTACAAAATTTTGATAATGAAAAATTCATTAAGAAAATAGATGTTGATAAAATTGTATTAAAATACACACGTCATAAAAATCCTAAATAATGTTCCTCATTACCCTACTTGCGGTAGTGTTAATATTAAGAAAATATCTCCAACAGAAAGAACTGTTTCTATTTGGTTATTTGGATTGTTCAGTAAAAAATTAATAAAAATTTCAAATGTGGTAATTACGGTTATAAATGGGAACCATAAAAGGAGAGTAGTAAATACTCTCCTTAATTTATGCTTGTTTCTTTTCCTTATATTCTACATCTAAATTATATTTTTTCATCGCATTTCTTATCGTATGTACATCTTTTCTTTGCTTGATTTCAAAATATGGTGTAAAAAGCAAATTGTTTTTGTTTTCTTTCATACATTTAGCTATAATTTGCATGATTTTAGATTTAAGATCATAATCTCCTTTTTCGTCAGCAACTACAATTAATTCAAATATTGTGAGACGAGATACTTTCATTGTACATCACCTCCATATATAATCTTTGATAAATCCATCGAATTATTTATCATTTCTATATTATCTTTCAGACATTCTTCGAACATACAATAATTCATAAAATAAAATGTCTTTTTGTATCTTTCAGAATTTTTAACAGAAATTCCAAACGATAAATAAGGAATATCATTTAATATTTTCAAATTATAAAATGAATAAGTAAAATAATCTTGCCATGTTACACAGTTATTTGATTGGTAATCATGTTGAGCATTAATACTTTTAATTAATCCTCTTTTTACTTTACATGATTGTTTAATCATATTATCACTGTCATAAGGTATTATCGTCATAGATGTTATAAGATTAGAACCGTTAGACACAGCAACTAACATTTGATATCCATTATCTTCATATGAATAATATCTAAAATGTATTCTCACACCATCACCTGATCCAAATATCCCATTTAAAATATATGTAGAAATAGAAGATAAATATGCTTTTAAATCAAGTAAATTGGCTTCGTTTATATCATTTTTATATCTGTCAAGAAATAAAAGAGTTTGATTATTTATAGTATTCATACAATTACATATATCTTTAGTATACGATGGCATAATCTTCATAAATTCTTTTGTTATTGTTATTCTTCTGTTTATCGGTAATTCCATATATAATTTAGATTTTCCTAAATCTAATATTCGAGCTTCTTCTGATTCCAAAAATATCTTTTCTTCATTTATTTTACGTTCATTTTCAGATAATTCCTTTTCTCGTTCTTGAAGTTTTTTAATATTTAATTTATCATCAATTTCCTGTTGTCTACTTTGATAATATTTTTCTATATAAGATTTTTGACCAAGTAAAATATCTCTAATTCTTAATATATCTGTATCATCTTTATCTTTTATTAAAATACACATTATAAACAAAGAAATAATAATAGACAACACCATGCTTCCAACAAAACAAAGAGTGGTTAAAAACATTTGATTCTGATTCTTAACATTAAATACTTTAAAAAAGTATAACAATCCTCCTGCTGAACCACCTGTCCCAAACAACATTTCTAACCATATCTTCCATTGTGAATCAAAATTTATAAATAAAAGAGTAAAAATAATTCCAAACAAAACTCCTATAGAACAAAAGCATAATGATGCTAACATATTTTTCATCTCCATATAATAAATGTCCTTCATCATTCATTATACGACAGAGTATGACACGATACAATTCCGAACATATATTCAGAACATATACTTAAAATTTTTCTATATTTGGATTATCACATATATGAAGTATTTACATATACATAATAATTTCCCAAACGCTGATGGAACGGTAGTATATAGAAACTATCCGTGAATTTACGTCAATATAAAATATCAACGCTGTTTTTCGGGCATCCATCTTCCCTATCGCTAGAGTACACCTTAATGATTTTATCATTTGATAAAACCACCCTTTCATGATACTCGTTGAGGTTGGCATCCATTGTATAGCAATGAAGCCTTGCCTGCGGATCACTTCGTAGTTTGAATTGTTACTATACCTCATCCTTTCAGATTTGCCACTTATACCTATTAAATATAAGTTTAGTATCAAACTCATGTGACACAGCCTTTTGAACTGTGAAAGTTTCCCGTCCTGTCATTCATAACAGGAGAGTGGGGCATTACCACCCACTCCATTTAAGAAAGTTACCAGAGAGTCCTTGTTTATAAATAAACTCGTACACATTACTGCTAAACTCTCAAGCGGCATAAGTCGTTTTGAAGAACGCATGGGGCGAATCCCATGTACTCTCACCGCTGTTGTTTTTGCCTTGGAATATACCTAGTCCGATTGCTGCTGTGTTTATCACACCTAAAGAATTAGTTACTTTATCAAATATCTCAAGTGCTTGAGTTCCTGTATCTATAGTACCCTTTAAGAAATCAGAATTTACTACTGTATTTGATAAGGATTCAAATGTACTTTTAAGTCCTTCAAGTTTACCTTCAAAAGAATCTGTATAAGCACCATATTTTTCCATTGATGTGCCAGATGCATCACTCGCTGTCTGCATATATTCTTGAGCTTTTGAATATTGTTGCATCAACACCATGAAATCATTCATATGGTTTGTGCCTGCAAATGCCTGTGCAACCGCCCTTTGCTGAACTGTGCCAAAATCAGACCATCTAGCCGCAGTATCATCTAATACATCACCAAAATTTTTAAATTCTCCATCCGTATCTCTAAGAGAGATTCCAACACCTTTTAATACAGTTTCTACATTAGATAAATCTTCTCCACCATTTTGATAATCTTTTAAACGTGAAAGTTTGATATTACCCATACGAGAGAAAATTGCATTAAGAGATGTACCAACAGAAGACATTCCTTCCTGTGTAGTTTCACCAATTACAGCAGCATAAGATAAAAGTTGTTTTGTACTAATACCTGCCTGATTTGCATTGGCTGCAACCTCGTTAAAAGCATTTGCTAATCCACCAACATCAGTACCAGAAGCCATATCAATTGCAGAAATCTGATCAACGAAATCCATAACTTGAGACTCATTCAAATCATATGATTTCATAGCAGCGGTAATGGTTCTTGTAGCATCATCGGAAGACAAATCACCAATCTTGGATAAAACAATAGAATCTTGTGCAAGTTTATTTGATTCTTCAATTGTTTTACCTTGTTTCATCCATTCTGTAGCAGAAGTGGCAACATCTACACCAGTAACTTTTAATTGTTTACCCATATCTGAATAAGTATTCATAAGTTCTTGTGCTTGATTATTTGATATACCTGTTGCCATCTGCATATTGGTCATAGCAGAATCATAGTCTTTAACAGCACTAATCATTTGAGATGGAATTTGCATAACAGTATTTTGGATTAATCCATATGTCATTGCAAATTGTCCAATCTGCTTAAAAGCTCTTTTCGCTTCATCTAATCCAGATTTTCCAGTCAATCCTTCAGCTGAAATTCTTGATTTAAGAGTAGAAAATTCATTTTCTATATTACCTTTATCTTCAACGGTTTTGGCATTTCGATATTGACTTTCAAGCTCTTTTAAAGATGCTCCATATTTTTTTACAGCTTTACTATTTGCTTCGTAATAAGCTGCAATTTTATTCGCACCTCGTTCAGCAACACCCGTTGCTAAATTTTTCGATTGAGTATCATTAATCTGAGAAAGAGTGTTTTTAAATGTGTCCCCTGCCTTAGTCATTCTTTCAAAGCTTGCGGCAAGTTCTGAACCATTCATGCGTTTACTTCCGTTAAAATGATTCTGTAAATTTCCTAATTCTTCATTGTATGTTTTAAGAGCAATAGTAGCTTTTGCTACATTTTCGGTATCTTGACCACTATACACAGAAAGTTGCTTTTCCATTTTTGAAGATCTTGCAGCATAGTTACCTGTTTCAACATTATATCTGATTTTGTTATTTCCAGACTTTGTAGAATTAGAAGATGATGCACTTCCAGAAGAACTTACTTTCAAAGAAGCAGCTACTTTATCTGATACAGCCGCACGAGCCATATCAACATCATATGAACTTTCCATTCTCTTATTACGAAGAATCTGAGAACGTTCCGATGGAGAGTATATATCATTATAGCTACGCATTTCTTTTTGTAGCTTTCTTCCTTCTGATCTTAGTTGCTTTCTTTGCTCTTTTAGTACATCAACTGTAGAATCTTTTCCAGATGCTTGTGCTTTAATAATATCTGCTTTATTCTTGCTTTGTTTTTCAATATTAGCAAGAGATTCTTTCATTATTGCATCGGCATTTTTCTTACGTGTCTGATAATTTTGTTTTTCCGCTCTTTCTCTTGCTTTGGATTCTTCATTAATAGCAGAGATAGAATCCTTCATTTTTTGTTCAGAAGCTTTTTGAGCCGCCTGATCAGCTTTTTTACGTTCAGATTCTTGCGCTGTATAATATCCACGAGCATCCTTTTTAGCGTCTTTTTTATTTAATCCAGGATATGACTCCTGTAATAATTCTGCATCTTTCGCTATTTTTTTACGTACTTTTTGTTGTTCTTCTGAGAATCCAAATAGATCTTTTCCTTTTTTGCTCTTTGAAGCACCTTTAGAAACAGCCTGTGCAAATTGAGCACCTGTACTTTGTGCGCTTTTTTCCATGCCCTTAGAAACGGCTTGAGCTACTTGTTCACCTGCTTTTTGAGCTTGAGAAGTATTTATCTCAGGTGTTATTTTAAGTTTTTTATCTTTATATTCATTCAAGAAGCTTTCCATTTGACTTCTAGCTTCTGATAAGTCCAAGTTACCAACTATATGCGCTCTAAAATCACTCAAGTTTATTCCCTCCTTTATTCATATTTTTTGTAACAAAAAAGGAGAGAATATAATCTCTCCAAAAATCATATTTTATTATCCAAAATGTGCACTAAAAACAGCATCTATATTTTTTTGTATATCTGCTTCGGTCTTTTCCCAAAATCCTCCTGGGTTAATTAATCCACCTGCTTCTGCAACAGTGAATACTTTGGGGGTAGACCATGTACCTGTGTCGTAATCAAACATCATATCATCATAAATATCAAATGAGTAACTATTTCCTCCACCTACAACACCCGTGGATCTTCCAGAGTTTTCAAGCTGTCCAGTTACTTCATATACTTTCGGTTGAACTTGTCGATAATCACTTGTGTTTTTTACGGCATCCAAATAACACAAAGATTCTGTTTCATTCATTGCACTTTCCAATTCTGCTTGCAAAGCAGCTTCTAACGCACCCCATGAATCAAATGATCCACCCATAATATTTCTCCTTATTTATTTGTATTACGAGAATCCCATAACATTTTATATTTTCTTAATTCTTTGTTTTCGTCTGACAAATTTTTAATTTGCTCATTTTTACCATCAAGAATTTCTTTTGTAGCATTATCAAAATCAAATGCGGCTGCATCACGAATAACCTGTGTAATAAACTCCTTTGTGATTGGAATATTAGAATCTTTTAGTTTTTGTGCAACTTGAATCACTGTTTGCATATTTTCTGGGTTCATTAACTCAACATTCATATTTGCAAAATTAGCTAAAGATTCAATAATTACATTTGCGGCTTCTACAATAATATCGAGATCTGGATTTGCATGAATGATTTTATTTTTCATAAAATCTACTTTATCAGCAACTTGTTCATTTATAAATTCTCTGATATTCTTATAAACAAATCTATCTTCTCTAAAAGTTTCAATTGCATTTTGCATATCTTCATCTTCATAGCACAATTTTAGAAGATTTTCGGTATTTCCATTTTCATCTTTTTCAAGTGTATACCCTGTGATGAAATATGTAGCAATAGCGATAGTTTCAGCCGTTTTTGCATAATATGGTGTATATCTACCATTCTGAAAATAATATTCAGAAATAAATTCAATAGCATTTACTTGATCCATAAGTGTAATATTTTCTTTGATACGTAAATTATTTTTGATCATAAATTAATTCCTCACTTTTCAACTAATTTAAACTATCCAATAGAAATTTTTCTATATTATATCTATAGTTTACTTTTAATTTCTTTTTTTCAATTACAATGGGAGAACAGTAGTTAAACATATCTTGTTCATTAAAACTCTTCTTATTTAAATTATTCTCCATTTTAATAAAATCCTGTATTGATAAAAAATACGTATTGTCAGTTTTTCTAAAATCTAAAAAGAACCCTGAAATCACTCTTTCATAGGAAGAGAACTTTTTCAGAGATTCTACTTGATAATAATGAATTATTCCTTTGTCATTTTTGTCTCTTTCAAAACTACACGATCCTTGAAATGTTTTACATTCAATCACATAAAAAAATCCGTTTTCTCCATTAAAAAAGAAAAAATCAGCGGGAGAGTGCTGACTGAATCGTAATTTTGAAGTCATATTAAATGATTGAGCTGCGTCTGGTGGTCTATAAACCAAAAGCCTTTTTGGACAAGATGCCTTTATATTATCTTCAAATTGTTTGCCTACACTTCTTGCCATATTTACCTCGTGTATACATTTGCATAAAATTCCGCAAGTGTTAGAAATAATTCTTCATTCTTTTTATATTTCCATGTAGTCACACCATCAATATTTTTAACAAAAACATATCTAATTCCGTGTTCCAGGAGATATTTACATTCTTCTGACCAATTCGTGCTATATTCACGATCTATTTTCAATTAAGTATCACACCTTTCTTTTTTAGCGTAAAAAATAGGGTTAGTACAAATAAAAGACATATTAGTGTTTTTATCTCTACTAACCCTATAATATTTAACACTAACATATATTCTCAAAATTTTTACAGTTCTCCCTTTGTTTATATGGGATATATCTATCTTTTTCATTACAATATCTTTGACATGTACAAAGTTTAGACAAATCTTCATCTGTAATATCACCTTTTAATTTACAAAAAAGCATGATTCGCCCAGTTCTTTCTACAAGTTTTTCTGAACAATTTTTACACATTTTTACTTACCTTTAATAGAAGGGGGAAGAAATTTCCTCCCCCTAATTTTTTAAATCAATTAAGATACAACTACCTTAACGATATCTTTACAACCAGATGCTTTATGTGTTACTGTTACATATGTTGTACCAGCAGCTACGCCTGTGATTGTTCCGTCTTTAACGGTTGCTGTTGCGATAGCCTCGGAAGCAAATTCACATTCAGATGCATCAATAGATACATTAGAATAGAGTCCACCTCGAAGTCCGATGACGGAAAGATCAGCAGTACCTTTACCTTTAATTGCAACTTCCGCAGGAGTTACAGCAATATCAGTAATAGCTACATCAGCATCACCATCATTTACTTCTGTTACGTAAGCGTATACAGTACCATCTGCACAGCTATCTCCGTCAACAGCGAGAGCGTCACCTTCAATGGAGAAAGAAGATACACCTTCTGCTTCAAGAGAAATATCGAATGTACCGTTTGGTTGGAAAGAAGGAATTTCAATCTGAACCTGTCCTACTTTACCTTTCTTATTATTATATCTATCTGCGGATAGAATAAGAGTACCGATAAGAGGTGCGGAATCTGCATCAATTGTAATGAATTTTGCACTCTTCTTAAATTTATATGTAGCTTTAACTGTAGCGTCAGCAGAGCCAACAGTAATAGTACTTCCTTTTACACTAGCTTCTACGATTGTTCCATCTTCTTTTTCTACATAAACTTTTCCACCTGCAACTGGCTCATGAGCAAGTGTACCAACACCCTTTGTAAGTGTTACACATTCAGCGATAGCACAAACATCTCTAAGAGCAGTAGCAATTTGAGAACCTGTATTTGCTGCGATATATGAAAGATTCCAATCTGCCATTTCAATTGTTGGAGAAAGTTTTCTACCATATTTATATTTAAATAATGTCTTAGCATCTTTACCACCAGTTACTTCTTGGTCTTCCATTGATACGGAAATGGATGTATTGAGTGCGGTTGTACCTGTAAATGCAAGTGCGCCATCAACATAAAATGCAACATCCGCTACAGATACTAAAAAGTCTTTAGAATTCTTTGCCATTTTAATGACTCCTTTCTTATATTTGAGCAATAAAAAAAGAAGCATTATCCTTCGATTTTGCTTCTAAGATCATCCTCGTTTGTTTTTAAATTTTCATATTTATCTACAACTTCCATACTGGTCATCCAATGTTGAAGTGGTTCTTTGAATTTTACAAATCCACCCATTTCGCCAGTATGACAAGCTTGATATTCTTCATGTTTCTGTATTCTTCTAATATATCTCCAAAATTTTCTAATTGTTAAATTCTCAATATAATCATTTGTAACATGAAGTGCTACGGCTAGAGAATCAATATAATCCTCGGTACTTGCATCACTCTTGTGCTTTTTTGCTTCATGTTCTCGTGCTTTTTCTAATGCATTTATCGCATCAATATTCATAAATTCATCAATGTCAAAATCAACATCATTTTGAATAATAAATATTCTGCGTAAATCATCAAAAACATCATCTGTAATCAAAAAATCATTAATCCACACATCTAATGTTTCTGGATCATATGTTAATTGTGAACCATCTCCGCACATAAGAGTTAAAAGATAACAACTCATTTTAAAGCAAAATGGTAATATCGGCATATTATATTTTTCTGCTACAGAAAAATCTTTTGAAGCATATTTGATAAAATTATAATACGACATTTTAATAAATTTCTTTTCTGTAAAAATTGCATTTTTGCGAATCATAAATGCTTTCTGATATTTATTAAAAGATAATATATTTGCCATCGTAATAGGATGTATAGTTAATACATCATTATATTTATATGGAGTATCATATAGTAAATAATCCTGCATACTATCTTTAGTAAATTTCACAATTATCACCACCAACATTATAATTTTTGATTTGATAACATAAGCATTTACCATAGTATTGATTGTTTGGTCTATATGTTTGTAGAAAATTTCTATATGCAGGTTTTACTTCCCCTAATCCTTTGATTTTATCTGTATTTGACATAATGCTTTCAATACATTCACACATAGCATCTATTCGATTTGCGTATGTGCTTGTCGCATAATATCCCATTTCTTTCACTTCTTTAGCGGTAGGAGATGAGTATTTAGATAATCGGATTAAATCTTTATCTACAAATGGAAATATATATAAATCAAAATCAATAAACATATTATTTGTAATGCTAGAAATATTAGCGTCAACAAACGTAAAAACTTTCTTTTCTTTTATAGCATCGTCAACAAAGTCATGATCAAAAACATGTCCTTGCTCTGTCCATTTCTTTTCATTTATAATCCATTCTCCACCACGAATAACATCAACTTCATCAAGTTCTTCACATTTACTTTTTTCAGGAGATAATAATTTTCGATAATTTTCGTTGCTGATTAGAAGTTGCATGATTTTGTTCTTATATTCTGTTACAATATGCAAAATGTTTGAATTGTTCATAGCACCTCCTAAATAACATCAACGATAGTGATTTCTTTTTTGGATAAAATAGATTCATTGACAATAATTTGAAGTTCAAAAATATCATCAATATAATCCTCGTCTGAAACCTTTAATGTAATATTTTCATTATATTCACCAGATACTTTTTGTTCTATTGGAAATTTAGACTTTATATACCATTTAAAATCAATAGATGAAGCTTCAATTTTTGAATTACCGTTCATAAAAGATACAGTATAGGTACGAGATATTCCAATTTTTAAGTTAGTATTTCCCGTGATTGTGGCGGATATATTATCTATAGAAGAATTATCTTTTGGTAGTTCTGGATTTTTAAAAATATTTGGATCAATATAATTACAAATTCCTAAATCTGGTCTATCGCAATTAGGATCAAATTCATTCTTATCTGCAATAAAACTTAAAATTCCACCATGAGTTTCACCAAAGAGATATAAAATATCATCAGACCTAGTGATTTTAAATACTTTACGTGGATTATTAATATTTCTATCAATAAACACACGTTTACCATCTAAACTTGCTGAATCGTTATCATCAGGAAGTAATACTGTAAAGTTATTTGAAGTCAAAATTACATATTGATTCCCAGTTCTACCTGTATCATATTTGCTGGCTGATGCGCCATTACACCAACGTTCTATAACTTTACCATTATCATCTTGCCACTTGATTTTAAATTGACATAATGAAAGAGTAACTTTTTCATAGATTCCATTATTCCCTGGATACCCTGTAATAAGCCAGTATCTATCTTCGTAAAGAATATACATTCCTGCTAAAACAGTTCCTATTTGAAATAACCCAATACGTTCAAATGATTTAAGCTGTGTATCAGCTATATTCCCTTGAATAATACATCTTACTAATTTTCCATCTGTTAAATCACTTTTAAATAGTGTAACAGTAGTAGCAATATCTGTTTGTAATGATTCATCAAAAGCATCTTTTTTATAATTTACATGTGATTCATTTTCAAAACCACCTGTGATATTAGGTCTAGTTTCTGGTGTCATTAAATACCATTCTTGCATTTAGACACCTCCTAGTCATAAGCAGAAGGAGTTTGCTTATATATCATTTCGTTTAATTCTTCGGATACTTTTGCAAGTTCATTTAGCGTAGCAGATTTACTTCCATTAGAACCATCAATAGATAAATCTTTAGAAACAATACTGATACGTTTATTAACTTTTGATAGCTCACGTTCTTGATAAAATTTCTTCATCATAAGACCAAGAGTATCTATTGTGTATCTTTTTAATTTAGAATCAAACTCATTTAATTCTTCATCAAAATTGATGGAGTCAATCTCAAAAGAATATTTTCCAACTGCTTTTAAAAACCATACTTTTTCAAGTCCTTCTGGTATAACAACTTTATCTTGAAATGTACTATGAAAGCTATCTATAACTTCTGTATAAGTTGTGTTTTTCTCCATCAATTCACCATCCTTATACTCTAAGTCCAGTTAGATTTTCAACTGCTCTAACTTTTTCATAATCGTTAATTTTTAGATTACGAATAATCCCAATAATTGCAAATTCCTCTGCACGTGTTTTTACAAGTTCTATAAGTTCTGATTCAAAATCTTTTTTGTTCTTTGCGAAAAGATTTTTTACAATTTCCTCACAAATTACAACTTGATTTGTTGTTTCGGTTTCAAAATCAGCCTCAATTCTAGTTGGTTTATCTTCGATGTATAGAGTTGCATGTGTACCTTGTCCATCAATTCCTGTAAAGAGAAGATTTCCATTTTGAACCTGTGTGATAATTTCACTTGCTAAAAGTCTTACTGATCCATTAGCAGGAATAGTAACATCACCATTAGATTCAATTCTTTGGAATCCTGTAGTCCAGTTTGCAATACTTCTTACGGTTACTTTCTTTTCTGGATTATATTTTACAATTTTTGGTTCAACCTTTTTCTCAACTTCTTTCTTCTCATCAGTAGAAGTAGTAGAAGAGGGTTTTCTTTGTGTTACTGGTTTTGTATTATTTTCAACTTTTTTACTAACTGCCATTATATTTCCTTTCAATTACTTTTTCGATTTCGACTATTTCACTAATTGACTAATTAATAACTTCAAACAGAATGGATTACAGATTTATACAAAACTATAATTTGATCCAAACGTTTTGATTTTTCAAAAGTGTAATATGGCGTATTTGTACGCTTGTTTACGGAATATGTAACATAGCGAATACCAAAAGCCATAATAAAATATGCCATTCTTTTTGAATAGCAATAAAAATATTCGCTCATATTCGCTCCATTAAATTAGAGCCACACAAATTAATGTATGGCTCCATTTATATTTATTTTAAAGAATATTATTTATCAAAAGATCCAAGCTTTGTATCGCTGATAAGACCAACCATATATTCATGTCCTTCTTCAACCATTGCACCAATTTCGAGATCCATTCTGGAAATCAGCTGTCCAGTTGTGATATCTGTACCAGAGATAGAAGTTAGCCCACCTCTTGTAACAGTATGAATTGGGCTTCTACCACCAGCTGGCATAACAAATCCAATACCTGCTGGAATAAGAGTCTTAAAGTTTTCACCATCATCTGTAAGAGTCGTAAGATCATACTGATTTGGAATCTCTGTAAGAATTGTTCCGTTGTACATTCCCATAAGTCCAGTATCATGGATTTCCTTCATAACAGCCTCAGAAATACCTGTAACGGTAGGAGTCGTTCCTTGATATCCTGCAAATGCGTTGAACTGAGAAATAAGTGCATAATCACCAGCTACAGTTGGTTTACCAAAACGTCTAACGTCAGAAATAACTTTATCAACACCTGTTTTTGTAAGTCCTGCGCCTTCAAATACATATTTAACGCCAGTTGCGTTCTTGAGTGCATTGTAAACTGTTCTCATAACATAAAGAGCCGCTTTGTTTCTAATTTGTACACGTACCTGATCTTGAAGTGTGTTCTCATCAGACATGTCACCAAGAGCAGCTTTTCTGTAATCTACAGCATAACCACCAGAGATAGTAGTTGTTGTAATTGGAACACGTTTCTTTCTGATTACTGGGAATTTCACATCCTGACCAAGAGCTTGTTCATTTGCTGGAAGATTTGCAAAATCTGTAATTTCAACTTCGCAAGATTCATTGTATCCAAGTGGCTTGTATGTTCCATAGATACCAAGAAGCTTAATTTCTTGAAGAAGAACTGGTTCCATTGCAAATCTACGAAGCTCATTAAGCTCAGAAATAGCAGTTACATCTCCAACAGAAGCCTTTTGATTAAGTTCCATGATATAATTTGCAGCAATATCTGCTTTCTTTCCAAATTTATCAAGAGATTTTCCGTTTGTCATAGCAGAGAAAATCTCTACAACTGCGGACTTACCATTAATTTTTCCACTAACATAGTTAGCGTCTTTTCTTTCATTGTTTAATTCAAATGTATAAGACATTATATTTTATCCTCCTTATCAAAATTATTCTGTAGCTGTAGCTACAACTTTTACCTCAACACCAAGATGATTTCCTACAATTCCAGTTACTTCCAGATATGGAGCAACTGTAGCACCTTTTACAAGCTTTCCGCTAGCATCAGATTCAAGCTTGTCACCTTTTGCTACATCAGCAGGAAGTTCATCACCATAAACTTCAATAGCTTTTCCGTCAACTTTCGCAAGATCAAGAACTCTTACATGCTCACCTTTTACAATTTTATAAGTAGGCATATACTCGTCATCACCACGCTCAATCTGCATGATAACTTTTCCCTTTTTTGCACCTACTGTAAATTTTCCATCTGCAACATCACCATACGCACCATTAAATGTATCTGCGGATGCTACAGCATCTACGAATGGATAATCTCCATGTTCAATTTGTGAAATATAAGCAAATTTAACCATTTTGTCCTCCTTAATTTTTGCAATAAAATAAGCCCGAATTTTCGGACTTTAAATTAAATGTTCTTTAAAAAATATTTGTGTCTTCTTCTTTTTCTTCTGCGTCAATATCTTCACACATCTCTGAGAAGATATCCTCTACATCATCGTTACGAGCAGAATTTTGCTCTGCGATCTTAGCATCAGCGGCAGCTTTCTTTTGTTCTGCAACAATACTCATACAGATTTCAGATTTAATAGCTGTGATTTTTTCATCAATACTATTAAGCTCTTCTTTCTTTTCACATGCACTAATTTCAGATTTTAGCTTTTCAATATCATCCTTCGCAACTTCTTTTTCCTCTGCACTAAATTCTGCTAGAGCGGAATCAAGTTCACCAAGCTTTTCTGCGACTTTTGCTTTTGCAATTTCTTTTTGAAGAATATCCATTTCAGCCCATGTAGTTTCTTGATCTTTTTTCATATCATCAAGAAGTTTCTGCATATCTGCAATAGAAGCGTTTAGTTCAGAAATCTTAGTATCTTTTTCTTCAATCATACTAGTTTTTTCTGCAAGTTCTGTGTTCTTGTTTTCAATCTGAGTATTAAGCTCTGAAATCTGTGTTTCATAAGCCTCAGATTTTTCGTTCATCTCAGAAATAGTTTCTTTGATGGCGCTTTTAATTTCATTCATATCGAATTCCATTTTTGAGTTTTCCTCCTTTTTTTCTTTCTTTTGAGCGACCTCAATAATAACAGCATCATCATCCGCTGGTGAGATATTTAAGATGCAACTACCCGAAAATGCCATCTCCATTGGAGTTCTAAAATTATTAGTTGGATTTGATTCTTCATAAATAATTTTATTGTCATTTTCGACAGTTCCCATAATTTCAATAGAAGTAAAAACATTTCCTAGTGCATAATTTTTTCTTACCCATTTAACAAATCTTGGATAACGCTGTGCATAAAGAAAACCTTCTCCACATAGAACTTCTATATCATCACCAGATTCATCTTTAATTGTTTCAATACTAACTTTTTCACAAGTTCCTACAACTTCTGAATTTTCAAAAATAGGTTCTTGGATTCCATCTGAATTAGTTATTTCACCTGTAAGTCCATGCCCCAATGGAATTTCTTTCTTTTCCTCATCGACAAATTCTGCACAAAAAGGCATTCCGATAGCAGTATCCATCGCTTTTTCTACATATTCTTTTTTCCAATGCAATCCATTTTTATTTGTTTCATTGGGATTATTATGAATTTTGAGAAGAGCAATCTTAATTGGAACACGACCATTTTTATTGACTCGCTTAGAAATTTCGAGGATATTGTTTAACATATATTTATCCTCCTTATTGAGTTGTTTATATAAAATAGGATTAACCTAATTTATTTATTGTCACTAGGAGAGGGAAGTGCATTTGCATTATTTCCCTTGCTAGTAATTGTATTTTCATTTGTCGGATTATCTATTTGTGGTCTACCACCAACCAAATCATCAACAGAAGTTCCAGAATTTTCTTGATTCTTACTTAGTGTATAACTGGTTTCATGCGGTTTGTATCGCTCAAATATTCCATCCTCAATCTCTTGATCAAGAACGCTAAAGTAAGCATCTGGATCAATACCCGCTGATGCAATTAAGAATGATAAAGACCCACCAGCAGACATATATAAATCCTTACAGAAATTAAAAAATGTCTGTTTATTTACAAATGAAGTGGGGAAGTAGTAAATTTCTACTTTATTCTTTTCATCTTTGATTATATTTTTATTAATAACATAATTTAATTCTTGTTGCCATTCATATACCCATGAGTATAATTGAGCAGTAATCATTTCCAGATTTGATTGTCCTGCGGCAAAATTTCCCGTAGTCATTGCTCCGATAAGAGAAGCACAGATACCTAAATCTTGAGAGATATTATTATTCAGATCTGACTCATTTTTAGAATCAAATAAATCAGTATCTACTTTGATAGAATCAAGTTTTGTACCTGCTGCGACTGAAAAGAAACTAATTCCACCACGAGTATTTTTATTCATAACTGCTTGTCTTACAGTATTATGTTGATCTTCTTGCTGTTTTTTACTTAATGCACAAGTGCCTTTGTCTTTGCCCTCTGGAAATGTTTCGTATATAATACGTGAATTAATTTCATCCAATACATTTCGTTTTGTATCTGTAAAATAATCTTTATATAGAACGTCTTCGAGAGCTGCGATAATAAGACTCCGACCCCACGGCTCAGAATCCTTACATTTGATTTTTCTTGCCATAGTCTTGTTGTTATCAAGAATCATCCAATCTCCATTAACCAATCCATTGTGCTTCTTATCATATCCTTCTGTAATTTCAGGGGGATATTTCTTTAGCTTACGGTCAAGTTGTTCACCTGTAAAATCATCAAAATATCTCAGATTAAAAGCTAAAACATACCTGCCATTCTTTTTCCCTACGATTTTAGTATATCGCCATGGAAGAGTAATAATTCTTGCATTGATTCCAATTTCATTAATTTCAACTATATTCTCCACATCATAATCAGTCATAAATTTATTACGATCTTGAGTTCCTTGTCGAATATCAAAATAATAAAATGCAGTTCCTTCACGCATTTCTGTATGCAATGCATCACGAATAAACATTTTATCATCAATCATTTTTAACGCTGATTGCATTAATTCTTTATTCTTTTTCTTCTTAGATTTAATGGAATTCTTAGATGATATGATTACTTTGTCAAGACATGGAAGAGAGGTCATATAATCAATTGAATTAGAGACAATACCATTTTTAGTATATATAAAATCGGATAATCGTATAGCTTCTTCATGATACAACACAGGGTTGCGAAGAATGTTATCAATATCTTGTTTTTTGAAATAATTATATACTCCACACGAAAACAAGAATTGTGATGCATCAAATGAAATAGAAGCAGAAAAACTATTAATTTCATTTATAGGTTCTTGTTTTACAGGCTCTTGTTTCTGTGCAGATGATTGTTCTATGAGTTTTTGTTTTGGAGGGCGACCCCTCTTGCGTTTTACTTCTTCTGGCATGTGTCGCCTCCTTTCAGTTTATTAAGGTGCAATATTCGTAATCGCTTGAATTTCCCATCATATCAAGTTCTAATTGGTCAAAGAAATATGAACCATATGAACAAGCAGTATATCTATCCTTACGATTTTTACCTTGCTCATAAATTTTAATTATGCCTGTTTGTGGCATTTTTTCATATTGAAGTTCTGCACATTCACTAATCATAGCTTGTGTTTCAAGGAATGGTCGTTCATATTCTATCTGTTTATTTGTATCAATTTCATTCTTATAATCATTATTATTTGATAATATTTCTTCTTTGGCAGTATTGTAATTTACAAGAAAATCTATTTTATTTTCAATAAGATTTTTTCTAAATGCTGTAGCAATATCACTATTTAATGATTGAGTAGCATTAATAGCGTATATACAAGCAGGAGCATTTGGATCAGGACACACTTTTGCATAATCATCGACATTCATGCAACGTAATGGTGAATATTCTACGCCTCTTTCTTCATCGAATAACACTTTTTGTAATGAATAAATTATCTGTAACCCACCATTTCTAGCATCTATGACAATATAATCAGCATCAAAATCTTCATATAATTGTCTGATACGAATTGCTTGTAAAGTAGTATCACCAATCTGATTTGATTCAATATATGGATATTGTCTTCGATAACCTTGTTTGATTTCAATTTCATTATCATTTGAAAGATAAGTAGAGGATTCTGGAATACCTCGTATACAAGCGTATACAGAATTATCATTCTGTGCACCTGCAACAAATGCAATATCATTTGATATTACTCTTACCTCATTGTCAATTTTAGGAATAGCATATTTATTTCTTTTATTGGTTTTAAAGTCGATTGTTTCACGAGGATAAAAGACATGTTTTGAGATTTGTCTATTCATTAACATTGAATAAGTAAAATAAGAAGACATAGAATCTTTTACACGAAGATTTAAAAACTCAATTTTCCATGTAATCGGGTCTTGTTTTTTCTTTTCCTTAATGAGCTGTTTTAATGTTTTTAAATGATGCTTCAATGTAATACTTTCATCAAATGTCAAAAGCACTGAACCATTATGCTTTTGCATACCAGTATATGCTTGATCTACAATATCCCAAATCCACGCTCCGTTATCAATCCAACTTGAACTGATATAAACATCTACTGGATCTTCTTGTAAAACAGGATTTTCACCATAATATGAATTAAGCATATATGGCTGATTTCTAACTGTCTGGAATGGAGAAATAACAGAATCTTCGATTTTTTTATCAATTTGTCTAAATTCTTCTCGACAAATAGCATTTGATCTCAAACCACGAGCATTGTCATTTGCTACAAATACAGTAATCTTTGATCCATTCTTAAATTTTACAAAAATATTATTTTCACTTGTACTCCAATCAGCTATCTCAGCTTTTAATGGTTTACTCCATTCGCACAATTCGTCAAGTATTTTATCAGACACAATTAATTTAGCCTGCTTTTTTGTAGCTGATCCTATACGAAATTTTGTTCCTGGGTACAGAATACATCTGCAACAAGCATATAATGCTATAATGAATGATTTAGCATCATTACGACTAGCAATTATACAAATGAAGTTAGATATACCCATTAAGTATATTGCTAATTCTTGATAAACATATAATGAAAGTTTTAAATAATCTCTTACAAATCTATGCATATTTCTACGCCAAAATGTACACCATGCCAAGCTATGTATTACATTCATAGGATTACTCAAATAGTGAGTAGAAGGAAATTTCTTATATAGTTCTTTTTGATTATCATCCGCAGGATATTGATTCAAATTATTCATCTTCATCTTCCTCTGGAACAAAGAACTCTTTGTCTCTTATATCACTTCCTGTCATAATGTTTTCCATTGGTCTACATACATGACGTTCAAAATAATCTCCAATTTCATCCCAATCACTATATAAATCTTTATCTTTATAAAATTCTTCTGGCGTGTATTGAGAAATAGTAGCAAGAGTCACACCAAAAACTTCATCATTACTTGAATCTTTTTCTTCAATGGTTCTCAATCCTGCTTGCTTAAATGTCTTACTATATTGTTCAACAAGACTACTATATTCTTTCGCATCACCTTTTGTTAAAGCTCTAACCATTAGCATATTTATATTACATAATGATTTAATAAAAATCTCCTGATTATTATCAGCATTTGGATTATTCTTTTTCAACATACGGTAATGATCGTCAAGGTTTTTATAATCAGCTTCCGTAAAACCAACACCCCATCTATCAACAGCAGAAGCAGAGATATTAACATCATCCTGTTTTGCTTGTTCTCTGGATAGAATAAGTTGTCCTTGTTTTTCTTCATAATCATTTACCATAGAATCAAAATATGTTTTCATACTTCCAACATTCAAATTTTTCTTTGCTGCATAATGAGAAATTCTGCTTCTATCAGAAGATATTTCCCTAGCTGCTTTTAAAGGTTCAATATTATATACCCAATCCACTTGTTGACAAAAGTGTTTAATTGCATGTTCTTCATTACCACAATAGAAAGCAACTAACGTATTCATGTATTTGTCAGTACATTCCTTACACCAAGGTAAATATCCATCGTTTGCCTGGAATAATGGACTACTAGACTTTTGAAAATTCTGTTTTAAATTATTAAATCCTTTTCCACAACATGAGCATTTATATTTATGTTTTTCTGGATCGAATTGCACATTGGCTCTTGGAATACTAAATGTGATCGTTGGATCAAGTTTTATTGGTGAGTTCATTGACTCACGAATCGCTTCTTCTCTTGATTGTCTAGGTTTTCTATTAGCCAAGAACATCACCTCCTTTATTTTTGCATAAAATTAAGCCGATTGCTTTAATGACAATCGACTTTATGATATTTTTCTATATTGTGAGTATCTACTATACCTTTTCGTCATTACATAAGTAATGTTTAGTGAGTAATATTATTCTCACTATCCAGTGGCGAAATCTACTGTGGATTTCTCCAATTAAAATAGGAGAGTAGCATTGTTATCTTGTTTCCATTATCATATCCATATGATATCTAGTGAGTGTAATAACCTCACTTTACAGGTAAGGAATTACCTGAATATAAATTTAATTTATATTTTTTGCATAATAAAAGAGCCACCCACGCCATCGTGAATGACTCCTTCATATATAATATTTATACTAATTTGACTTACATTTTCATTCTTTATTATCAATAATATTTACATCTATTACATACGCAACATCTTTTACAACTTTAATGTTTTCATGACCATATTTTTCATCAAGAGTTTTAATTTCTGTTTTTAATTTTTCCAAATCATCTGTCTCAAATGGGACAAATGTTTCTTCACTTGATGTAGCAGAAGTGGTAGTGCCATATAGTTGCCATAGTTTTTTGCTATCATTGTATTTAATTAGAATATTATACATTTTATTTTCTCCTTTATTATAGAGCGAGTGGAGGTAGTGAGCCAACCAGAGCTAAAAACAGTATGCATCCCATTAGTAGCTTTCGACATCATGTTACTCGCATATTTTTTTGCATAATAAAAGAAGCCACCAATAAGGCGACTTCTCATAAATTTCAATATTAAGTTTCTATATATTTATAATCCTTTGCAAAGATTCTTCCAATAGTTACATCTTCCTTGAACAGACTGAGCAGAAGATGTACCACTGGTGCAATACTGAACATAATCTATATCATTACCATAGCTATCTACAAATGTCTGCACAATGTTTGTAAACTTATCAAAGTCTTTCTCGTTCTTCACACATGTATATGCGGCATATAACATCATCGGAAGAGAAGTAGACTTGAGATTGAGTTTTTCTTCAAATTTTTCATCTAAGAATGACAGAGCAGATTTTAATATAATAATATCTTTTTCATCAACATGTTCATTATACCATTCTACAAATATATCAATATCTTTTGCTCTAAACGATGTAAAGTCATTATCATCTGTAGTGTTGATCAACATAAGTGTCTGACGTACAACATCATTTGCTACATCTTTCTTTAACTGTGTTGGAGATAATACTTTTGCAAAGAATGGATGATTTGCAACATCAAAGATAATTGCACTAACTTCATCACTCTCTAATGATTTTCTCTTCTGAGTATTAGATAATGGTTTACCACCATTCTGTCTGCGGAACATCTCACGAATATCTTCATCTGTACAATCAGAAAAGATATAATGTACAATTTCATAATCTGTGATTTTATCCTGGACAACTTCATCTAACTGTGAGAATTTCTTTCCGGCAATATCATATACAGTATTTTCAATTGATACTTGTTTCAGCTTTTTGCTTAATTTGAATCCATCATTTAAGAAATCCCTGATAGTTGTGCTACGCTGAACACCGTCAAATACATATCTAATTTTATCTTCTTTTTCTTCTGAACGAATAGGATCAACAGGATAATTGCGAAGCATTGAATCGATTAATAGACTCTGCTCATAATTTTTCCATTGTCCTTCTTTTCGCTGTAGTTTATGGAACATATTGTATTTCCCATTTTTCATATCTCGTGCAAATGATTTGACAGTTTGTGTCTTTCTGTTAAACTCCATATACAACACCTCCAATATTTGATATTTTTACATTATCACAATTGGAAAATATTGTAAAGGACAAGTTTGCTTTAAGATAGGGCAGTAGTGAGCTGCCCTTTTCAAGAGAAGAGATTATATGAAACAAGAAAATATATAGAAAGATAGGTATTTGCCCGAAGCGGTTTGACAGTCCGATGTCGTGCGCTTGTTTCTATATAGGTGTGTTTGGTCTACACTACGGGCTTTTTGTGGAGTTGGGATTTGGGACGGATTAAATTATTACACTATCTTTTAATTTCCTTACTTTTGTAGTATCTACTTTAATATAAAATTTCTTCGTAACATCCGTTCCAGAGTGATTCAGCATAGTAGATACATCCTCCAAACTCACACCAGCGTTGCGAAGCAGAGTCGCATAGCTATGACGAAAATCATGAGGATGGAACGTTGGTACTCCAATCATGCTTCCAATTTTTTTACACCAACTATTTAATGTACTATCTTGAATTGGATTATCAGCATTTACAAATGGAGTTGCAAATAACCATCCGTAATCATTGATATTATTTTCTTTTCTATATTCAATTAATTTTTCAAGATAACCTTTTGTTTCTTCTGAAAAACTTAATTCTACAATCTTTCCTTCTTTTTCAAGAACATTTTCGCAAATACGTTGTTCTAAATCAATCTGATCCCATTTAAGATTTGCAATTGCATGTACCCTAGCCATAGTAGTTAATGACATAAAAGCGTATACTTGCAATTGAATATCACCATATTCTTCAAGTTTTTCTCTCATCAATTGTACTTGCTCTTTTGTTAAATAAGTTTGAACAGCAATTGGCTGTCCCTGTTTAGGTCTATCAATAAATTCTACGGGTGATTCTTTAATGATTTTCTTTTTTCTAAGGAATTTGTAAAAAGCAGATATAGATGCCATAACTCGTTTTTGTCTATTTACATTGTTTCCTTGTTGTTTTCGCCAATAATAATATTCAGTAATATCATCCTCTGTTGCTTCTAATACAGATAAATTATATTGATTAATATACATGAAGATGAACCACTGTTTTAAATCCGCATTATACCGTTCCACGGTATTTTTTGATAAATCTCTAATAGACATATCAACTTGATATTTTTGAAATAATTTTAATGTCTCTGGGTTGATATGTTCCATTTTATCTTTATCATATAAATATACACGTTTACTTCGTTCTGCCACTTACTCACTTCCTTTCAATTTTTATATAATAAAAGGAGAGTGGGTGATAATTATTCACTAAACTCTCCACGTTTTTAATTTTGCAACTCGTTTAATTGCTCAATAATTGCTTTCACTTCCGATTCATATAACTTAACACAACAAGAATATAAATCATCAATATGACCAAACTGTTCAGCATATCTAATTACTGATAGTTTATCTTTCTTTTTTGTTTGTTTTAAATTATATCCTTCGCATCTTGCTTCAAGATCTATATGATTAATTTCTCTAAATCAACGATATAATTCTGTATATCTATTTGCATAATTTTCATGTCTATGTCTACAAATTCTATTGATAATATCTTTCTTCTTATAAATATCAATATCATCTGTAAATCCATTAATAATTTCTTGTTTATGTTCATTGTCTTCTAGCAATCTTTCGTTTTCTTCAACTTTTTCAACTAGCTGTATTAGAGCTTCTTTATATGTAGATGGTAATTTATAAGGATGATTTAATTTTTCTTCCATCATATTAAAAGCATTAATATATTTTAATTTCCATTCCAATGCTTTTTTACCAGTGAATCCCATTGCAAGAAGTGAGAATCCATCACGATTCATAAGATACTGATCATAATTTCTTCCTCTTGAATTTGTATATTGAGAAATTTGAAACATATCTTTCACGGCGGAATTTTCCGCAGTGAGATTTCTAACTGATTCAAGCACGTCTTTGTGATTTTTACCGAATCTATCAGCAACTTCACGACTACTTGCTAAAATTTGTCCGTTTTCATTTCTTAAAATAATTTCATCCATTTTAAAAATTCCTCCAATAATAAAATTGAAGGTAGAGATAAGCATACGCTTGTAATTCTCTTTATTGGTCTAACTGACCAACCAGTTAATATTTACAGAGGTTCAGAGATAGGAGAGTACCAACCATCCTACGTTTACTCTTTAATGGATTATCAATCCCACCTAATAATTAATTCTCCATTGAACAAAACAATCCAATGGAAACAAAAAGAGTGCGTAAGCTATGACACCTACGCACCCTAAAGAAAGGCTAAACTATGATAATAAACATCAAATAACGAGATCAAGTAGTCCAAATACATGATAAAGTTTATGAAGTGTTTCTGCTTCATCTTTAGTAAGTTTCAGATTTACATACTCATCATCCGTATCATCATTTACATTGTACTCATGACAACTTTCACAATCACCATTGCAATTTCCAAGTTCAAGATCATCTGTAAAGTCATCGTATTCTTTTTCAATTTCATCATGTAGTTCTACGATATATACATCATTTGATTCAACTTTATTCATAATCTTACTATTACATTCGTCAAAGATATAAATTTCATCACCGTCAAAAATAATATATCCATTTTCACGTTTTGCAGGTTTACACCAAATCTCCATTGCATTGCTGTGATTTAGTCCATAACATAGAGAGATAACAAACTCATCTTTATACCCGTCACATATCGCATCATGAAAATCAATATTTGCAATTTCAAATCCATAATCAGTAAGAATATTAATGATCTTTCTTGATGTGTCGTACTTTGCTGCAATAGTAATATCTACAGTAGAATTATCTTTCATCGCAGCGTAATATTTTCTCAAAAAACTAGAATCTACATCTTCGCAAAATTCAAAAATATCATCATAACAAATTGTTTTACTGTTCATATATAATTCCTCTTATTTGCCATCAACAAGTTCTTTAAGTGCTTTTGCTGGTTTAAATTTTGGTGTTTTACACGCTTTGATCATAAGTGATTCGCCGGTTTGAGGATTGCGACCTTCTCTTGCTGCTCTTTCAACAACTTCAAACGTTCCAAATCCTACTAGAGTAAGTTTTTCTCCTTCTACAAGAAAATCACTGATAACTTTAATTGCAGAATTAATAGCAAATTCAGAGTCTTTTTTTGTCCATGTTGTTTCTTCTGCGAATCTATTAATAAAATCTGTTTTTGTCATTTATAAAAACCTCTTTCTTCTATATTTCTACTAAAATAGGAGAGTAGCGGTGTACTCTCCATAACGTTAATTTAAAATAATTTTATGTGTTTCTGTATGTCCATAAACATAATCAAATCCATATATACTTACAGATGATTTACTTCCTTTAAACAATGAATCAGAATACGGATCACTACCAACAAATAAACCAGCAACTAAAACTTCTGAATCATTACAACATCCTTCATGAGCAACGATTTGTTTTCCTGCATGAAAGTGTCCTAATAAAAGATAGTCAACAAATTCTCTTCTCATCATAGAAATATCTTTAATAGAATTTTCAATATTTTTAATCTGATGTCCATGCATTGCAATAACATCATATCCATTTATAGAAACGACAATATATTGTTTTCCTTCATCCGCAAGATGTACGTTAATACGTTTATTATTTTTGCATAAATCTTTGATATAATTTCCAATCAGATACTCTAAATCTTCATCCATTAGTTCATTTGCTTTAGCTCCTAATGCACGAATTTGAGTATGATTTGCTGATGGAACATGATAATATTCAATTTGTGTATATGTAGAAAGCGTATTTAACATCATTGCAATTAATCTACAAATTTCCACACATGATTTTACAACAGCACTATCATTAATTTTTAAATCAGTTAAATGAATAAGACCCTGTAATACATCACCAAGACATGCGATATTAAGTTTTGTTAATTTATTATTACGTATAAATTGAATCAATTATTCTGTAAGATATGACAATCTATCTTGTGCAATCTCAGGTGAATATTCATTATTTTCACTTTTGAACGTAGCACCGTAATGCAAATCGCTAAGAGCTACTAAATATTCAATAGTTCCATCATCTTCATCTTTAACATGAATAGGATTAAATTCTGGAAGTGGAAGAGAAGTAATAGCTTTTCCAACATACTCGTAGTACATTTCTTGTCTTGATATACTACGATCAATACGATTTCTTTCGATATTACATGTTTGTGTTTTAATACGTTCTCGCTTTAGTTCTTCGATTTTTCTATCTATCTCTTTTAGTTGTCCATCTGAGTCAACAAATTTCTTTCTATTCGCTTCCATCATTTTATTAAATGATTGATAGGACTTTCGATAAGTCGACTCTTGATAGTGTTTACCTAAAATTGAATTTAAAACATTCTGTACATCAGACCAAGTACCAATTTTATCTTTTTCGGAACAAATTCTATAAATTAATTCCTGTTCTGATTCACCATCTATTCTTTTATAGTTATGTATATCATTCACCGCCCAACTTATTCTTCTTCTGGAAGTTCTTTAGTGATTTTAAAATCAATTGTCTCTGTTCCTTCTGGAAGAGTATCAATTACTTCCTGAGTCACATCTTCACCTGTATCAGTGTCGATTAAGTGAAGATCTTTTAAAGAAATATTTTTAAGCTGGATATTAATTTTGCGTGGATTTAATTTTTCTGGTGTTTCGTTGATCTTGATCATGTTTTCTTCTCCTTAAATTTATATATTTTCATAAAAAATAGAAGAGTATTAATAACTCTTCTTAGATGATTTCGTCTAAAGTGCAATCTTTTCCAATAATATAATCACAAATTCTATGAGATTTTGCTTCTTCTGGAAGCATATACCATTCTACACGATACTTTTCATCATAAAATTTATCATCAATAGTTGTATGTTCTAGCACAAATTTCTTTGTTAATTGTTCTAGCTGACCAGTTTCATACTCAATTCTGTCTCTAAGTTTAGATGCACTTTCAATAAATGCACCATTTGAGCCATCATGCATAAGAAATGTAGAATTTCTCATAGAATATCGCTTAGATCCTGCTAAGAAAATAAGAAATGCCATTGATGCACACATACCTTGATTAATCGTATAAATTGGTGTAATACTATCTTGCATGGCAGAGATAAGTCCATAGCCAGAGTAAACATCCCCCCCCCCTGGTGAGTTAATGTATAATAAGATTGGCTTCCTTTCTTCTGGTTTCTTATCTTTATCAATTCTATTAAAACGCAAAATATGATATACAATTGTATCAATAATTTCATTATCAATATCGTTATTAATATAAAGTCTTCGATTATCAAGTTCTTCCATATCATAAATATCCGTATAACAGATATTCATAGTGGTATTTGCTTCATTTTTATATTTCATAGGCTATAATTCCTCGATTTTCGTAATATTTTTAATCTAACAAATCTGCCATTGCAGCCGTTTCACTACGTTCAGTTTTATTAAGTTGTACATATCCGAATTTTTTGTGTCCAGAAAGTTTTTGAACGGAGCATAATAATCCATTGTTATTTCTAAATAAAGGACTATCCACTTGTTTTACGTCCCCGTCTAGCCATAATTCAGAATTCTCTCCGATACGACCAATTAATAATTGGATATGTTCTTTTGTTAAGTTTTCTGATTCTGTACAATATAGAATACAGTTCTTATAATCTCGACCACGAATATTTCCGATAAATTCAATTGAAATATTTCCTGCCATGATTTGCATATCAAGTCCTGTTTCACCACCTAAGTGATCCGCTAGAACCATTGCACCTGGCTTCATTTTTTCTTCAATCGTTCCAGGAATAAAACCAATTTCTGTAATATTATGAACTGTTATAGGATTTCTAATAAATACCAACCGTTCAAATTTACCTTCCTCAATCAGTTTAAGAGCGTTAGAAATCATTAGCATTGATTTTCCACTACCAAATCTACCTGATAAAACTTTAATCGTAATATCTTTATTTTGTAGCATATCAAAAGCCAAAACCTGTTCTGGATTACGTGGCTTAATCTTGCCTAAAAATCTGTTTGAAATTTGTTTGTATGAGATAGGTTTATATTCTTCGCCATTCCATTTACGATAATCAACAACTTCACCATCGCTCTTACGAATAATCAAATATTCATTTAGAAGAGAATCATACATATTCTCATTTGTATGTAAATAAAAATAACTCATTTCTTCATCAGAAAGAGTTACATCCTTATATCCTGTATATTCATCAAGATTCTTAACAAGATTAAGTTCTTGCGTTCCTTTTGTGGGAAGTTTAAAAATATTCTTTGAAATGAATTTACAATTAAGATCATCTGTACAAACGATAATGGAAGAAGATTGATTATACCAATAAGCAGAGGCTAGAATGATATTATCTGGTGTTTCGTCCAATGTAAAATCATTAATAATTTTTCTGACTTCTGGTGTATATGCAATTACTTCATAATTTTCGCTTTGATCAAGTAATCTTGCGATTGATCTTGCTTTATATTTTACATCCCCATCCTTATGACCTGATGTTTTAATCGACTCAATTTCTTCAAGAGTCTTTTGAGAAATGACAAATTTCTCTTTAAATGCTGCGCTTTGTAAATTTAATAACGCATTGGTATCCAGAAATAATTTATATTCCAATAAAAGATACCACCTTTCCTATATATTTTGTCTTGCTTTTCTGTCATTTATATTCCACAACATTTAAGCAGTTGTGGTAATTATCTAATGCCTTATTAATTTCTCGACATTCTCTATAGTAATATTTACTATTACCACTATATGTCTTAAAAATATCTTCATGGAACTTAAAACCTTTATTCATAAGGTATTCCATTTCTTTTTTAGTAATTTGTTTAATAACAATTCACGTCCTTTTCATTTATTTCTCCAAATAGGAGAGTAACGTACAGGGTAGGATTTGAACCCACGGATGGTTTTATCCATCAAATGCTTTCAAGGCATCCGCATTAAACCTGACTCTGCCACCTGTACACAAAAGGGAACACCTCACGGTGTCCCTTATCGCCAGTATTTTTAAGAGAGTTATTTTATTCCTGGCTTAATTGATACATTAGATTTTGAACCTAAATCTACCGAATCCATAACGGAAGCGATCACTCTAACCAATTGAGCTATATATCATTATTATTATTATTGTAAATGCTGAGATTACACATTTATACAGAAGTTCTTTTAGAACATTATGAGTTCTTTCCGTATCCACTATATACCTTACGCATATATAGTAAACTTCCACAACCGCCTTTTTGAAAGAGAGGCATTTCTCTTTTGCTACATGATTACTCTGATTTTGTTATTCCATCGACATTGCCATGCCGTAAAGTTCCGCTAAGAACACTGTGCAAACTTGATCAAACATCTCAAAGTCTTGCGAGACTTATTAATGTCCATATTATACTCTTACAAGTACTATGGAATTAGGTTGCTTTCACCATGTAGAGGTGTAGACTTTCGCTTTAATTAATTTTCTACTTTTGTAGTTTCTACTAAATTCTTTTGCCAATTATATAATAAAATTCAATAAACATAATATTAGAAAATCGAAGTCTAAATAACAGAAGATGTGCTACACCAGACGCTTTCGTTCCTTTTGAGAACAAAAATACATCACACCTTCGTGTCTTTCAGTTATAATCCCTACTCAACGTTCACATAAGTAATATACTCATATAAATGGATAACGCACTCGATTAATAAATTCTTGCACTATTTATCCTCCTGATTCACCATCATATGCATATAAGTTTGCATGAGCTATCTGATTTGCGGTCAAAAAGTAATTCTCAGCGGTCGCCCCTAAATTACCTTATCGCTCCTTATAATACATACTATTTCCGCATAGACTCAATTGCGAAACGTAACCTTTTGAGTTACTAGTATGTCAGTTTTGCTTGAATTGACTATATCTCTATAGCGATAGGGCGTAAATCTATCTTTATATACCTCACGATATACTATCTGTGTCAAGCCACATAATCGTAACAATAACATTGTAAAATTTATGATGCGTCATAAAACGCATCAAATAGCGGATATTGGATTTGCACCAATGTTCTCTTGGTTATGAGCCAAGCGAGTTAACTACTTCTCTAATCCGCATTATTATATTTTTAATCAACGGAAGCACTGTAGCGAAAGGGGGAAGAATCAGTGCAACCGAAGATTATATACCAATTAATGAGTTTTATATGTTTCTCTTATTTTTCTTTTATAATCATGTGTAAAATATACAGATAATTTTAAAACATGGTCAGATGGTATATTTACATTTTTTAAATTAGAATTATATTGTTCTGATGGTACACACTTAGAAGTTACTTTTAGTCCAGGAAATATTTTTATTTCTGCATTATCCGTATCACTAATTTTATCCTTTACCACATCACTTAATGTATCTAATATTTTAAATACATCATGTGCAGAACAACCCAATCTTTTTTCGATTTCATGGGAAATTTCCTTTTGAGAAATATATGTATAATTTTCTTGTATGTTAAATTCCTCCTCTGTTTCAGATTAAGATAAGTTACACAAGATAGAGTAGGGTAGTAATCGTTAAAATAATAATTTGAAAACTACCCTCTCCATAGTAACTTAAATTTCGTCCTAAATTTAGGACGAAATCACTCATTTTTGCATGAATTTATTCGCTTTTTTGCAATTTTAAAACCAATATCAAAGATTTTTATGTCGTTTCCGTCAATTTCTAACTGTTTTATTTCATTAGAAGATTGAATTATTGTCTCGTTAAAACTTTTATTTCCACATAAAAATAATATCTCTAATAATAAATTTTTGATCTGTGCATTTTCTTTATCTTCGACAGAAGATAATAATCTATACATTGTAGAGTATCCTATAGTCTCAGATTCAATATCCGAAATTAAATCAACTTTTAATTTATTGGATCTTTCATTCTTATCTTCTTTTGAGTCCGAATCGGATGAATATATTAACTTTCTATCATTAACATATTTTTTGATCATAGTGTAAATTTTATCAATCTGATTTTGATTTACATTATAGCTGTAATATTTTTCATTATCCAACAATGTTGTGAATGGCGACCAATCTTTTTTATATGGATTTTTAATTCTAAATCCATTTACTATTGTTTGTAAATAATCCATAGTCGTATGATACTTGCAATAATATTTTTTCTCTGGATTGTAGAATCCTTTTTGTTTTGATATATGAGAGAAGAAATGTGGCACTTTTTTCTTTTTAACATCTCTTCCTTCTTCATCTTTTTCGATGTGTTCAAGGACGGGTGCGTATTTTTGTCTTAATTTATCGAGTTCTTTAACATTATTAACATCAAATTCTTTCTTTGCTTTATCAATTTCAATACCAGACATTACATCCAATTGACAAATATCATAATATAGTTCTTTGATATCATCATAAGTTTCTCCATGATACATTCTATCCCATAATAAAGAGTTTAACTCTTGTGACAGGTTAATAATTTCTCCAATCTTATTTACCGATGTCTTAATATCAAGATCTGCTTGTTGTTCAGGAGTATAATATCTTTTTACTTTTCGAGCCGATACAAAAGAAGTAGGAGTCTTGAATAAATGATAATTCCTTTTTGCCGCACGAATTAGTATTTCGTTATCCGTTAGTAATACGGTATCACTATCAAAATCTGCGCCTGATAATCTTTGTAAAACATTTTCTCCAATTGAATTAAGACATATAATTTCAGGTGTGAGATTAAAATAACAATCTATTAGTTTATTCTCCGTATTATACGGAAGCCAAATATTACCAATCGTTACATGAGGGCTACGACTTGCCAATAATGTTTTATTATAATCAAATCGTATACTATGTATATTACCAATTCCAATTTGACTTTTACCATCGAATTTACCAATTGATTGTTGTAACATTTCAATTGGATTTCCTAGCAAAGTAGAATAATTTCCATTTACATAAACATGTCCATTTTTTAGATTCTTATAATATGACCTGAGTAAATCAATTAAAAAATCTTTATAATATTTAGTCTTTGTGAAGTTATCATTAATACTCATTAAATTATATACAACATCATTTTTACTGTTCATAGGCCGTGATAATGGATCTAACTCATCAATATCAGGATATTTAATATAATATCGTACAACCTCTGGATTGTTGCGTAATAATTGTGCAAAGTCTAAAGCTTCTGATAAAAATTCATTAACTTCATCTTTTGACATTTGTAATGTGTTCAAAAGCTGGTAATGAGTTTGAACAAGTCTACCTTCAAAAAAGTGAGTCTTTTTATCATGTTTTACAACTCCAAAATTAGGATATAAATTATCAAGCCATTCATCCCATGTACTAAATTTCAGATATTTAATACTATTTGGTGTAGTGATTAATTTTACATCTTCAATTTTGGTAGCTCTTGTTTTCCCATTTAATTGTGAAATATCTGTAATATTATTATCCTTAAACCATTGTTGAATATTACAATTAAAACAACATGACTTAAACATTAAGTTTCTGAGAAGCACCATTCCATATTCTGAATAATCTCCAAATAAAGATATATCCATTAATGATTGTCCATCCCATATCGTATTTGTAATAGTACAATTCTTTTCAGTTGTTTTTAACCAGTTGTTTTCATCGTGAGTTTCAATTACATCTTCATTGAATACACTATCGTAATCATCAATTAATAAAATATTCTCTGGTTTAATTGGTAGAGTATCAATAATACTACTTGATGGGAGAGCGATATACCCCTCATATGCAGCAAGGTCTATTTCATCACCAGGATTTAAACGGATTGCACCAGAACTAAAATTTAGTAATGGCTTAAATAATGATTCGTTAATAAAAAGGCATTTTCCAACTCTAGCTGATCCAGTAGACCGTTTCATTCTGCAATATTTAACGCCATTGCAAGTAAAACCATTTTTATATAATTCACCTCTTAACTGAGCATTTGTTTTTAAAGTCTTAGGTTCACCTTTTTTCTGATATTGTAACTGAACTTCTTTTACAATTGATTTATCTTTCTTATCTTTGATTTCAACTTTTTTCACGACAAACGGAGATGGTATTTCTAATTTATTTTTTACTTTTGAATTTATTTGAATACCAACAATTTCCCCTGTCTTACTTTTGGCAATGCAATCATCAAACGTCAAATCTCTATAGTTGTATCCAAACTTTACAAATGTATTCTTGTTCATTTGATTCCATTCTTTTACAGAATATTTGAATGTGAGATTAATAACATTTGTAGTATACTTGTGCTTTTTTACAGTAAACAAAAAATTATTTTTGCGATATTTTTTATAATAAATATCCAATAACTCAATTAAGTCCAAGCTGTAATCAAGAGTATTAACAAATTTTCTTAAATTATAATTACCATCTTTAAGTTTTAAATCATAGTCGTGATTTTCGTAACCGTAGTAATGTGCAGAAAGATAAATATCTTTTGCGTCCACACTTGGGATATATACACCTGTTGTTAAATCAATCATTTATCTTTCCTCCATTCTTAAAAGCCTACGAGTACCATTACTTTTTAACCCCTCATTAAATAGTTGACACATCATACCATAAATAATATTTTGAATATAATTTTCCACATTATCCATTTCATTAACTTCAATAACTTTACTTTTCCACCAGAAATTATCAAGTCTTATATCAATAGAAAATTCAATACAATTATAATTATAATAAAAATCCATAGTCCATACATTATTTTTACATGTATTTATGTTTGTTTTTTGAGTATTAGTAATCAATATGCATTTGATAAAACAGTTATAGTTTTTTTAATGTGTTATTTAAAATTAATTGATTCTGTTGAAGATGTTTTTCATGGGATGTATCAGCAACATGAAAGATTAGATGTTGCAAGTAAATGTATGTCTATTAGACTCATTTTATCGACAGTTTGCTTATGCGTGTGTTCGATTATATTTAAAGATTTGCTTATATCGTCTATTATTACATG